CTCAATGTTTTGATACGATAACTCTTTGTTTATATTCATCAAGTAATACCTTTGCATAGTATTCATGCACTTCAGTTTCAGTTGGAGTCTTTTCTTCAGCTTCTCCAAAGATAACTCCATAGACCTTGCTAAAGCCTTCGTTCTGCAAAGTAATATATTTATACCCTGATATGTCTGCATAGTAAACATCATCGGTCAGCAACTTCTTTCTCTTTGCTAAGTCATTGCAGCGTATCAGTCCTATGTTTACCGGAGCTGTATTATCAGATAGTATTCCTTTAAGTGTTGCCGTTCCGCTTCCCGTCCCCTGAAGTTTGATTGCCGTCCCGTTTTCGACAGCGATGTATGGTGATTTCTTTCCGTCATAAAGCCAGCCACGCCAAATTATTTTAATCATATGTTATCACCCCGATTGTGGATCTGCCGGGTTATCGTCACCTCTTAGGATTTTACCTACGGGGATAGTCTGTTTGTAAATCGGGATGATGACTTTGGAGTGTTTGCCTTTGTATCGTTTTTCAATTCTTGGTGGTTTAGGCATCTGAGGGAAAGCTAATCTGAATGGATCGTCACCGTCTATGATTCGCCAAAGTGAAGCAGGAGCATTATTAATTATGTGTGATTGTGGAAACGCTTGCCTAAATGGTGGATTGCCATCGACTATATTCCATAATGTAATAGGCGAATTATTTATTTCATATGCTTGTGGAAAGCTATCAAGAAAAGGCAGGTCACCATCTATGATTTTCCATTCGTCCATGATTAACCACCTACTACATTTTCAACTAAAAATCCTTTTGACCTAAGTGCAGCACCGTTTCTTATTTCTGCGGTTGTACATTTAATAAACCCCGAATTAAATGCAGATGATGAGACATCTAATACCTCTGAATTTATAGCAGATGATGTAACTGTTCCACCAGAGATGGTGTTACTAATTGTAGGCGTTTCTATCTCTAAATCTATAACACAATTAGTAACATTTGAATGAGTTATTGCAGAACCATTATATTTTTTTAGTCTACCTCTTAGTCTACTCTTGATCATTGCTGCGCCAATATATGTACTCCAGTATCCGCCACCACCTGTTCCTATAGTGTCTACATCACTGTCAACCCAAATGTCCGTTTCGTTTATAGTAATATAATTACCTGATCCGTCATGTATAAGTGCTTTTTTAGTATTTCTTGCATATATTGCACAAGAATTAATATCGGTTTGCGATCCATAAAATACAGCGACATAACCACCAGATATTTCTTGTGCCGTTGCATCTATAGAAAAGCTAATATTTTTAAACTTACAATCTACTGAAAAAGCAGATGACCCGTTTAAAAACACATTCAATATTTTCCCATTATGAATAAACCCGGAGCTTCCTGATGAAAAATGTGTTGAAGCTCCAACCTCAATATTTTTTATTGTGTGTCCGTCAAGATCGAAATCTGCATTACTATCAAGTGTTGACCACACAAAAGACGCTCCATAATTATTGCAATCAATATCATTCGCAAGCTTTAAGTATTTACCCGATTGTGAAATACAACTTTGTATCTCGGTTATATTATGTACAATCCAAGGATCTACCTCTGTACCGCTTCCTGTTATAGCCATACTCCATCACGCTCCTTTCTATAGTTCTATATCATCAATAACAATCTTTTGATGTTCTTGTTTACTACTATTTTGTATTGCCGGGATTTCTCTCTGAACCCTTGCCAAATAATCAACCGAATAATCATATTCCATAAGTATCATATGACATTCTTTAATATCAGCAAGTTGATCCTCAATAGGATTGCCTTCAGGGAAATAGTCATACACATATCCAATTATTCCTAAAGTATCTGCCGCCAAAATATCTGCAAGCGTGGTATTAGGATTATCGCAAAGAGTATTAAAACTCTCCTCATAATCTACCATTTCTTCAGGCGATAAGATTCTATTCCTATTGACAATAGGCGTGAAGGCAATTCTCCAAGGATGTTCTGAATAATCAGCTATCTGATAATATGTAGTTGCTCTGCTACCGTCCGGAAAGTTAGTCCATCCAGCTTCGTGCATCTGATCAGACTCAATAAAGAAATTTCTGTCATGATAATCAAGATTGCCATTAACTACAGCGTTATACATATCTGCATATTCATCAAGAGTTTTATCGACTGGAATAGTCCTGATAAGTTCCTCAAATTCTGCAATTTCCGCAGTAAGATCTTCTTCGAGTTGTAATAAGTCTGATAACATATAAGCTGATATACCCGACAAAATAACTGTTTGATGGTAGTCTGATAATAGCACAATTTCACGTTCGCCTTCATAAAGTTTCTCCATGACCGGAGCTTTTGGCATTTTAGGGAACACAATCTTGTAAGGCAGTCCGTCCGGTTCTTTAACCCATAATGCCATTGGTGCCTCATCAATAGGATACCGAGTAGCAAATGAAGTCTTATAAGGTAAGTCATCTGAGATTTTCCACATTGCTTCCGGTGCATCGTCAATCGCATACCGAGTAGGGAACATAACCTTGTAAGGAAGTTCATCCGCTACCTTATGCCATATCCAGTCCGGGTAATCATCAAAGGATGTCGGGCGAGTAGGGAAGTCATCTTTGAACGGGAGATTGCCATTAACTATTTTCCAATCAGCCATTATGATCAACTCCCTACGACTTCAACTACCGTAAAGCCTTTGCTGTTTAAATATTCACCATTTCTGATTTGTTCATGTGTCATATAGTTCCATAATGTTGGCGGAGTTTGACCTGCAGGATAATGGGATTTGCAAATTACATTTGTATTTAAATTTCCATCGTCATATGCTATTACTAGTAATTGATGCATTGTTGAATCAGTCATATCTGTAAGATCTAAATCAATCACACAATTAGTCCATATTGTCAAGTAATCTCCATAGTTTGACTGTATACTGCCTAATACACTTGATAGCCAGCCACCATTTACCTTGCTTACCTCACCACTAATTTTTCCTTGTACTCTACAATCTGTGAAATTACAATTAGGAAACATTGATACACTATTTTGATTTCCTACATGAAGCTCAATATCTGTGTCTGAAAGGTCTACTTTTTTTATTAAATGAGTAACTAATGTAGATGCTACCAAATATATTGCACAGTTATCCATCTTTGAACTGTCAGTGTTCAAATCAGTATGTCCAAAAGGTATTGTTGTTGTACCAGCAACATTTATAGATATTGACACATCATGCCATTCAACATACTCAGCAAATAGTTTGCTTGTAGCAGAACCCATGAATACATTTCTTAATGAACCATTGCTAATTGATATTTTGCCTAAGTGTGCAGTACTATCCCAGTATTGTCCCTTAAACATTGTTTCACCATCAGCAATTAAGAAGTTTTTAATAGTACAACCATTCAAATTAATATAAATAGTAGCAGTTCCCTGATTACCGTTCGATGGAACAAATGCGTGCCACTTAAATTCTGAACCATAAGTGTTACAATCTATAACTTGATTAGGTGTATCAAAGAACTGAATATACGTTGTATTATTTAGTGTGCCTGAAAGCGACATAAACTCATCATAGTTATGGACTATCCAAGGATCTGTCTGAGTACCTGAACCTGTTACTGCCATTACCCAACACCTACCCCGTCTGTATCCTTTACAACATTGAACACTCCTCTTGCTTTCTTGAAGTAGTTAGTTCCGTCACTAAGAACAATCTTTGCTGTGTATGTGCCGGGTTCTAAATTTGCCGTAGTTTCAGAGTCAAGTGTTACGCTAAATACGTTTGTTGTGTCCTGTTTCAGAATCATACTTTCCGATAGAATATTAGAATCCTCAAACCCGTACTGACTGAGAACATAGTAGGCGGTATATGTTGAGTAGTCCGGGACGCTGCCATCTTTAAGGACAAATTCGTATTCCATCGCTACTGTATCGCCAGCCGGGATCGTGATTGGTTCTAACTGAAATAAGGTCATGAGTCATCAACCTCACTTTCTTCTTTATCCTTTGATTCAAGCTCATTCCGGACAGCGTTGAGTGCTTTGAGGACTTCGGCAAGTTTAAAACACTGTTTGCCTTTTATCTCCATATCCATTAAAGCAACTCCTACATTATCCAAAGTTTGAACCATATCTTTGTTTGTCATTATGAAATCGTCCTTTCATTTATATTAATCCGTTATATTAATAAGCCATCTTTGAAGTGTAATGTTACACCGTCAATTGTTATGTCAGTTGTTTGTCCGTGCCAGTAATTATTGCCTTGCTTTACGGCAGTTCCACCTGTGATCCAAAGTCTACCGCCAATAGTTGCATCAACGCGCTCATCTGTAGCAAAGTAATCCGACACAACAACCCTGTTTATTTTCTGATTTACTCGCAACCATTCAGCTATAAGAGTATGGTTAAAAGTAGATGTGCCGTTTTGGTCTGTGGTTGTTATACTTGCCGCAGTTACATTACCACTACACAGAACCCCACCAGCATCAGTGTTTAAATGGATGTTACCTGCAGTTTCGAGAAAGATAGAATACTGATCCTGAATCTGCGCTGAAATATCTTCCTGTTTGCCGTACATCGTTGCACAGTTGTAAGGATTTGTAGCAGAGCCTACGTAGAATTTGCCACCAAAGAGAAGGTCTGTGGTTTGGATTTTGCCGGCTTGAAGGTTATCAACAGTGATCATATTCGCAAACATCTGATCACAATAGATTTTATCAGCGTAAAGTTCATCCCATAAAGTAGCATTACGTCTGTCCGGATTTACGCTACCAGCTTTAAGCCACGAACCAGCCATGCCCGGTATATTACCAGTCAAAGTGAAGATATTACCGTAGCTACCACTGCCATAATCCCATTTAAGATTATTAGCATAAACATCTCCATCAAATATAGCTGAATTTATATTATACGATAATAACGATAATTTACCCGTACCATCGGTTTTTATATAATCACCGGCAGAGTTATATAACCCATCACTTCTGATTTCCCATCCGCCAATGTTACCGGACTGAAGCTTTATAGAATTAGCTACAATATTACCGCTGTTATCTTCAGACAATACATCGTCCCAAACAGAACCATTCTTTTTCTGTATTTTAAAGCCATCATCAGGATTAATTAAGATCCTTGATGTGCTGTTATAAACCATAAACGGAGCATTTTCAAGTGATGCCCCGGCTGCATCTATCTTAAATGTTGAGTTAGCATCCCGGATAACTATCTGAGAACCGGCAATTAACTCGCCTACAAGAGCCTCAGCTACAACACCATAATACTCACTCTGCCCGATTGTTACTTTACCAATAGCCATTTTACAGCTCTGCCAGTTATCATCAGTAAAGGCAAGAACATTGTTAGTCATAGCTACCTGATGTGGATCATAATCGTTTTCATCATCATCCCACATACGACCTCTCAAACCATAACTGCCAAGCTTAAACTCCTGATTGTTTGCATTGATTATTTCCTGATTAGCAAGGTTAAGAGCATTATTAATATATTCTGTTACAGTTCCGTAGAACCCATTATTAACAGGTTCGTCCCATAACGGAGCTGCTAAACTTGTTTTTCTTGATGCTTTTATAGCCTGATTGAACCCATTTGAAAACTCATATGCACCGCCAATTAATCTATATGTATCAGACAAAATAGCGGTTGAGTTATCCGGGTTATCATAGTCTATTACAAGCTGAATTAATCTCGGTTCAACCCATTCATTAGGTTCTTTTTCAAGATTTACTGCACCGCCAAGAACGATATTATCCGTAAACTTCTTATATTCCGTATCAAAGAAGAAAGGACTGATTTTGCATGTATACTGATATAATGGAGCAGATAATTTCTTCATCATCTGAAGTCCGTACTGATAAAGAGCCTTTTCAGTATCAATTTTACGTTCGTCAGGCATATCCGTAGTAAACACAAAGTTCTCGTTTTCATATACTGATCCATTGATATAATACTGGAGTTGTTCTAACTGGGTTGGTGTGAAGTTATTCTCAAAGGACAAAGACTGAACTATTATTTCGATATTGTACATATCACCACGCTTTTCAGCCTCGGCAAAGTCATAATCCATCTGTTTGTTTTTGATCTGATTTTCTTTAGCTACAATTTGTGGATATATATCTTGCAATCCCTGTTCATTATTAGCAGCAATATCTACCGCCTGTACGTCCTGAAGTGCAAGTAATTCAGATTTTAAAACCTTTAAATCAGCCTTATATGTAGTTGCTTCTTCAGATGCTTCTCTGAAATTAGCTACTGCTTCTTCATAATCTTCACGTTTTGATTCAATAAGATCTAACCAGTCTGTAACCGCAGCTTGTAAATCTTGTGGCATACCCCATTTTTCATCGTTCATATAATAAGAAAAATCATAAATAACATCATTTCCGAGAGGATTTACAAGAGATATTCCAACACCTTCTGCACCTTTTACAGTCAGAGCTGTCACAATATCATCCGAAGATTCTGTGATAGTTTGTTCCTGAATTAAGTTTCTGAATGAAAAATTGATCCCGGTATTAATCGGTCTATACGTTTCTTCATTCTTACTGTAACAGTTTATCTTTTTATTTACTGTATCAAAGTCAAAGTAACACTTAAATGTATCAGCTACCGTACCCATCAAGAATCCGTAAACTTGCTCATCATCAATATCCATCGTTCGATATTCTTTGAGTAAATCTGCGTCTACATGCCCTATTGTCCAGCCTGTTTGCTGTTCAACTAAATATAACAGGGTAGGGAACTGCGCTAAAGATCCGTCCGGTTGTGGTACTTGTGAACCGTGAGCTGGATCAATTGCATCCCACAATTTCATATATGTGTTTGCTGTATATGTTAAAGTAGTTTTATTAAGCGTTTCTTCGTAAGAATGAGCCGTAACATCTGCATAATCTGTTTGTCCGTTCTGTGTATTGTCAACACTGTAGATTACAAATCTTCCAAATCCCTCAATTTCAAGTACCATACCTTTCTTCAAACAGTCATAATACTGTGAATTTTTATAGCACTTGAAAGTTAATTCTGATAAATTACAAAAAGTAGGTTTAATTACAACATTAAAAACATCAAGATAGCCGATCATAGCTAAGTCGAGTCTGTGTATGGAAATCTTAGGCTGCTTAATTAACCCTAATGAGTTATGATTAAAAACCATTATTAACAACCTACCTCTCTTATCATTCTATAAGTCATTTTAAAATTACAACCTCCGGTTACGCTTACTGTATTCGTACCATATACAAGTGTAGGGAACACTTTATTAAATCTTCCTGTTGCATAAAGTTCCTCACCCTCACTTGATATAGCTATAAGCTTCTCGCAGTCAACAGTAATTCTTGTACCCGAAGTCATATTTGTAAATGACATTTCATCTCCGTTAACATTTACCGTAACTGAAGTCCCGGATAAATCTATAGTAAATACAGGCATAACTTCATAAATACCGTCCTGAAGTACCTGTATAGTAAATGTACTTGACGAACCTACCGTCTTTTTTATAGTCTTTTCTTCCCATGCACCTACCGTATCACATACAGCAGTACACCTGAATCCACGTACATTACCGGCATCTTCAAAGTATTTAACATCTTTGAAGATTGTCATGAAATACATATTAGCCATCTCATCCGAAAGAATTTGAAATTTTTTGAAAGTAGTCTGATCAAATAACCAGTGTGCAGCTTTTGAAAGACGGTTTCTTTCCAGTGTCGGATTCATGACTTCATAGCTATCACTGTCATCTCTGTGCAGATGAAATTCTATCTCAAACTGTAAAGGCTGTTCAATTGTACTCCCGGCTGTATGCCATTTCCCACTTTTCTGACTGTGATATAAGTTAATATCTCTTTCCGGGATAGAATCTACAAAGTTAAATGCTCCGCCATCAATGTTGAATAACTTTAAATTCTCACTTATACTTGACTTGCCATCGTACACAAAATCATATCCGTTAAACATCTCTTTCACCTGTCTTTCTATATTAAAATAGGAGAGCCATATTTCAGACTCTCCATAAAATCACACACTTCTTAATGTTCTGCCATTATATATATTAGTTTGCTGATTTACAACCTTGAATACGTCATTAACAATAGACTCACGTACTGCTTTTAACTTATCAACAGTTGATGAATCAGCATCACCATTAATAACTATGTCACCCATATTGATAACCGGGGCTACCGAGTTATTTGTTACAGGCGCATTAGCTGTAAGTTTTGGTAAGGTATTCTCCATGAAATTCCTTGCCTGTTCTGCCGTAGCTACGACTTCACCTTTAAGGAGTTTTGCAAGGACTTCACCATGAGGATTTTGAGCAACGCCTTCAACGATACCCCCATTATGATACTTAGGTGTTCTCCAGTGTGGCATATTCTTCTTTTGCTCTGCCGTTACTGTTACTGAAGATGCTTTGCTATTATACAGGTTTGTGTAACCAGTATCATAATATCTTGGATCTTGACCAACAGTAGACCATGACGTGTTAGTAAGTGCTTGCATATTAGCCTTGGTTTCATTGAGAACCTTATTGAAATTAGCCATATCATTTGTAGCCGAAGTAGTATAAGACGATGTGGCGTTCTTCAGACTGTTCATAGCATTTTCAAGATCTTTAGTCTGCTGTTCGGCTACCGCCATCTGAGCTATAAGATTTGATAGTGCCAAATCGACATTTAACTGACCGTTTGCATATCTTTCGATTGCAAGATACGCACTGTTCCAAAGATTATCAAACTCTGCACGACTCTTTTTAGTATAATTCATCGTGTAAGCGAGTAAGTCATTGTAGAACTGCTGTGATTTGCCATTAATTAAATTAATAGCATCTTCTCTGATTTTGCCTTCGTGATCAAGATAATCATCAATGACTTTAATTTGTGCTTCTATCTGCGATTCGTAGTCCTCTTGCTGTTTACTTAAAGCATCTTTTCTTAGGTCAGTTTCATGTTCCAATAAGAAATCAGTTTGTTCTGCTTGTTTCTCTTTGAGTTTTTGTTCAAGTTCAGCCTTACGTTTCATATCTTCAAGCGAATAGTTTGCACCTTCGATACTTAACGCTGCTATTTCTTGTTCGATATTAAGAATATTCTTATTTTTTTCGTTTAAATTTTTCTCGAAATTATATTGATCTTTTTCGAGATCAATTAATTGTTTCCTACGTTCAATAAGTTTCTTATATCCTTCAAGATTTTCCTTTAATTCATTCTTACGGTCATTTTTTTGACGCTTCAACATATCCATAGTAAGATCAATTAAATCTTCTATGTCTTTCTTAGCGTCTTTCATTTGGTCAGAAAGGTCTTTTATAGCGTTCTTCTGATCTTGTAAAGCCTTTGTATGATCCTGTGTTTTATCTTTTGCGCTGTCATGCACCTGACCAAGAACATTTATCTGAACCTGTAATTTCTTGATTTGTTCTTCGTATTTCTTTGCTTTTTCAGATGCGTCAATATACTCCTGAATTGCCTTTTGCTGCCCCTCAAGATATTTAGTGCTAACTTGATATGGATCTGTAGTATTTGTTTTTCTTGCCTGTTCAAGTCTTGCATCAAGCTGCGCTAACTCTATCTTTGCCTGTGCTACTGTTTTGATACTTGCCAGTTCATCACTGTAAGCTGCAAGTTTCTCCTTTGTAGCTTGCATAAGAGTATTGGTTTCTTCAAGTTGTGCCTGTAATGAAGTTTTCTGTTCTTCAAGTTTAGCTTTTCTCAGATTTTCAAGAGCTTCTTCTTCAATCTTATATCCGTACTGGCTTTCGAGAATTGCATCGTTAAGCTGCGGGTACAGGTCAAGAAGTTCAATAATTTCTGATGCACTAAAGTATTTATCAGGATCGTTGTTTGTCTGAAATGTCTTTTCAAGTTTCTCAAATGACTCGTTTGCATTATTGATCTTTACAGTCATTTCAGACGTTGCATTGCCGATAAGCTGTAAGTTTCCGAGGACTTCAGCTAATGGATCTACAAGTTCTTCAACATTATCCTTTGCGGATTCAGTTACAAAGATGAGTTCTTTAAGAGCATCAAGAACATATATATCTCCGTTTGCAAATTGTGCTAACTTATCAAAGTAATCTGAGTTAGACAGTGAGCCTTGTTCAAATAATGCAATATACTGTTCTGCCTGTGCTTTAGAATAACTCTTTACATTGTCAATATAGTCTTTATTCTTTGTTTCAAGTATTGAATACTGCTTAGAAACAAGATTAAATAATGCTTCTTCTTCATCTGACAATCCACCAACTCTTGTTGCCCGGATGTCAGCAAATTCTAAATACTTCTTTTCAAGTATATCGAAATACTGTATTTCATCCCGGTAAGAGTTAGGATCAATACCTAATTTGAATTGATATTTGCCGTTTTCAGATGTAATACCAGCACTATCAAACAATTCTTGAATGTCTTTGCTGATAACATCCTTATCTTGGGTATCAACTCTAATTGAAAATTCGCCAATAGATTGTTTGTTTCCAGCAAAAGCATCTTTAATGCCTGACCAACCGGTAACAACCCAATTATCATTTAATTCTTTCTTTGCTTCCTCATATGCTTTACGGTTTTGAGCATCATTAAGATAAATACTTCTTTCATTAATCGACTCTTTTTCAATAGCATCATTTAAATCTTTACGTGCTGTAGTAAGATCTCTGATGTTTTCGATTTCCAAACCGTATTTCTTATTCAGTTCATCCTTGATTTCATTTAAGCTATTGATTTTATCATACTCTGACTGTTCAGAATCAATTATCTGATCAATTTGTTCAGTGTATGTTTTAAAATCAGCTACATTATTTTCAAGTTGTTGTGAATTATCTTTAAGTGACTGAGTAAGTTCCTTGCTGGCATTAACAAGTTTTGAAATGCCTGTTACAACAAGTGAAATAACAAGTCCGATACCGGCATTAATAACCGCATTGAGTGCTACTGTTGCTGCATTAAGTGCTATAGTAGATGCCGTTGCAGCTCTTTGAGCATTAGCGAATCCTCTTGTTGATGCCTGTGCGCCATTAAGAGTAGTAAGATATGCCGCAAAAGTCGGGTTAGATGTTGCCATCTGATTAATGAATTGTCTTTGAGCTTCTGCTCCTTGTGCGATAGTGGCGTTATAAGCAGCCACAAGATTCTTTGTTTTGCCCAAATTCTGAATGCTAAAGAATCCGCCACCAGCACCACCAATAATACCGGAGATTACAGGGATGAGTGTCTTTAATCCGTTTCCGCTTGCTGTAAGTTTGTCTATCGCTTCAGATAAGTTAATTACAAAGTCAAGTACAGCTTTATAATCATCTGAGTTAAGTATATTTGACGATACACTTTGGAATATAGCAGCTATCTTTTGCTGTTTTGCAATGATAGAGTCTTGCCATGCTTCCTGTTCCGCCATTGCTGAACCGGTTGCGTTAGAAGTAGCTTCGATTACTCTTTCTGCATCTTCAAAATTAGTCATAATTGCAGAGAACACGTTTGCCTGTCTCGCACCGGCAAGAAGTTTTTCTATCGCAGCCTGTTCGTTTACTGTGAGTTCATTCCAAACATGAGATAACTCTCTTAATATTTGTGTTGTATTTTTGTATTCTCCGTTTGCCTTCTGAATATCTACCGGGGCAGAAGTTTTTGAAGTGAGTCCTAATACCTGATTTCTGTAGTCAGATATGGTTTCAGCTGCATATTCAGCTTCTTCGCCCATTTCTTCAAGTTCTGCCTTAGTTGACATAAGACGGAGAGAAATTGTTTTTAATGCTATCAATCTGTTGCTTTTATGACCTATTATTAATCAATAGGCGGCAAGGAATTTCTTCCTTACTCTGCAATTTTATATATAGTTGCAGTTCAGATCATACCTTTCACCTTGTCATCACGACAATGCTTATTCTGCATACGCTTAACATTACTGTTAAACTGTGATCGTTACGGGATTCTATATCAATTTAATATAAAGAATTAATTATTTCGTCTTTTAATATTATTTCGTTGTCTTTAAGGGTATAGTTGTAAGAATGATAATTTGATAAAGCGCCATTATTTTCAATGTATAATTGAATTAACTTTTTACATAAATCAAAATTATTTATAATATCGTACTCCCACAAATACAATACCTCAATATTTAAATAGTTTTTGATATATGTATGTTTGCGTCTATCGGCATCTATTCTATGCTTTTGTATTTTATTGGGTTCATTTTTATTGATTTTAGGATTAGAAATATTATAATGCCAATAATCTCCCATGACTTCGATAATCAAATTATAATCATCTAAATAATTATCAACAGAATAATACTTAACACAATATTCATTCTGATAGTTTATTTTCATTGAAGATAAACATTCATTAACTATAATTTGTGGGCGAGTATTGCATTTTCCGAGTTGCATTTTAGTAGTTTCCGCACCTCTTATTCTTGATTTTTCTTTCCATTCTTCGTCTTGTGAAAATACTTCTCTATGCCAATCTTTTCTACATTGAGCACTACAAAAATGATGTTCATATTTATCAAGATTATATTTATGTATTTCAAATAACTCTCCACAATAATCACATGGGATAGTTTTCCCTTGAAATTTAGGATTTTTAAATCCTGTATTGGTTTTCTGCCATCCCCATTGACATTCCACACTACAAAATCTTTTTGGACTTCCGGGTTTACAAGAATACCATTCATGACAAAATTCACATTGTCTTATCTCAGTAAACATAAACTTCTTCAATTCTGAAGCACATTCGGCACTACAAGTATATGTTTTCTGTTTCTTAATTCTTGATTGAATCATGTACATTAATTTTCCACACCATTGACAACGAATATATTTACCAGTTTTATGCATTTATTAATTCTTCCTTTATTTTTTTTATTTGATATAGTCTTACCCACGGTATTGACCATTTTCAGGCTGTTCACCGTTTTGAGCAGAATTTAACGTAAGCCTTATTAAAAACCTACGGTTTGAGGGTTTTGCAAAACGTCGTTGGCTGATACAATAAGTCCAATAGACTCTGATAAGCTGTTGTTCGCAGTAGCTAAACTGGAGGCTGAACGCTGAAGTGCTTCACCTACGCCCTCCGCTGAAATGCTAAAATTGTTCTTAAACTGTTACTTTTTGTCTAATAATAGACATACTGACCATACATAAAATATGGCGGATAGGTATTTCTGCCTATCTCTCACGTTTCATTGTTAAGATTATAGCGTGAGGTCGGACTGTATATTATACCCTCTTGTCTATATAAAATAGAGTAGGGCAGATAGATTCGGGGCATATGTTGCCACACACCCCACCGCAGTCTCTACAATCAGATTACTTTTTATATTTCATAAATAATCTAATCTCGGTCTGAATTATCTCTAACCTTTAACCGATTTATCTATCTACTTATCAACATATTACTATGCTGAATCGGCAACAATTCTACCGACTAAGTTAAATTTATCCACTATCTCCATAACGTTTTCAGCTTCAATACCAAACGCCTTCATGGTAGAAATAATGGACTGGCTTGCTTCTTCCGCACTCGAAATTTCACCAACATTCTGATAAATTACAGATGCTTTAGCTAATTCCTGTGCTTCATTGATGTTATATCCCAGCTTTGCGTATTCAGCTGTTGCTTCAATAATATTAGTTATCTCAGTATGAAGTTCCTTTGCAGTAGCCGTGGCATTTTTGAATACATCTTCATAAGTTGCCTCAGATTCATCAGTAACCTTTCTGAGATTTACCATTGCTGTGTCAAGATCCCGGACGTTCTCTAACAGTTCTCTAAATCCACGGCTGAGTGCCATGAACATAGATGTGATACCAGTGAATCGTAATACTCGACCAAAGGTTTCCTTCATTCTCTCACCAAAGGTCTTACCCGCTAACCCAGCATCCTGAACCGCTATCTTTAATGATCTAAACTCATTCTGAAGTCTGCGTAAATCATTAACATTGGTAGCATTAGCAATGCCATCACGTAACAACTGAAACTGAACTGTATATGTCTGTGCAGCTCTTGTATTAGCATTAGCAAACGCTTCAACCTGTTGCTGTAAAATTCTCAGCCTTTGTGTGAACTGTTCATCTCTTGACATAGTTCTCAGCTGAGTCTGTAATTGCTGTGCATTGTTTGTCAAGACTTTAAGCTTGTCATTAAATGCATCAAGCTCCTGATTGGATTTTACGCCCTCAAGACTACTTCTAAGACCGTCAACCTTAGTCTTAAAATCTCCGGTATATACTCCGGCTTGTTTCCATCTTTCAATAAGAAGATCAATTTTACTCCGGGCAGTATCTACATTCCGGGCAAGTGTGGCAGCCGACTCATCACGATCAATATTATTACCCGATTCTTTACGTAAAAGTTTCAGTTCAGATTGTAACTCTTTTACTTTGATCAAAAAATCATTATACTGTTCAGTAGGAACGATTTTACCACTCTGATTGTCAGCTACCATCTGATCCATGATGCTCTTGATGTCGTTATACTTATCAACTACACCTTGTAACTTATCAGACTCGCCAACAAACATCTTTGATTCCGGATTAAGACTAAGCTGATTAATCTCATTAAGAGTTATCTTATATCTTTCAAGTGATACCCTTTGTGATTCAAGCTGTTTAGTAGTCTGTTCAAAAGAATTTGCTCTTACATTACCGCCAGTATATTTGAAAAACTCCTGAATTACATTACCTTCATCGTCTTTTATCTTGACAAGATTGTAATGAAGTTTCTGTAACTGATCATTAGCATCCTTGATTTCAGCTGTGAACCCGGTAATCTCATTATTCTTATTGAAAGTATAATTAATAGTCGGATTACCAGTCTTACCAAGTACAGATGCCTGATAATCTGCTAAGAAATCCTGTCTTGTATCATATGTTGATTTAAGTGAACCCCATCCTTCGACAACATGATTAAGAGTTTTGCCCATTGCCTGAAGTTGAGCATCGACAGCTCTTATTTCTTCAACATCTCTTTCGACAGATGACTTCAGAATAAATCCTTCAGTATTATCAGTAAACTTTGCTCTGTCAAAATTAAGAGTTTTAATAGCTTCTCCGGCTTCAGCAATTCTCGCCTTGAATTTAGAAAGTCCCTCGTTATCAAATATTTCATCAATTTTAATATCAAGATTCTTTGTGCCAGTAGGATCAAACATCTTCATAAGCTGACTCTTAATGTCATTTGCACTTTCAAGATATTTACGTCCCTGTGCTTCAAGATCTGCTTTATCAAATATAGTTATCTGCCCGGCTTTACCTTTATTATTGACATTTACAGAACCACTGATATTATCTAACGCACTCTGAACATTCTTTTTGGTTTCCTTTTCGTCAAGTCTGCCTACCAAGGTCAAAATAAAATTTTCGTCTGCCATTTACTCACCACCTTTATAACAATGTCCAGCCATTTTTGGCTTCGCATTTACATCCCGTTTTATGTTCTATATTCTTTGCAAAATCTCTCATAACAGCATCGTTCCAAGTAACAACTAATGCATCGTCCCAAAAGTGATTATTTGATTGATAACCTATGGTTTCGACACCGTGTTCACCACGATTGGCAGCAACTACAACTTCATAGCCATTGCCTTGAAACTGCATATCTTCACCATAATCATATACATACGTCATGCTCTCATAATCAACAGCAACCGAGCTAAAATATGTACCACCTATAAGTTGCACTTCTTCAGTGACAACAGAATTCCGGAACTGATTTGTTCTGTTATAACGTTTTGGATTAAACTCATCATAGTAAGTCCGGATTGTACCTTTTACTTCATTTGTAGCAAACTTAGTAATATCCTTCATCCCGTCCTTAACGAGTTTATTTAGCTTTTTGTTTAGATTTGCGTATGTTCTTATTCCCATTGTCCTCACTATCCTTTTCCAACTGTTCGCCAGCCTTTGCGAGAACCTCCATAGCCTTTGTAATTCCCTTATCTTCAATCCAAGTATTGAGTTTATCAAGAAGTGTACCGAGATAAACGTCTGTAATAGAATACACTGATTTCTGAAGTGAAAGATCTTTTAAGTAACCAACCTTGTTATATACCGCAGCCACTAAAGCACTGAAGTCCGGGTTTCCGTCAATCTCCATCTTCTCATCTAAGTTGAGTTTATCAAATTCCTTCTCAATATTTTCAAAGAATCCAAGACTGAAGATGTCTGTTTCGAGATCATAATTTTCCTCAAACTCAGCCTTAAGAATGTACTTAGCGTAGTAGTATTTGTACAGAAAATCTTCTCTTTCCGGGTGATATTCCCACTGACCGAGAGCGTTTACAAATATGATCTGATTTGTAATCACGTCTACAGCCTTTTCAAACTCTTGTAAAGTAAAATATTTCATTATATTTTCTCCTATATATTATCGAATTTTGCAGTCTACAAACATATCAATGAGATTATCTACTGCATAATCGTAGTTTACACGTTTGATTGTTTGCGGAATGTGTATGCCTGAGTTTTCAATTACGTCCTGTTCATTGAACGACTTCTTATTAGTCCTTTCAGTGAACTTCAGAAAATTCTTTATCTCCCAAAAGTATGTATGGTTAGTAGTTTCTCTGAAATTAATCACAAGACCGGCTACAATTCCTTCATGATCATTAGCTTCCTTTAATCCAAGAATCTGATGTTTCTTTATCATAGATTCATTTGCAGCTCTCAGATTTGTAAGCTCAATTTTTTCACTCCAAAACGACAGGGAAGTGTGTTTAGTAGATTTTAATTCAAAACAGAATAACGTTCCGTCTACATAAACGAGGCAGTCATAAGGATTATCCGGAGTGAATTTAATATCCGTTGCATTACAAAAACTGCTTGCACTGTCCTTTAATCGTACATAGTAATATCCACGGCTTTTTATACTGTCTTTGAAATTCTTCTCAAAGATTTTGCCCGGATTCAGACTCATCTCAATTTCTCCCTTCACGAAAAAGAAAGGGGCAAGAACATTACATCCTTACCCCTTATCATATTTATTTTTTGAACCCTTTATTTTTGTTAGTGATCTTAGGTTCTTCATCACTTTTTTCTTCAACTTCACCTTTAGCATAAGCATCAAGGATCAATTTCTTTACGTCATCAAGATAATCTTCTGCCTTGTCTTTTGTGATACCATATCCTTTAAACTTAGATACAGCCTTTTCAGCATCAATGATCTTGTCACGATATTCAATAACTGTCAGCCATGCAGCATAGCAAGTTGGCGTATCAACTATATCCTTGTAACTTGCACTCGGCTCACAGTCAGGGCAATATTTATACGCTTTGCCACATACTATACAGTCTTTAGTCATTACTACACCTTCTTATTAGGTCGATGGGTTCTCCGGTACAAATACCTTAAAGAGTACGTCATCTGTTGCGCAATACTTCTTGTTTGCAGAAAGTGAGTAGCTATATGTTGAGTCAAACTGAAGTCCGATTTCACAGTCAGGTGAGATCTGTGCTGATGGGAACTCAATTACACCGCTATACTTAACTTCCTCATTGCATACGTCCTTGAAAATAACAAAGAGTCTAAAGAGTCCAGCGTCTGTATTAGCTGCCGCTGTGTTAGTTACTGATGCACCATCTTCAACATTAGAATCGTAATATACAACAATTACAGAATCCTTAGTGAAAAGACCTGTACCTGTAGGAAGTGTAATAACCTTGCCTGAAATAGAGAACTTATCATCTGATGCTGTAGCTGCTACACTATATCTTGTACCGAGTGAACGGTCGCTGTTCATAACATAAATATACTTAACTTCTGAACCTGAAGTACCTACTGGTGTACGTGAAAGTGTTACAGTAGTGTTAACTGTACCGGATGCTTCACCAACAGTAAGTTCCTCTCTGAAAGCAGTCTTAATTGGTGCTGCATTTGATGCAGATACTACGTCTGTACCTGACTGAGCTGCGATAAGACCAAGTGAGAAGAAAGCAGATTCAAATGATACTTCAGCCTGTTTACCCTGATAAAGCTTAGAAATAACATTCTGCATAGCATCAAGCTTATCTGTTGATGTTGATGTTACATTAATTGTTGCATTTGAAACGTCAGCAGCAGTCCATCTGATTGAACCGTCTGAGTTAAACATTGCAGCTTCTTTAACCTTTTCGATTAAAAGATTGTTAATGTTTGCCATAATAATCTCAATCCTTTCTTTAAAAATTAAAATGATCGCATAGGATCAAGTGATTTCTTTACTTCTTTCTTTTTCAGATCTACCATTCCGGTATAAGCCATGAAAGGTATTTCTTTTGCCGTTTCGATAGCAGATACACGCTTGATAAGATCAAAGAAAAAGTTTATTCGCATATCCATTACATCATCTACGGTATAACCAAGAGATGCAACAAGATATGATAAATATGCTTTCATTTGCGATTTTTGCTGTTTAGGCTTTAACTCTGCCCACTTTTTTCTGTCATGAGCATCATCAATAAGATCCTGATGAGTATAAGCATTACCAGCCTTTACAACATTCTTTTTCAACCCGTGTACAAATCGAATATAATCAGAAATGTATTGAAATATATTCCTGTCAATCGTGATTTTATCAATAGGATCATACAAGTTTATTTCATGATTGTCCGGGTTTTCAATTAATTTAAAATTCTTGATACATAGTGTTGGTAGAAAAATGTGTATCATTTTTTCGCTCATCAATAAGAAGTTCATAATAAACAGGTCAAAGTCAGACACTTCTTCCCAGTCTAATCCCTTGTCATCCAATTCGGCAATAAGATCACTTGACGTGCTTACAAAAGCAAACACTGTAGTCCAGTAATCTTTCTCACCAATGTCAAATAAAACTTCTCTGACGGTAGGGAAATGAACATAAATCTTATCGTTTATCTTATAATCCCCACTCAAATAACACTTAGCATCTTCATCATAATTAATTAATGCAGAGGTTGTTATCAATATCCACTCCCCTGAAAATAACTACTCGCTCACGATAAGTTGTTGATACGTCTGCGGCTGCATTGGCTATAAGTTCAAGTTCATTACTGCCATTTATACTTTTGCCGTTATATTTCTTATCAATGATCTCTGCGATGTAGTCCAACCTTGTTTTATAAGTGTTCAGATTTGTAATTCTGTTATCGTCCTGATGAGCAATTATTCTGAATGTAATGGTTGGTCTTACATAAATTTTTGAACCATATCTTCTATCGGAGTTTCTGTCAATATTGATTTCAACACAGATATATGATTTAACAACATCCTGTCTGTCTATGATATAACGAAACGGATAGAAACGATTGTACATTAATCCATTTTCAATTTCTTCTTCAGATACATTCATTACCTGTAACAGAAATTCATCATTCTGAAGATCTGAAAGTATTTGGTTCTTCCAATCACTCACACAACTACTGTTAGCCAAGAATTACACCTTCTTTCACACGTTTGATATTATATCCACATATATAAAGCCTGTGTTTGTACCGTTTGTAAAGTCAAGCTTTACTGTAGTTCCAATCATGTTTGTTTTATTAAGACACTTTAACGTGCACTTGTTGCCGGCAGTCTGAGTAAGTATAATGTTTTCTGCCCCGGAAGCAACTTCAAATGAGAACGTAACATCCTCACTGGCAGTAAATGTTTTAGCAGTACCGCCACATCTGATAACAGGATCGCCAACATATGATATAGTAATATCTGATACTGGCGGAACGTCCGGAGTTTTGTAGTCACAAATTCCAAGTTCAATATTATCAGTAGCTTCATTTAACTGATCCTGAGTTAAAATCAAACTAATGCATCCCACACCATAATAAGATGATGATACCGTATCAACTCTTGTGAGTCTGTACGGAGTAGGGGACACAGTGTTGTTGTCAATAAAAAATCTCATATCAGCATGAAGTTTAATTGTTTCTTCATTAAGCGGAGCAAATATAGCAAACTGGTTAGATCCGATTGTTACTGTCTTTATTGCATATTCACCGGAATTATACTGAGATGCCGTTAAAACTTCACAGTCTGAAGTTACAATATTACCGGTTTCATCTTGCCACTTTAATTGCCAGTTGCATCTTTCCATGTATCCACGTGTATAAACATCATCATCTGCATCAGCTCTGAGAATGATATACTTCGCTTCGTTATACGTTACTATATTGCCAATATCAAAAGACTCTCCCGGAATAGAGCAAATATTCTTTTTGTGCTGCATAGTAGCTGCATAAATGATCAAATTTCTTGCTACACCATCAATTAAAACATCTTTAAAAGATGGGTTATCCTTTTCAAGTCTTAAAAAATCAGCTTGTGCCTTGTTTATATTTCTTTCTCTCCCATTAGCACCGACCTTTGAAATAATTTCATTCCATTGTGACCGTTCCATTTACTTTAAAATCCTTTACAGAGTTTGTGTCATATGAATATTCGTTCATAAGTGATCGGCACTCTTTCGCACACTCTTTGTATGCTTCCTGAACAGCCTTTAAAAGATTTGCTGGGGAGAACAGCGCATAATCTTTTGTTGACAGACCGTTCTTAAATAAATCACTGTCATTTCTCTTAGTTTTAAGAAATGCATAGCACATCCATTCACCAAGAATATCTATTTCTGTGTCTGACAGATCGACATTAAACTCTTTATTTACATCATCTCTATCAGACAGATCTTTTTTACAGGTATTACAAAAGCGTGAAATAGCAGTTTTGAGATACCCGTACAGAACAGCCTCTGATGTATCCTGACTCAGCTCATAAAGCTGATAATCTCTTGATTTGTCAAAGAATACATCATATATTTTTTCAAAGGTTGTTGCCATTTTTATCAACCCATTTCTTCTTCAAAAACCATGTTAAATGCATCTTCAAACATCTTAACACGCTTACTGCTGTCAAACAGGTCGCTGCCTTCAGAATAAAGATATCTTGCTCTCTGAATAATGTTATCCTTTAATCCCTTTGATGCTTTCGCAGCAATCTCACGGACAGTCTTTTCCGGGAAGCTAAAAACATCATCAATGCTCTGAATATTAAATTCATAATACTTCTGTATTGATAATGCTCTGTAAACATCTTCAGCTGTATAGTCGCTATCTTCTACGATAATCCAGTTGTTTTCAAAGAACTTTCTCTGAGTGTTACGCATTGAAACAAGTTCAGAATATTCGATATATTCTATATCACCGTTTCTTTCCCATCTGTATTCAAGCCCCTTATTACGTCTTGAAACGTAAGTAAGTCCACCGGCTACATTGCTCTTGACAGGAATTTCATAATTATTCGGTATATCAAGCTTACGCTGATTACGTTCCTTTGCTTCAGTAACACTATCAGGTTCAGTCTTAATTGGTTCTACCGGAGCAGTTTCAACCTTTTCTTCTTTAATTTCAGCAACAGGTTCAACAACTGTTTTCTTTCTTGCCATTATATAATTGCACCTTTCATTAACAGGAAAGGGGAGCATTGAAACTCCCCGTACCCGTTAGTATTTTTGTTAAATTAAATTACATGTCATAAAGACCGATCTTGTCAGCAAGTTCAACAGCAACAGCGTATGTGTTGATTACTGTGTAGTCCTGTGTAAGATCAGAGTTATCACCGAGCTTAGATTCAACGATGAGAGCATCGCCTTCGTTGTAATACTTGATGAACTGTTCATCTGTAGCGATTACATAGAGCTTTGTATCGTCAAGAATCTTTGTTGTACCGTCTGCCTTTAAGCCGTTCTTCAGTTCAAATACTTCTGTACCATTGAACTTGCCCATGTAACCCATGTTGTAGTAGTCATCCTTGATTGTTTCGCCAACCATGTTAGATGTTGATACATTAAGGTTTCTGAGAGCTGTCTTAGTACCGAAGATTCTTGCTGTTTTACCCGGATTGTTCATCTCAACCTTTTCGATAAGAGCAACCATTGATGCTTCTGAGAATGAACCTGTTTCAGGGATAACGTTTGGAGTTGTTGTTGCAATAGATGCAAAAGCGTTAGCAATTGCTCTGTTTGTATCGAGAATAAATGATCTTGATACTGCATTTACGAAGTCAACCCAGTCTGCACGACCAGCAAGGAGACGCTGGAGTTCTTCGTAAACCTTTACTGCATGTGGGATTGGTGTGAGAGTCTTAGTTGTATCACCGAAGATTCTCTGTCTGCGGATGCCGAGTGTGCCGTTAGCAACTTCAGCTACTGCAAGAACTGAATCCTTGTGAACTTTAAATTCAGGCTTATCGCCAGCTTTGCCGTTCTTTGTTTCTGCCCACTTAAAAATAGGGTTGCTTTCCGGAAGTCCTTCGATAATTGATGCTACGATAAGTTCCTCAACGAGTTCAAAGAAAGAACCGTTTGTCTTACGCATAGCCTTTACGTCAATCTTTGTTGAACCGCCATTTGCTTCAATAAGAGCATTACGGATTACGTCTGACGGATTGCCTTCAGAGAAAGCTGAAGGAACGCCCTTTACAGTGTCAACTGCAAGTTTAATAAGCTTATTTGTTTCCATATCTATTTCATCCTTTCTTTCAAGATTTCAAAAATTAAAGTGCCTCGAATGAGTAGTATGTTGTGCCCGATGCCGCATCAACTGATGTACCAATGTACTTAGCAAAATCATCAGCGTCAGCTGCTGCTACTGTCCACTTGCCATCTGCTGCTGGCTGGATGCCTGGCTTTGCTGCTGTTGGTGCTTCAGAAAGAACTTCGATTGTAAGACCGAAAATATCACCCTTTTCGAGTTTAACAACTCTCATAGGTACTTTCTTGTCAGCTGAGTCATTAACGCCATTGTAGAAGTCCTTGATTGTCTTATATGGAGTTTCAACATAATCAACTTCAGGAGTTGTTACGATCCATACGTCAGCCTTTGCTGTAGATGCTGTACCTACTGCTGCTGTCCAAACCTCTCTTTCACCAGCTACAAGACCACTGAGTGTTACTACTGAACCGTTATCAAGTGCTGCTACAGGATTAAGAGCAGAACGGATCTTGCTGCCATCCTTTGTATATGAGCAATTTTCTGATATAAAAATTCCGTGTGCCATATTCTATCTTCCTTTCTTTTAGTTATTACCGTATCTCTCAAAGAGATCACCATATTTTGATTCTTTCTTTGTGTTTTCTTCAGGAACCACACTGAACTTTGTTACAGGTTCTGTTTCCTGATTTTCAGCTGAGAAAAGATTAATACCATTCTTACCGGCAATTGCATAACACTTTTCTTCAAGTGCTTCAATTGTGTATTCAGCTGAATTTTCTTTGAGCTTCTTATATTCTTCAAGCTCATTTAACTTTTCAAACTTTGCAAAAACAGCTTCTTCCTGTACAGCTCTTTCCTTTGCTTCAACATCAGCCTTAAACTGTCTGAGTGTTTCAACTTCGGAATTAAGTGCATCATACTGTGATTTCAGCTCATTATACTGTAATTCATAATCTACAGGATCTGTTTCAGGTTCACTCTGACCATCTGTATTCACTGGTTCATCATCATTGGTTGCCTCCGGTGTTGCTGGTTCAGTGTTTTCTGTTTCAGACTCAGTATTTGTAAATTCGCCTTCGTTTGTTGTTTCAGGTTCTGCAACAGCCGGTGTTACTTCCGGTTCTGTTACTGTTTCATTTTCGTTTGTAAACTTGTTCTCGTTTTCCATTTCGTTTGTCACCTCTTTTTGTAAACAATATTGCTTATATTGTTCCATCATCTGAGAGATTTCGGCATCAAGAGAATAGCCAAGTTCAAGTCTACTGTTCTCGAAACATGGTTCAACGTCACTACCTAAAAGACAGAGTGCTTCAAAACGCATCTTGTCAATCTGAGTATATCCGTCATCTCTGAATGTATATTCAGATGCTTCGATTTCCATTGAATGATTAACTCTTTTGCTTTCAGCAATCTTTTCAAATCCGTACTGGCGTTTCCATAACAGACATTCTGTCCAAAAGCAACGCTTCATTTCGCCATCTACCATCTCATCAGTAAACCATTGTTTAGCAGACTCAGGTACAAGTCCAAACGGAACTGTTGCTGCATAAATATCAATACCATCCTTATTCTGAACAATCTTTACGTCATGACCACCAAAATCATTTTTGTCTGAAATAAAGTTTGCTACAACCGGGATGTTCTTGATCGGAGCATTAGCAAAAGCATCTTCGGTAATACTACTCCAGTTTCTGTTGTCACCGCAGTAACCAATAAGGATCTTTGCCGGGGCAAATACCTCATCATTTGAGCCAATCATTTCAATTTCTGATTCAAGATCATATCTGAACTTTTTTGTTTCCACTTAATCACCGCCTTCCCCTCTTAAAAACTCATCTTTAATTTATTATCAAAACAGCACGACTGTTTGATAGTATCAACTGTGAAATCCCTATTGAATAGGGAAGTGTCGTTCTTAAATACATAGATATTACCGCTTGTTGCGTTCTGTGTATTTAAAAGCCTAAAACCACGCATGATAAGTCTGTTCTTTACATCCTCATCATAACAATATATATACTTCTTCATTGTTTCACCTGTTTTCTGTGTTATTATCCTTTCCTCGTTCAGTATTATCAGAGTCACCAAGCCCCTTGCTTTCGTTCGTAGGTCTGCCACTTTCTTTGTCCGGGGACATTGTACTCGACTGTAACAGCGGAGTATTAAGCATCGTCTTTGTAAATCCAAGAATATTATCTTCAAGATTCGACATTGTAAGCACCTGATATGGTTCAAGTCCATATGTAGCTAAGAGCTGTGACTTTACCGGGAGTCCGTATGTAGCTCCTTTGGTAAGAGAGTCAATAAATGCACTCTTATTGAAAATACTTTGTGGTAAGAACGTAACAATGAAGATATAATCATTAATATTATGATTACGCTTATATCTTGTATTGAACGCCTTTGCTATATTAGCATCAACATCAAATACAATAGCTTCGTCTGTTCTGATGCTAAGTTCAAGAACTGCTGATGTAGGATTTGCACCAATACCAAACAGCATCGGATTAACACCTGAGTTTGCCCAAAACTGCTTTGTTGCATCTTCAGCAAGATCCGCATCTGTATTGCCAGTGTTTCTTAAACTGAAATCTTCCATCTTAAAAGGAGTAAGAATAAGTCCTATACCTTCCGGTAAGTTCTGTGCTGCCTGATCATAATACTTCTTAGCTTCACTATACTTCATAGTAGGGATGCCATATTCATCTGTAGCCATTTGCATAGCAAGAAGTTTATAATTGTCCATGATTGCCTTATCTTTTTTGATTTCTTTATAAACATCAATTTCGAGAATTGCAGTAAATAACCCCATAAAATAGGGCAGAGAATATTCAAGAACAGAATTATTAAGCTTTACACATATCTGATTCTTTGGTTCAAACCAGCGTTTTGTTTTATCGCCCGGCAAACCACGTTCTTCATCGCCTCTGTATATCTTATAAGCCTTTACAAAGTCATTTCCGTACTGATCTAACAGCATGAAATGAGCTTTAGTATTGAAATAATCAAGGTCAAAACTGAATATTGGAGTTCCATCTTCGATAGATGAGATTTTACAGTAATTTATATCAAGCTTTTTAAGACAGAAACTGTTCTTAGCTTCAAAGCATATTCCACAAAAAATGCCCTTTAAAAAAACCTCAAGCCGTATAAGCGGATTGGCAGTCTTAAAGGACACAAGTGAATATGATTTAGCTGTTTCATAGTATGTATTTTTAAAGTTTTCAGGATTTGAAATATTGTATTCAGTCGGAGTGAGTGTGTAGTTATCACATGACAGATTTTTCATATAATCAAGTAATCGCCTATAATGTGGCGATGCGTTGTACAGAAATTCTGACATTTCCTGAAGCTGTTTTGAGTTTTTATCCGGAGCAAGTAAAGCTCTTTCTATCTGATCCTTCGTGTATTTCTTTAAGAATATCGAAGTTTGAGCATAGTTGCTATTTAAGTCTGTTATGATAAGTTTACGCATTTTCGCATAGTTCAGAGCTGCGAACTTCTCAATTTCATTACTATCTGTTATCGCTTCAACTTTCATTTACTCACCCCCTGTTTTAAGCATAACTTTTCGGCTTTTTGAAGATGACGTGAAATTCTTCATCTGATTCTCTTGTCTGACGTACCGTGTTTTTACGCCTAAGTTCATAAAGCCTGTGTGCTAATAAAATAAGAACGTATGCTCTATCGTCATGGTAGTTTTTATGTACCGCTTCAGGACTAAGAGCATACGTTACTGTTGTTTTTTCTTTATTTGTTGTTTTCTCAATAGCAGTTATTTCAGCCTTCATTAAGTCGATATTTGCAAGAGCAAGTTTTTCTTCGTTTGAGAGTTCATGTTCTTGAAATTTTTCTTCGCCCTTTTCGACTTCCTTAACCTTTATAAAATCTCTGCCATCATATTCATAAGGGAATCGGATTACACCTAAATCCATAAGCTCAATACATTCTTCAAACATCTGAGTTCTATATTTCTTAGGTGAAACAACCCTTATCTTATCCGAATTATCCGGGTATCTTGTTTCATACCCTTTATATACATCACTTTCAGGATCTAAAAATCCACGATGCTTTCTACCGTGACTATCAGTATATTCATTAAGAAGCCCATCTGCGTAAGTGCTAACGCCACCGCCACCGCTTCCCGCATCCAAAAGCAGCATGTTTATATATTCATAATCCGGATTAGAACCATTATAACGTAATATAAGTTCCCATAGATTTTTTAACTGCCTATTTGAGTCGAGTTTATATTTTTTAGCTGATGCAATATCAATCATATTGACTACATTAACTACATCTCCACACCAACCGAGATCTTTATCTTCATAAACTCGCATCACACCTACAATTGAATTATCTCCTGTACGTGCCGGATCGAACGCTATCACATATTCTTCTCCCGGTTTCCATGCCATTGTAGGCAGATAAAAACTTTCAGCTCTACGAACGGCAGACCATTTTACCGGTTGGTTAATATTATTATCCGATATAACCTTGTTATAGTATTCTCTTTCTGCTTTCAGCCTGTTTTGACTCAGGGCTGTATCAACCGTTTTTCTTGTTAAAAGCGGATGATATTTCTTACCATCAAGATAAGTTTCAATTGCAACATCACAAATCATATCACAAACAAAATAATCTCTGTCACCAGCAATCATTTTCTTTGAGAAATCTTTGTAGTATTTATAAAACAAAGTCATATTTGTATTTTGTGATGATGCATATATTATTTTGTTAGGCACTTTTCTTTTTTCTGCTTCCGGACTATAGTTTTCATCAGTTGATGTCACAAAATCAGACGATTGTGAGCAAAATGCTTCACAAACTATAATCAATTCATCAGAACAGAAAGATGCTTCATCAAAAAATACCAAATTTGCCCTGCGAGAGCGAGCCGAATCAGGTTTACTATTTAGTGTAAATATTTTACTTCCGTTATAAAATTCGACTTCATAACCGGCTGGATTATGACTGAAACCAGTCTTGTTGCTATTCGACTTTACAGTTTCTTTTTCAGCAATATCCTGTAAAGATTTAATGCTGGCTGAAGTTTTACCAACCCTTGTTATTAAGCTTTCAAGTACGGTAAAAGTTTGCTTTGCCTGATCACCGACAGAAGATACAATATAAATATTTTGATTTTCATAAAGCATTGCAAAAAGAATGATCAAAATACTTGCTAAAAATGATTTACCAAAGTTACGGGAACACGCCCAAAGACACTTTGATGAAATCCAACTCATTTGTAAGATCCACTTTTGGCTATCGAGAAGATTAATACCCAACAAGTCCCGGCACGCAATGACCGGGTTGCGTCTATAATATGCTATTGTTTCAGCGTCACATTCATAAATTCTTCGTTTAATTGGAGTAAGAATAATTTTATTCTTTTTTTTCATATGCTTTTTAGTCAGCATCTTCTTCGACCTCCAATTGCTCCTTTAATTTCTGAATTTCTGCATGTAACTGACGTTTTTCTTCACGGAGATCATCATTTTCTTCCTGAAGTTTCTGAACAAGTTCTGCACGATAACCACCTATATCACGCCAGTCATTTTCATCAAAGTAGGCGTTCTCTGACAAAGCTTTAAAACTCATATCAACTGCCCATTGAGTGCCTTTTGACTTTAACTGATCATAAAAATCCGTTTCCGCCTTGTCAAAATCAAGATTTCTTAGTTTCTTCATAAGGAACGTAAGTGTATTCTTACCAACTTCCTTGTTCGACCTGTTCTTAACAGAAATCTCATTTTCTTTTGCTATCTTATCATTTGATAAAACAAGATCCTTCTTGATAGTATTCAGCTTGCTTATTTCATCAGCGTTCTGAAGCGGGGAGAGTAAAGCAATCTGATTGTCCAAGCGTCTTATTTGATTGTTGTTAATTACAAGCTGTATAATCATTGACAACTTATATGGATCATCCGCAATATCATCATCAAAATATTTGATAAGTTCTCTGAACAGATATTTTCTGTCCATTGCAGAATGTTCCTGAAACGGATCATAGCCTACTATTTCAACAACCGTCTGACGTGCTTCAAATTCTTCATCATCAAAGATTTCTTTCTCAATCTCCTCACGGTTATCCGAAGTAGCAATAAGAGCCTTTTCTTCTCTGATGATTTCAACTAACGTATCTTTAAAAGAAAGATTACGATACGCAGCCGAACATATCTTTCTCAGATAATCACCAAAGACAAAATTATCAAACTTTTCAGCTTTTAATTCAAGATATATTTTTTCACTCCAATACCAGTTAAACTTACTGCACAAAACCGCACAGGCAAAACTTTCACTGGAGAATGTCTTTTTTAATTCTTCATAGTATTTCTGAACACAATCCTTACATACATGAATATATCCTTTATTGCCTTCAGCTAAAAAAGGTTCATTACCGGTTACTTTATAAAACTTATCCGGTTCAAACCACTTCTTGCCACAACAATGGCACATATAAATATCAGGATAGATGTAAGGCGTTTTCTCGGTTTTAGGCGTAGGCAAAACTTTATTTAAAGTGTTTTTAGGAATTGCCATTAGATTTCACCTTCAAGTCCAAGTTCTTTTTTAAATTCTTCAACAGTTCCGGGTTCAACAAACCATGTCTGTAATGCTTTGACTTTCTCTTTAAACTGCGGGAGAGTTTTAGCAGTACAAGCATTGAACCCCGGTTTATCAGTGATCATACCTTGTCTGACATTGTAACTCTTAGATGGCTTTCTCCGGGTAATTTTAATTGTCATAAATCCCGGCATCACAACGCCACCATTAGTAAGGCAAGCTCTGATCAATGCTTCAATTACAATGTCATATGCAAACTTACAGGTATCAAGATCCCACGACCTACCAAGTGCTTCTTTAGACACTTCACGCATAATCTTTGCAACCTTCAACTTGCCACAATGATTGTCACGTTCTCTAATCTCTGCTTCCATCAATTTCACCGCCTTTTCTTTCGATTGTTCATCTGTAAATCTATATTTCATGTAATATCACCCGTGAATAGTATAACATTTTTTTACAGATGTTCAACTACATTGAATTGATTAGATTTGGCGTTAATAAGATTTTATGCGTATCAGTCACACCCTGATTGTTAGTCAGAGTATAAATCATGCACGCTGGATTACTTGCTTTCATCAGTGAATCTGAATAAGGGCAAGTTCCGATAAATGATGGAACAACATAAGTTTCAACGTCCTTATCTTCACTTGCACCATTCACGACCGACTGACCGGAATGATAGTGCGCAAGGAAAAGAATGTCGTAGAATTTACGATTATGAAAACTTATATCTTTTATGGCAGTCGAGATATTAGTTATAGTATGACCATGCATAGCAATTATGCTGCTACCCATGCAATCAAAAGTTATATAGTCCTTGCCAAAGTTATTATAAACATCAACTCTCGGATTGTCTGCAAGAGTATCATTTATATAGTTACCAATAATATACTCAACATCTTCGTCCTTCAGTTCATTTCTATCCGAACCAAGGTTTCTTGTTTGAGTGTGATTACCGGTAGGGCAATGATAGTAGTCAATAACAACGTATTTACTAAGTGCATTTAAGAAATTAGAAATTGTCTTTGCAATAAATACAACAGCTGCGACTACTGAACTTTCATTCAGTTTAAGATCTGATTTTCTCAGAATACCCTGAACCGTATCTGACAGACAGAGTATATTTAAGTGATTCAAATTCTCACGTTTGCAGTAAGCTACTGTTTCAGACAACAGATATTCAAATCTTTCTGTTATTACATCAAAACTGTACTTATTCTTGCCAATATCAAACTTTGCTCCGGCATGAATGTCAGCAATCGTAAGAATACAATCCTTATCTTTATATGAATACGTATCGATAATCTCAAAATCCGGGACTTCAAGAGTCTTAATATTTTCAGCAATCTGAGTATAGAAAAACTCCTGTCTGCCATCGCTCCTGATATTCTTCTTATACTCACGTTGTACAAGAGATAGCCGGTCACGTTCCGCAATGATTTCACGTTTCTTTTCTTCCAGTGCTTTTAGTTCTTCTATCGAATCAACACTGTTAGCCTTCGCATACTCAATGCCTTTTCTGAAAGAAGCATAGTGTTTGCGGTACTTCGATTCATCATAGTTCTTGCCGGTTTCCTTATTCAGAATATCAGCAATATCCTGTGAATTTAATCCGTATTCATGTTTATTTTCATATAGTCTAAGGGCATAAGTATTTAAATCTTCACCCTCAAGCCTTTTATAATTCATTTGTTATTCCTCATATCTTGTCACGATTATCATATATTTTTCGTGACTTATAAAGTCAAAGTCGTACCTGAATTAACACATACAACCTTTGTAGTTTTATTCTTATCCGCTATTACTTCCTGAAGTTCTTTGCTGAATTTTTCTTTGTCAGCAAAGTTGCCATGCACTAAAGCAATCTTTTCACAGTTTATTTCAGAGTAATATTCCAACATATCATCATGCTGAATATGACTCGAAAATGATACAAGATTAGTAACGAACGCCTTATTAGGTATTGATTTACCTTCAACTGTAATGTACTTCTGAGTGCCGGTTTTTATTTTATCAGCAAGTGATCCCTCCGGGGCATATCCACAGAATAAGAAATGATTTTTACTCGATCCTAACAGCTTCTGAGTCCACGCTACACTTCTGCCAGCAGTCAGCATACCGGAGGATGATAGCACAATACAAGGTTCAGAGTTATCCTGTAAAGCTTTACTATCGTTATATTCACTGATAAAGTGAACGTTTTTCCAAGTCATAACTCTTTCCCAATAATGCATCTGTGATTCGTTCACGATATGACACATAAGGGCAGAAATTTTGCAAGCCATAGGGGAGTCAACATAAATTGGTACTTTCCAGTCAGAATCATTGCCGTACAATTCATACAGAACTGTAAGCATAGTCTGACAACGATGATTAGCAAACACCGGAATAAGAACTTTGCCTTTCTTTTCCATAGTCTGCTCAATAACACATTTGATCTTTTCTAAATCTTTTTCTCTGTCTTTTGCCTTTACCTGACGAAGCGGATTAGCATATGTACTTTCCGCTATCACAAGATTAGCTTTATTAACAGGTTCAAAGTCATGAACATAATATAATGGTACATTTCTGTTACCAAGATCTGATGTGTAGTATATTTTCTTTGTAATATTGTTATCAGTAAGCCACAACTCACAATGAGCTGAGTTTGTTATATGCCCGGAGTGCGTAAACTTTATCGTTGCATAGTCATTGATCTTAAATTCTTCACCAAATGGCACTTCTTCAATAAGTTCAAGTGCAGCTTTAACATCATCCATGTTATAGATTGGTTCAAGATTATGACCTTGCTTTTTCAAAAGTTCTGCATCTTTTTCGAGAATATAGCAACAATCTTCAAGAAGAATTTTGATAAGTCCGTAGTTCATTTCCGGGACGTACACCTTGCCGGTAAATCCACGCTTCACAAGCAAGGGAAGTAGTAAACAATGATCACCATGAGAATGACATATTACGGCAAATTCGATTTCTTTTGCCTTAAAATCAAACTTACGATTATTGATTTTATAGCTTTCAAGCGTACTCTTAGTTGACTGGTTAATCCCACACTCAATAAGAAACTGATGTTCGCCAACAGATATATGAGTACAGCTGCCGGTCACTTCTGTTGCATTTGTACCAACAAAAGAAACCTTGATGCCGGTTTTAACTTTCTTTTTTGCCATCGCAATCTCCGTGACATTCTTCACATTCACACTGAACAGGTGCACCAAAGATTTCTTCAAAGTCTATATCTTCACCGATAATATAGTCAATAACACCAAGGTCTTTAGCTTCATCAGCAAACATATACTGTTCCACTCGTTTTTCATCCTGAATCTGCTTAATAGTCAGCTTGCTTCTTGATGCAAGCATCTTATCAAGTCTTTCATCAATACGATCAAAGAACTTAACTTCATCTCTGAACTTTGATGAGCTGTTGCCGATAAATGTCTGACCATCATGATTTAAGAAGATAGAGTTAGGCATAGCAAATCTCATATCACCAAGAGCTGCGACATAAAACGCCATTGAACATGCATAACCTATAACAACTGTGAATACCGGAGTGATAGACTCACGAATTACATCAACAAGTCCAAGTCCATTAAACACATCTCCACCATAGCAATTAATAACAATCTTAATTGGAACACGCTGTTCAACAGGAATATTTGCATCTTCTACGTTCTTCTTGATAATAAACATGGTAAGATTTCTGAATGTATCTTCAGATACTTCTTCATCAAGATAGAATATTCTTGAATCAAGATCTTCCATGACCATAAGTTCACCAAGACCATACGAAAACATAGTAGCTGGTGCTGCTTCCAATGTTTCAGTTTCTTCCTGTGCCGGAGCTTCCGACAGAGTTTGTACTAAAGTTTCGATTACTTCTTCATTCTTCTTTTCGGTTTCCTTTTTAGCCATAGGAAAACCTCCCTTTTTAAAAATTAAAATTAAGCCGAAGCTTTTATTGCAGCACCGGGAATTGAACCCGGATCTACAGGTTATGAGCCTGTTGTGTTACCATTACACTCATGCTGCGATCTATAAAAAATCACTCCCGGTAGCAGGAGTATAGACTACCGGGAATGTAAAAAGGGGACTTAGTTATTGCGAATTTGGTTAAGGACTTCAAGAACTGCGGGATCTTCTTCAACCCAACGCTTCTTTCTCTTAGCTTTGTGATACTTTGATGTAATCGTCATCCTAACATCCGGTATCTTTTCCTTAATTTTTTCAAATTCCTCTTTTGTTACGAATATCATGTTACAACTTCTTTCCTGTATTTTTGGTATTATTATACCATGTATAAACTCATGCTTATTTAAAAAGAAAATCTTCCCAAAACCACGCAAATACGTAGTTCCAAGAAGATTGTAGATTTTTGTTTACTAAAAGTGCACCGCCCACAAACCCTAAGATGTCTTATGGTTTCTCCGATTTTTTCTTAGCTCTCGATTCTCTCATGTTACGTCTTTTCTGTTCAAGTCTTACTTCTCTTTGGCAACACTCACAGCGTTTTCTTTTACATTTCCCTTCGGGTATTTCAAACGCTCTGCCACAAACCTCACAAACGCATACTCTTGATTTTACATGTTTATTACAATGATAGTGGTTATTTGAGTTTGGTTTAAATATCACACCACAGTCAACACAAACTCTATAAAATGCACCGTTCGCTTTTTCCCACCACATTCCAAGATTGGTAATGTTGGTGACTTCAAATACCGGTTCTCCTTCCAAATCCAAAATCTCGACTGCAATACTTGTTTTTAACATACTTCTTGCTGGCGTGATATATTTCTGCATGTAAAGATCATGAAGTATACACAAGAAGTTGTCAAAATTGTGGTTGATGTTTGCCAAATGGATAATTTCACTATCGGTTGTATTTACCCAATTATGCCTGTATGTGATGTAATTCATCTTTGCAAGAACAAGATATGTGAACATAACTTTTTTGATTGGCTGCGTAGACAGTTCATTGATTTTATCAATTTCTTTCTGAGTTATCGGAATTGATTCAATATCTCTAAGCGGTTTCTTATGAGCATCATTTGCAATCGCTTCCATTGTGTTATGCCATTGATTTTCATTAAAACCAGCTCTGTTTGCCTTCAAATACTCTGACACTTCTTTTACAGCAGCTTCTGGACTATACCCTTTATTATTCACATAGTATCTGATGAGTATATTCACTATTTGTCTTATCTTACACAATGAAAGATTTATGTCTTTCAGGATCAGTTCAGCTTCTTTAACTTCATTAAGGATTAACAACCTTACACTTCCTTTCAGAAAATCTGTAGCCATTAAATTCAATATCCCCGGCATCATCTCTTGTGATGTAGCTCAGTTCAAAATTGTTTTTGACAAGAAGATTTTCTATGATTTGTTCTCCACATATATCCCATGCAAACGCCTTTGTTCTCTCGCTTGTATAGCAAAGGTCAAGGATAATTTCACAAAGTATTTTTGAGTTTGGGCAGATCTCAAAAGCCTTTTCCTTGAACTCTCTGCCTATTTCCTTGAATCTATCTGTGTAATCATCGCCTGACGTTCTCATTTCGTTCTTCTCAATATCCAGCCTTGCCTTACGCTTCGTATATTCAACATAAAGCTTTACAATTTCAGATGCAATCTTTGGATCATATCTTGTGTTGGACTTCATAATAGTATAGTCGAAAGGAGTTTTAGCCTTTACGCTGCTTTTAAATCCTTTAAACTCATCTTCTACCATATGACAAAGGCGGTTCATAGTGCTGATGTTATCATTAACAGGATAGAGCTTTTCATACCATTCAATCCATTCTTTCTGTTCTTCAGTATGTTCAGACAGAGCAAATAATTCTTTTGTACTCATTCTGAACAGCATCTTGCACTGGCGTTCCGCAGTCTTGACAAACGACTTATATTTCTTATCAAGATCCGGATAGATGTATCTCATAAAGTATGGTTTCTTGTCTGCACATATTGTATTATTAAATATATCTTCTTCAGATAATTCGGCATCACCTTTCGGTTTGATAGGGGAGTACCAATATTTTGGCATATTGTAACATATAGTACCTTTTACTGCATCTATGTCGCTTTGCTGAAAGTATTCTCCACATATAATCCTATATGTTAAAATATTTGACTCTATACTATCAGCCGGGAATAGTGGCAGCAAATCATACATGCTCGTTACCCTGTTGGTGATTGCGCCAACCTTTGAACCAAACGCCTTTTTATTTCCTTCTCTTAAAAGATCCTCTGTAACTAAAGTTTTTTCGGCTGAATTTGACGCACACATTATCGTAGGTTCATATCTCCAATTTTTAATTAGCACATCATTATTTGTTGTAAAAACAATATCGCTCCTTGATACCCTCGGTTTCCCGATATTTATTAGGGGAGTAGATCATCTCATCACCTTATGTCAATTCATAAGCATCACTGGGATTTCTCCGTGTTTGGCACTTGCTTTTAGGATTTGCACCTATCGCTACGGATTTCATAGGCTCATTAGAGTCCGTATATCCTGATCGTTACACCTTCAAAAACATCACTGTTTAAGCTTGGCACGGTATTTTCATGAAGTTAATTACTTTTTAGATTTCCACCGTTAGCACGTATTTACGCACACCTTACATTTGTAAGTTCACCAAATTTTACAAGGACAATGGAATGTTTATCCTTGTCTGCCCCGTTTAAAGCGTGACAGAAACTATCATGACAATTCAGCATGATTAAATTTCCACAATACCTGTACCAATAATCAGCTTCAGTATTATTTGAACATACTTTCATCTTCCTGATATTTGCATGACAGCTCATCGGACTTCGATAACAGGCTACTTCTTCAGATCCTTTATCTTTCCAAAACTTATGATAAATCTCACCCGCTTTCAGCAATCCATAATCTTCATTTTTTACATCAAGCTTAAAAATATACTGGCACAAAGCATATGGATCTCCAACGATTATACCAAAGTTGCCTTTAACCTTTACAACACCTATTTCCGCATCTTTTATTTTCTTAGCAATCAGTGAGCTTACTCTGTTGATTACATACGGATCATTCATCATTTCCGGGCAAATCTGAATTGCCTTAATCCAGTCATCTTCACCGATAGCATTTTCATCGGTAATCTTCATGCCTTTCAGAAATAACAATGTTTTTTGCCTGTCGTAATGAATTATATCCTTTATTTCATCAACAGTAGGGGAGATGAGTTCATGTATCTGACCGTTTGTCAGCTCATAACTCTGTATAAACTGGTAATTCAGCGTCCGGACTTCATCAAGTTCCTTCGGAGTGACCTTTGTAACAGACAGCGTATACATATTTTTATGACATTTCTGAATGTATTCGTCAATGCTATCATATGCACTCCAAAGTTTCAGCATTGAAGTAGTAAGTATAAGATCAATGTCAAATATATCATGCTCCTTGCCCCAAACATCTGTAACAATCTGCTTGTTATGAACTCTCGCAAACTCCTTAAAATCGAACGTAGCTACCATACCTTTGGTAAAGGCATATCGTATGCAGCATCCACTCATCAGATAATCAAGATGCATATCATCTGACCATATCTGAGCCATCTCCGGACTGATTAATCCGTACCCATCTGACTCATCAAGTTCTATTTCTGCGGTCTTATACTGCATAACAGGTTCATCGCTCTCACTGTTGTCAAGGTAAATAACATCTTCAGTGAAGTGAGTAATAAGATCATCTACAACAAGAATCCTGTCAGTATTTGTAACCGGATAGCTGCCACTCAGAGTTAAAGCCTTATAAGCTTCATACTTTGCCGGAACAATCTTGTAATCTGATCGTCTGCCGTTCTCAACAAGCCCGTTAAGATAATCACGTATATCTTCCCGGCAGTACATTACAGTACACTTCTTTACCTGATTTGGAGAACCGATAAACCTATAATACTTCATTCCGTTTACGCTAAATCCGTCCATCCTATCTATGTCACTTGGCTTATCCATCACAACATTGATAAGCTCCGGGATAAACTGCATAGTATTAAGTTCATCATACAAAGTCTTGATGTACTTCTTATTCTCAGGCGTATTATCTTTCTTCTTAGTATCTTTGATTATCTTCTTGATCCGTTCGTAGCACTCCATCTCATGTGCCCGGTCTTTATGATTGTAGAAATCCAGCCATCTGACAACCTGACTGTCAGATATTGAAATCACCTGATCATTCGTTCTTGCTGTTACAAAGGGTAACTGCAATACCTTATCCGAAAGTATATCCTTGCTGTGCAGTTTATAAATATATCTCGGAAACATAATACTTTTCATGAAGTACACCTCCAAACCGGCATCATAAATACTTCACGAAGTATCTCTGCTTTTTTACGCCTTAGTTTTCTTCTCATTTTCCTTGTTTCCTTGTTAGTTTATAATAAATTCTTCCGCATAAGGAAGCATTTTAAGCCATTCGCAGAACTCTCGCCATTCCGGGAGTCGATGATTTTTACGCTGTTTATATATATTTCTTAAACATCTGTAGTTGGTTGTAAGTCTTGCTGTCAGCTTCAATCCGGTAGGGCAGCTGTAAAGTAAATTCAGATACTTTTCTTTCTTCTTCTCCGGATCTGTTTCGACTTGATAATCATTGATAAGCTCACCGATTATCTTCTTGCATCTCGGATCAACATGTCCGTCAAAGCACTTAGATAAATCAAATCTTGTAATGCGATGCATGGAACTTTCACTCGAAATAAAGAAAACAAACTTATATCTTTCCGCTTCAGTCCATGCCTTAACTGTGAATGTAAGATCGAACGATACCAAGATGCCGGTTAAGAATTGCCCATGCGCAGCGTTGTCACTCTCTACTGCTTTAATAAGAGATTTACACCTATTAATGTCAGGTGTTAAATCGTATCCTTCATGATCGTTCCAAATCCATGACGAAATATAATCTATCTTTTCTGTCCTCATAGGATAACCCGATGCCCTAAGTGTTTCATACAGGTCATAGACTCTCGCCCCGGAAACTATATCGTTATCTGAATTTATTATTATTTCGCTCATTTATTTTCTCCTTTATTACTTTTGTCGTAGTAATAACTTAAAAGCCTGATGCTCTTTTCTCAAACTCCGCCATCTCATCAGCATCAACTACTTCTTTAGCATACAAGACCGTCAGATCTCTGTTTTTAAAATACTTCATCAGATTGTCCATGCAATCAAATTCAAAGTAGTTAAGCACCGCTTCCGGACTGCTGTATTTCCGGTCATAATTATAAAATACCTTAAATATCATCTTTCTCATATCCCCTTTACTTACTTACCGTCACCCCAATAAGTTTCCCCAAAATTCACGTTCCATCTCAGTTTTACAAGCTTGATTCTCGGCTTCTCCGGACTGGTCACAAGGTAGGTACTGTCATTTATCTTCCGCCATGAACCGCCTTTCGCCACTGACTCTGCCTTTCTGTCAAGGAACTCTTTTGAGTTGCTTATGATCCACGTATCAATCATTTAGCTTTCTCCTTGTTGCTCCAGCAATCTCCTTGCCGTGTCCATAATCTCAGGCAACCTGTACGCTTCCTGAAGGTCTGATGCTGTATCGCCTGTCCAGCCAATAAAATGTTTGTAATAAACACTCTCCTTGGCAAGCTCCGGGTACTCATCAAACAGGAATACAAGTTCTTTCGCCCAAAGATCCCACGTAGCATCATCAATAAGATTCTTATTCAAATCCTCATAGATGTAACTGTGAACTAAAATCTGTCTTTCTCTCCGGTTTATGAACTCAACAATAAGCTTATCATCGTATGATCGGCATAACGCCCGCAGTTCATTCAGCTTCAGATTTACGTGTTCTCTGTATCTGTCCATATCTTATCCTTATCAATCTCACATTCAGGCAGCACATCTGTAGTATCTCCTGTATACTCCAGCATCAGCTTTTCGACATGATCTGCACCATAGTATTCAATGATTTTTTCAAGTGCTTCTTTCATATCACTACCGTATGTAATTCCTTTTTCTTTATACATCTCATCATCGTAATATTCTACATAATAATAAAAGAAATACATTGTTTTTCACCTAAATTCCTTAAAATTTCACTATTTTACACTATTTTGAAGTAATTTTTCGTATTTTCTTCAAAAATTTCAGTAATTCTTTCCCTAAATAACTGTACGCCAACACCAAAGTCATCCCAGTCCTTACACCTCAGAATCTTTCTGACTCTATCGACATCAAGTTCTTTCACTTTGTAAGAAGGGGAGTGTACCCCGTATTTATTCCGCCAGCCTGTTACATACTCACCGTTATGATTGATCATAAGGCTATCATATTCAAATGGGAGTCCGGTAAAGTAGATATTGTATCTCTGCCCGGCATAATCAACCCAAAATGAACCGTAAAACGCCTTTCCATCCTTTACACCAATGTCACCACGCAATGTATAGTATAAATCATAATCACCAGCAACCTTATGTGTGTAAAGATCAATAGTCATGATGCTTGAAATAATAGAATTACCTTTTGATATTTCTATCATTTTATCGTACCATTTCTCATCACGATGTTCTTTAGGCTTATCAGCATACAGGATTTCAGAAAAGTTATTAAATGAAAAGGAAGGGAACTGTGATCTTAATTCTTCTTCAGTCTTACGCATAAAAATACTCCTTAATAAAATTTATTAACATTATGCCTTTCGTGACAATTCCTACATTCCACAAACTGAATCAGCTTATCTCCGAACGGAACACTATCAAATATGAAGTTGTAACATTTACAGGTCTGATAGTGATATTCCATGAATCTTCTTTGTTCTTCAAGCTCGCACTGGTTCAGCTGCGGTTCGTTTTGTTTCCTTACTTTCACAATACCATTCCTTTATTTCTATCTCTCTTTTTATCTTTGAAGCCATTCTGTTCACACTCTGAGTGCCTTTAAACTTATTAACCACCATGCTATAGCATTTCTCACAAGTGTTCTGACCGGGTAGGCGAGGATTTTTAAGGCATAAAGAGCAAACACCGTATTCCTTTGCTTCGGATCTCGGTATTAATCCAAGTGCAGCTCTCTGTTCATTACGCTTCTTTTTAGCTTCTTCCCGGCAGTAGTTACATGTTTTATGCACTCCGTCAGTCTTACGCTTATAGCAATGCGTGCAGACACCGTTTGAAATAGCTTTCTCACGACTTCTTTTACGTGATTCTGACTGATCAACGCCACGCATTTCTTCAGATTTGCGTTCACAGCAATCAAAACACAATGGCTTTCCTATTAAAGTCCTTGCATCCTGACCACCACAACGAACGCATTTGTGAAGTCTTTTACAAGTCTGATAATAACTGCTGTTCTGTTCGCTCTTTGTCATCATAGCTCTACATCATCAACTCCGTAAGAACGTGCGTATAAACGCCACGGTGAATCGGTAAACATTTCATAAACACTATCCGGGATCTTAGTACCATAGAACATAACGTATGGATTTACAAAGTATGTGGTTACATTCTCTGTCGGATGTCTGTATCTGCCTATAACTTGTGCTTTTATCAGCTTCGTAAGAATGTTTTCCTGATGTCTTGTTGCACAATCAAGAGCAGAAAGGATTTCATTCTTTGTAGCAGCCGGGCTTCCCAGTCTGTTGAGAAGTACATTCTCATTCTTGCGCATAACCTTTATCAGACTGAACATAAGATAAATATCTGACTGGTTAAGCTTTTTAAGAAGATCCCTTAAACACCATGTTGATACATGAATGTATGCGTACTGGAATGGCTGATCAACAATTGGCGTATCAGGCAGTTTCGGCTTCGGTATGTGAAGTTCATACTTACGTTTCTTTCCGATATCCGGACGTAAAAAGTTTGGCATATTCTCACTTCCTTATAGAACTTTGATTACTAATAATATTATAGCAAGTATATTTAAGAATGTCAAGTGAATTGTAGAAATTTGTTTACACGGATTTATACTTTATCAAGAAATGACTCCGTTACATCCACTTTATCTGTTTTATCTTCAGATGAAATCTCCCCAGTATTCAGCCAGTTTATCAAAAGATTTCTCATTCTTTTACTCGGTATATATATCTTTATAGGCTTTCCATCACGTATAGCTGAACGCCATATCCATTGAAGCATCTCAGACAATGCATACATATCCTGATCAATAGGTATCTCATTTAAAACAAAGAAGTTTGCAGTTACAGGATTAACATATCTGTTGCACAGATAGGCGAGTACAGTTCTGTCCTTATAGTCATTAGATGCCCGCATATTCATTGATATGTAGGACTTTGTATATCCTTTGCCTTGTATTTTAGTTTTATAGTCCTTAAATGTAGTCCATAAAGTATCTTGACTCTTAGATTTTACGATATTGATAAACCAGTTTGTAGTATTATTCTTCAACTCTTTAAGCAAACTGTTCCGAGTTGCTTTCTTGTACCATGCTACTGACAACGCTGTTTCAGGATCACCGATTCGATTAATCCTTTCATTATCACATATCCGAATCAGAGTCTTATCAATCGTTTGTGGTTTATAATTGTCATCACGTTTTTTAATTATATATTTTCCGTTCTCATAAGTAGCATAGTACCACTTATAATTAACTCCATGAAAATCATAATACCATTTCTGAATCTGCCCATCAAACAAATATGTAAGAATGAATACTTCTTTGAATGATACAAATGATTTGATAGGGAATAGCCAAATAACTACATTTCCATTATACTCAACTACGCTGCCAATATCACATAGTCTTTTAAGATCTGAAAATCTCCCGGCATAATCAGGCTTATCCCACACAACAAAATGGTTTTCATCAATATGAGCGTACTTTGATATATTAAGAATATCATCAATATCATCCTTAGTAATGTTATACGGCTCGACTACATCAGTTACTTCATCGAGAATAAGGATGTATTCGTTATACCTTATCAGCTCAAATACTTCATCATCAAATAAGTGAAACAAGGCGTGAGTGCTTATAATGTTTTCCTTGTTACTAAGAAGATGTTTAATTCCGTTTATCTTGCTTCCGTCCATAGCGACCGGACTTTTAAAGTTCCTGTCAGAACACTTTTCTTTGATCCTGTCTACTTCAGATAGGTATGGTGTGATAAACATAAACTTCTGTTCTTTGCTGGCATTGTTGATTGAATTAATCATTGCTGTAGTCTTTCCTGAACCCATAATGGAGTCAACTACATTAACTGTCATCTGTTTTCCTGTCATATCTCTTGTTCCTTTACTTGTTAAATATTTTTACATTTTTTTGTTCGATTCTTCGCAACTCGCCCACCGAACAGGTGGGTGGAAATTTGGCTGAGAAAAAATTATAACTTCAAAAGTTATAAAATCAATTTTAAACCACGTATCTACGTTGATTGATGGGTATAGGTCTTAAAGGAGAAATTGCAAGATTTAAAGGGTAAAAAATGTGTTTTTAAAGAATATGGTAATAATTGGTAAAAATTAAGGTTTACATAATGTTAAATAAAATACACTGTAAAAACACGACTTTCCTTTAAATTTTCCTATTTCTAAGTGCTTTTTAAAAGTGCCTCTAACCCTATAGCTACGTGGATAGAAGCCTATTTTTAAAAAATTGTCCTTATAAAGTAATCAAATTATAATATCATCAAATAAACTCCATAATCATCTTCAATACGATGCTTTAACTCGGATTTCAGCCTTTTAACATCCGCTGCCGAATAAGTTGTTTTCGCACCATTTATAGCGTATTCAAAGTGTTCCCGGTATCTGTTGTAACCGAAGGTGATAAGAATCTTTACAAGATAGTCGTAATAGGTTTGTATTGACTTCTCAGTTAATTGTTTTTTAGTAGACATAACAATACTCCTTTCGAGTTTCAGTAAAGTATTCGTATAAAGAAGTTTATACAATACAATTAGGGTTGTATATTTTTATCATAGCATATACATGCAATAATGTCAACATAACTTTAGAAAATTGTTCACTTGATAACCTAAGAAATTTCGGTAACCTAAATTCGCAGAACAGAGAAAAGAAAAGAAAATCCTTTCTTTTTAAGTCCCCCTTTAGGGGGATTTAGGGGGTATACAACGTAAAAGCCTTGACATTGTTATGCTGATGTGGTATCATGTTAGTAAACATAGTTCTAACTATACACAAGAACATTGAAAAAAGGAGATATATATGAACGTTTATTACAGATTAGCCGGTGTATATTACATTAAAAACAATATCAACGGCAAGATTTATATCGGTGAGTCAACAGATATTCCGTCAAGATGGAGATCACATATAATTGATTTAAGGAATGGGGAACATGATAATACTGCCCTTCAGGATGATTATCTTAAATATGGGTATAATAATTTCAGTTTTGGCATTTTAGAGTATATTATAATTCCCGATGGAATGAAACCAAATCAACATATCGTTGATTATATAAAGGTTGAAATGGTTTTATTAATGCGAGAATTTTATTATCAGAATTTATATGATAAAACGCAGACTTACAATGTTGAGTTTACACTTAGAAAAGTATATCAAACAAATGTTTTCCCTAATATTCCATCAAGCTTTCTAATTTCAGATCTTAATTGTTATGATTATCATAAAGAAATTGGTAACAATAAAAGCTTGTTTACTACTGAAAATGCTGCAATATTAATATATAATTATTTTATGTCCAAAGATCTTCTTCCGATTAAACCAAATTGCAGTCGACCTATAGAAACAGAAAATTTAAATTCTAATAAAGTACAATACAAACCTAAAAAAGCAGAAGTGCCTGATACTCTCCCGGATTTCATCAGGTTCATCAAACCTTACAATCCATCGGATATGTTGTTTTATAAATTCCAGTTTGACGAAATAAATAAATCCCTAAATGAAAATGACGAATCAAATATACCATATTACTCTTGTTCAGTCATTTACTATTATCTTGTCGTTAATAAATATTTAGCAGTAGCAGATGGTGCCCCTAAATATATTCCTACAGATAAGTCTTTTAATGAGGATTTATTTTATTTATCGGCAACTTCAACAGATAAGAATTTTAAATTATATATTACCGGTAAAGGCAAGCAGTTTATGGATAATATTGTTTCTAATATAGAGGAATGGATTAAAGAAATCCCGACATTTATTGAATATAATCCGAAGATTAGTAATAACATAATTAAAGCAGATTGTGATTTCTTGGATTATAACGTTATACAAATGATACCATACAGTAAACTTAAATTTTTTTCTGAAGTCGAGGAGAAATTAAAATCATCTTAATTATCATCTCCTTCTGCATCCTTCATCAAATTTAGGACTTATATACTTTTTCATTTTCATCACTTCTTTTCGGGCTTCTTCGGATTCGGGCAGTATTCAGGATCAAACTGCACAAAGCAGTCATCGCATGTGCAGTTATCATCATTGTGACTGCACTCTTTACACTTTATGCGTTCCATGCCGAAGTCTGAAGGATCGAGATCCCATCTGTCACAGGCTGCTTCCAGTGCAGCGTTCGGACAATGGGAAGAACAATTCCCGTTAATAAAGTTTTCACATTTACCGTTAGTAGGTACTTTTCTTTTCATTCTATTACTCCTTCACACCATCTTTGATAAGCTCTGTCACGCTGTTCCGATGCAACTTTCCATTCGTCACTTTCAAAACCGGCTTTTGTAAGTGCGTAGCCGTTAATCGGAGGACTTGCATCACAAACCAGTTCTGTGTATTCACCATAACTTTCAATTGCCGGGTGTCCCTGAGAAGTATATTCTATAAGTCCATCTGCTATGAGTTCTTTCAGTGCTTTTCTCATACGATATTTTGTGACTTCAGATTCCCATTCCAATAACCATGATATTGGGATAACTGCCCGGTCAGGTGCGTAACATGATTCATATATATCAAGTTCAGCCTGTATGATATGCGTTAATATCCGGTTTTTTACAAATTCTGTTGTCATTTGATCACTCCGCTTTCTCGTTTATTCATGTTTTATCTCACATTCATCCGGGTTAAGTCCTTCAGCCGTGCAGAGTAATAATTTTTCAGCTTCTAACCATTGTATTTCATCATCACCTGACTTAAACCAGCCTGATTGATATTTCTTGTTGTTTCTTATAGCATAAGCACCGGCACGCATTGCAAGTTTTAACGGTTCTTTTATTTCTATAAGCTTTCCAGGTGATTTGTCTGACACATTGCAGGCGTATTCCCGAGTATATTTTTTACTAATATATTCAAGCCCTTCTATGAGTCCTAAAGTGTTGTTTTCCTCAGTCATTTTCATTCTCCTTATCTTCTGCGCTTTCCCACTTTCTACACACGTCAATGTGGGCGTGAAGTGAATACTTGATGCAATTCTTTGATTTGACTCTCTTTATGCTTTTCAGACAAATAATAGGCAGCACATATCTTGTGTCAATCTTTCCGTATTTGCAATTAGCACAACACTTTTCTGTTTTCATTTTTCATTCTCCTTCATTATTTCAAATAACTTCTTTTCCTCATTTTCTGTGTTCCAGTCGCAAGGGATAGAACGCCAATCCTTTTCAATACTACATCTTTTCTTTAAAACACAAAATTCACACTCACGATCATGACAGTAGTTTGATTGTTTCAAGTGCTGCTAAAACAGCCATAATTCTTTTAACTTCGTATTCCATTAAGATCATCCTTTCAAATAGATTACATAGTACCATTAGTATTCGAGAACTATGATTACATGTATATACAGAAAACTCCCAACCAGTTACAGCCGGGAGCAATCTGCGATTTATCTGCTTTACCTTAAAGAGTAGGGATATAAAGAAGATATTCTTTTTAGGAATAAAAGAAACTAAGCTGGGTAACTAATTTCTTTTTGAGGATTTCGTAGAACTGATAAAGAAATACCAAAAGCTTGGCAGCTTTAATACCAAGGATCATCAGCTCTGTTTATCTTTAAGGTATGTTTATATTATAGCAGTTAGTTGTCTGCTTGTCAACATAATTATGAAAATAATTTCAGAGTAGTTGGAAATGGTAATTAAGATCTGAGAAGTAATACCTGTTTAACCCCCTAAATCCCCCTAAAAAATTAGGGGGACTAAGAGATAAGATTTTTTTGTTTGAGTTTCGTTTTTATTAAGGTCTGTAAAACACATAGGTTTGTAGAGAAGTGTAGAAATATTATTTTTGTGTAAACAGTATCCCTACCGGGTAAAATATATGCCCCTTATCAGGGATAATACCGGGGATATTATTCATATATGTTCAAAAATATCTTCGTATATATTTCATATATACTCAGAAAATATATTTCACATATACTACGTATATGTTCAAGAATCAAGGTGTATTAGTCGGTATAGTACACATATATTACGGTCTGAAATAGGGCGGAATTTAGCAAAACAGTGAATGTGGAATGTTTGTAGGAGATGTTAGATTGGCGTATTTTGGTGTTGCTAGGGTGGAGAGGGGAGTGAGAAAGGAGATATTTTATGGTAAAACATACAGAAAAAAATGACTATTAGTCATAAATAATTGACCGTTGGTCAGTAAAATAAATCAGAAAATATTTGTCAGTATAGGTGAGATAAATTACGACCGGCAGGGCGTTACCAGTAGGCGAGTCAGGCTTTTAGGAGAGTGGCAGTAGGAATCTGACCGACAGGGCAGTGAGAATGGATTTTTGAGCGATGAGATGTGTGGGTAACATATATGATCGTTTTAGTTTATAAGTATACGTTTTGATGTAAATATAGCCCACCAAAAAGATTTCTAAGTCTAATTACATGTATAATTAGACATAGAGCGAGGCGGCTGCCGGGGTTGCAAGCTCCGGACTGTAGACGGGTACAATTGGCGGTTATCAGGTCGAAAAAATGCGGTTTTTGGGGTTGCTCCGTCAATGTCAGCACCTGATTTTTGCAACCTCACACACATTTCCCGTCAAAATCCCGGCTATTTCCCGCCTTCCGTCCCGGCTGACTCCGCCTAATATGCCTTATATAGTCCCGCCTATAACAGAAAATAGCCGATTGCAAGCCGATTTCAGCAGAATTGCAAGTGCATTCATACTAATTGCAACCCGTCAAGCGTGACTATGCAAACCGATAATAACAGAATATCAGCAGAATATAACTGCTTTTCAGCAGAAAGCCCCGGCTATAATAGCAGAATACACACAATATTTTCTCGTTTCCCGCTGTCGGTGCGCTTGTTCAGGTGGCCGGCTGTTCTTTCAGGTGGTCAACCCGTCGCTGTCTGTCGTGATCAATAGCAGATTAAGAAGTATAACCGACTATTTCAGCAGAACAAAACACTGATATATAAGAAGTAGTCAAGCTGTTTCGGTGCTTTCCCGCTGTCGCTGCTCCTGATTCGGCTTTGCCGGTGTTACTGAAAACAAAACACTAATAAACCGGCTAACATTAAGAAGTAAACACACATAAAACAGTAATATCATAACAGTAAACCGGTAACACTAACAGAATAGCAGCTACACACAAAGAGAACTGCATACTATAAGAAGTACACACACACAAAGAAGCATAACCCTGTTCGAGGCTGCCGCTTGTTCGGCTGTTTGTCGGCTTTCGGCTTTGCCGTTGGCCGGCTCTGTTCCGGTGGTTGCTCCTGTTGCCGTGTCCATGTGTTACGCCTTCGCCCTGTTGGGTGTTGTCTTCCGGTACGGGTGCATGATGTCCGGGCGTTATGCGTTCGGCTTGCCGTGTGTCTTGCGCTGTGGTCTATGTGTCGCTGCTTCTCGGTTGCTGTGCTGTGTTGTGTATGTTGTGCCGTGTGTGGTTCTTTAAGATCTTACCGCACAAAGAATATAACTATATACAGATAGCCGGTATTAATCAGAATGCAAGCAAGCTATAATAAGCAATAGCAAGCTATAATAAGCAATAGCAAGCTATAATAAGCAATAGCAAGCTATAATAAGCAAGCCGAAAACATAAACCGGATTACTGGAACGAAAACAGAAAATTAATATACCTGGCTAAAGTATCAACCCGGAAAATTCCCGGCTATAAACGGAAAATATAAAACGGCTGTTTGTGCCGGCTCTCTGTGGCTCTGTGGGCGTTCTGTGTGGCCTCTGAATAGCTTCTATCATTCAGAATATACAGATATATTATAAATGCTTTGCTGTTGCTCTGTGCGGTCTGTGGTGACGTTTCTGAGTGAATACAGATAAACTATCTATAAGGATAATAAACCGGTTTGTATGCCGTTTGTATTGCCGTCTGTGGTGCGTTCTGTGCCGTGTCTGAGATAGATATATATAACTTGTCCCGGTTTTTGCTTGTGGTGTCCTGTCGGGCGTGCTGGTGCGGTTGCTGTCGGTGCTGGTTTAAGATCTCGCCCGGAAAACAAATATAAAACCATACGGATATAAAAAAATAGAGTATACACAATAATAATAACTGTGCATACTCTTTAATATTAATATTAAATTGTATCAGGATTAAAGATATATAACCGGGTTCGGCTGGTATCGTTTGCAAATATCGGTCGGCTTTACTCCGTCACTGTAACAACTATTTTTATATCCCTGATATAACAAGCAAGTTTTACAAGTCGGTTTCTGTTCGTGGATCTCTGCCCGGTGTGTGGTCTGTGATTCTGTGGTTGTCTGTGGCTTAGTGTTTGTGTTCTCGTTCATGGCTTCTTCGCTCCTTATTCAATAACAATAAATTGTTCGGGTTTCCAATAACCTATCATTGAGTTAGTATTAATATAATAACGTGGTTCTGTCCCGTTTCCTGTGTCAGTTTGCGGTCTATATTCATAGTTTATTTTTATATACCGCTTATTGTCTACCATGTCCTTATATAATATATCAGGGTTCAGCTTGTCCGGGTGGGCTTTTAAAAGGTCTTGAAATATCGGTTGTGATATGAATTTATCAGCTATTGCCTTTGTAAATCTTTTGGTGCTGGCTGGTACTACATAGAAACGATTTTTTAAAAATATTGCATAACCTGTTATCATGGTTTTAACTCCTTTCGGTTATGCCCGGAACAAATACAAATCATTCCGGGCGTGGTTCGTGGGTTTATGGGTTCATTCTTCCTCGCTTGCTGGCGTTCTTGCGGTATTTTATGCGGTTTCTTCTTTGATATGGTCGATAATTTCAGCGTGTCCGTTATAATCTATAAATATATCTGCATTTCCCGGTCTGCAATTAATCGGCATGATAATTGCAATTGAATTGCCGTTAATGAGTGCCGCCGGGCGTTTGTTCTCCTGAATGTGAATTGTTTTTGCTTCTGTAAATAGCATAGCGTCAATTAAATAATCAAGTCTAACCACAATATTATTATTAATATTAACTTTCAACGGTTCAGATTTTAATTTTCTGTTGGTGCTTTTATACTGGGCTTTTAAGATCTTTTCAAGGGCTTTCAGGTTTTCAGGGCTTTGTAAATAGTCCTCCGTTATCATGTCCGAGATTGAATTTAAAGAACTTTGGAAAGTGTTTAAATATTCGCTTTTAACGTCTGTTTGTGTTTCGTGGTCAGTATAATTCATAGTGGCGTATAATCTCCAAGGACTCGCAAATATTTGATACTGTTCTATTGTAAACGGCTTCGTCATAAATTTCATTTGTTCGGCTCTGTCTTGCTCGCCTCTACAATAAAGTTTTTCATAATTATTCAGGCTTTCGTCAAGTACATTTTTAATTGCTTTTATGCGTCCATTGCTGCCGGTTTTCTTCTTGTCTGCTTCTTCAATAAGTTCTGTTTGAAGGTCATTTATAATTGCCTGAGCTTCAAATAAATCATGATTTTTAATAACAATTGTTAGGCGTTCAATAAGTTTTTCATTTTTCATTTTAATTTCATCCTTTCATACTGTGCCGGGATCGCTCCGAGGCGTGTTTATCGCTTGAGGCTTTCCCGGCTGCTGTGGCTTCCTGATTGTTTATATTATAATATCGGGTTTAATTCCTTTGTATCTGCACTGTATAACCAAACTTTATTGCTTAGTGTGTCATCACCTCCGAAAATTCTATTAGTTTCTGTCACGTTTCTTTTTATGTTTTCGGGTTCAATACTGCCTTTTTTATGTGTCATTGCTTCATGTACACTAGTAAACGCTAAATAAAAATCAGAATTACCATAGAGTTTTGAAATCCTTTCAAGCGTTCCCGGAAGGAATGCCGCTATTGCTCCGTTTGTCTTTCGGTCTGTTGTCAAGAGTGCAATTCTGTCCGGGTTCAGCTCTTTAACTGTATAGCCTTTTTCCATTAATGCGCATTCTTTAAATGGTGCGCCTTCAATGTCAAAAATATTAGTGTATAATCTCGGCTTGTAAATTCTGTTTGTGTTTTCAAGTGCGTTATTCAAAATTTCTTCGGTGGTCTTGCCCCATGTTTCTGTAATGATTTCCGGGACTTTGATTGTGTTTAAAATGCCGTTTCCCTGATCGTCAAGAACAATTGCGTATAATGTTAGTGCAATATCACCGATTTTATTATAAATATTTCCGTTTAACTTGCTTGCATTAATGTCATAATTAAGTGGTCTTAATATTAAACGGTCTTTTATATTTTCGTACTTGTCGAGGCTGTTTGCTGTGTCGTTTGCCTGATCTCTGATAAAAAGTGCATACTTTATATTATCTAATACTGTTTTAATAACTGCGCTTTCTCCGGCTTCGTTGTAAAGCTTTTTCAGGCTGTCAACCTTTAAAAATACGCTGTTTTTTGGCTGCTCCGGTGTGATTGAGTATACAAACATACTTATTAAAAGGCTTTCGCTCTCGGTATCGTTGCAATACTTTTTATTAATCACCTTAAAAAGCTCTTTTTCTGCTTCTGTCTGTGGCTCTGTGCCTTTGTAATAGCTTGTTAACTCTGCACCTGTATCAAGTATATCAGCGTTATTCATAAGTAAATCAATAATATAATTATATGTGCTGTCTGCTGTGGCTGCTGTTGGTCTGTGTTCGTTGTGGTTTGTCATGGTTAAATACCTCCGTTATAATTGTTTGTGGTTTCTTGGTTTTAATCTTCAAAATAATTAATTCGTGGCGGTTCTGTGTATGTTGTGTTATCGGTTGCCCTGATCGTCTGCACTTTGTACCGTGTCAAGCTTAAAATGTAGTTTAATTCCCATGTATACGGCTTTGCAATTGCCTTTAAATTTTCAGGGACTAAATTATAATTATGTCCGTCTGCTATTAAACTTTTACGCCTTTTATTTTCTTCAATTCTCCAAAGCTTAACCGCCTTTTTTAGCTTCCGAGGGTATGCAGTAAAGGTTGTTATTTTCTCGCCTGTTTCCGTGTCAATTAATAAATAATCTACGGTAAAAGCTAATCTAAACCGTCTGAAAAAAGGATCTTGTAAATCCGTTTCAATAGCTTTTCGTGTGGCTGGTTTAATGTAAGAAGTATAACTATAATTTTCAAGCGCTTTTTCTTTGAATTTTTCGAGGTGGTTCACTGTGTTTTCACTCCTTAACTTTATTTACTGTAACATAATAACCGGTAAATGCTTCTGCGGTTGCTTTGACTTCTTCGGCTGGTTTGTATAATCTCGCTATTAGTGCGGGGCTTGTTGCGTCCTTGTATATGTCTATTCTATACATAATCAATTCACTCCTTTTCAAGTTTCATTAGTTCCCATGTTTCGAGGTCATAATAATTCAATATTTCATCATCCTCAATATAAAACGGTGTATTGTTATCACTGAGAATTATTATATAAGTTTCGCCCGGCTGGAGGCGGTCTGCGTATATCTCAAATATCTCACCATTAATATTAAAGCTTGTGTCGCTGGCTGCCGTTCCGGTTTCCTGATATATGCCCGGTTCGATGTATTGGCATGATGTGCAAGCGGTTGCAATTAAAGCAAGTAAAGCAATTATTTTTTTCATGGTCTTTTCATCCTTTCACTGTATACCGATTTTAATATTAAATTCTGCGTGCCTTGCGAGGTCGTAAACTGCCGAAAAATTAATATCAAACGTATAATATAATTCTTCTTTCTGTTCTTCTGTCAGATTGTAAATGCTGTTTGTTATCGCTGCCCGTCCGCCTTCATAAGCTTTGTCAAGCTGTTTTTGTGCCTGTTTTACTTCTTCAATGCTGTGCAAGTTCTCGAATATTGGCGAGGCTTTTGTGATAAGATCTTGAATATTTGAAATTATCCCGGCTTTTAATTTTGAAATGTCTTTCATGGTGTCATTGCCTCCCGCTGTATTTTCAATTCTGTTTCGAGTTCTTCAACGAATTTATAAAGATTTTCTATCCCGTCTATGTCGTTTTCTTCTATGCTTTCTTTTATTTCTTCCTGATAATCATTTAACTTTGTTTCAAGCTTCTTAATATATTCAATGTGCCTGTCCGGGTGTCGTGTGTATCGGCTTTTTGCACGGTCTTTCATTTGCTGGAGTTTTTCAGCCTTGTATGCTTTGTTTGTTTCTTCGATTTCTGCCGGTGTCAAGCTAAAATTAATGGTGCTGCAACCATTTAATTTTGAATAGCTTAAAAATACTTGTCTGCCTTCCCACTGATAATAATAATTATCATGTTTATATGTTCCGCTGGCTGTTTCAATGTGTGCCGTGCTTCTCTGCATGTACTTAATACAAATAGCTGTTTGTTTCGCTGTGATCCATTTATCCCGGTTTGCTCCGGTCTGATCAAATAAAGATCTTAAAAAAACATCATCAAACCATTTCATTTTTTAACACTCCTCAAACCTGTTGACGTGGTGGCGGTTTCCGGATCGCTCCGGATTTTCTTTTACTATCATTATTATATCACTTTCCTCCGTCCACGTCAACACTTTTCAGGCGTGTTCTGTATGGTTTATGAGTTATATAATTATAACCTAAACTATATAACTTTGTTTACTTCTTAAACTGTTCTATCGTTTCTAAAATGCTGGTGATGCTGCAAAAAATCAGCGAGGATATTAATAATATTAGTGTCATGCTGTTTTATCCTCCTTGATGGCTTCAATGTTTTTCTTGATAGTATCAATAAAGGACTTTAATATATTAAAATCTGCATGATTTACAACTGTTTCTGCGGTTGCTGGGTTTAAGATCTCGTTTTCTATGTCCTTTATAAAAGGCGTATTTTTAAAAAGGTTTTTATTATTCTGCATTGATACATAGAAATAATTATATAAATTATTCAAATGTACTTTTGTTAGTTGCTTCTGCTGTTCGGGCGTCAACCCGTTAAATTCTGCTGTTCTGTTGTACTGGGTATTATCCCACAAAGCTTTAAAAACTGTATTATAATCAGGTATATTAATAAATATATGCTTTTCTTCTCGTTCTTCCTCGGTTAGTCTGCTATTAGCAAATATATTTATATTGTACTGCATACAATCAATATAGCCTTTTATAATAGCGTCCTTTAGTTCGTCGGCTGCCTTTGGTCGCTTGTCGTGTAAACAGATTACGGTGTCATTATATCCAATGTTTTCATATGTTTTTCTGATAGTATAATTATTTATTTTTGCGTCCCTCCATATTTTTAATACTTCTTTTTCGTATGTTCTCGGGCGTGTTTCAGAATTATAAAACCATTTGATAACTGTTATATTAATATCTCTTTCTTTTAAAAACTTTGTGGCTTTTTCTATAGCTTCGTGCATTTCCTGTATGTGTCCCGGGTTTGCTTCAATCCATGCTTTCACGTGGCTTTCAAGCCCTTTTACAGTTGCAATATAGTCAAGTTCTATTAATAACTTCCATTCTTTCATAATTGTAGTACCTCCGTTTATTCTGATCACATTAGGCAACAAACAAAGATTATATTTCCCCGGTCGGGTTGTCTTTTGCTCGCTGCCTGTTGTGATTGTTGGTGTGTCTTACTTCTTTAAATCAACCTTTTTCTTTAAATCAACTCGGTACGGCTGCGGGTGCTGTCTGTCTGTGCTGCGTGTGCGTTTGGTCAGTGTGACCGGTTTTTTTAATGTTACCATAGTTTTAAACCCCTTTCATACTCTGTTTAAATAGTCCTCGATAAATGCGAGGGCGCTTTTCTGTGTCAGGTCGTGTGCGCTCGGTGTCTGTAGTCCGTCAATCTCAAAACGGTAAACACTGGCTTTTGTTCTGTCCATCCATAATTTTAATCCGACTTTGTGCCCGTCAACTGTGTAATACTGGTTTATCCATGAGTTTTTACAGTTTTTCATGTGGTTCTTGATGTGCTGCATAAATTCCGCTTTTGTCATTGTCTAATACCTCTATTAATTATTTCTTAACTTTCATACTAATTTCTTTAATATCATTAAAATTGATATGTGGGCTGTATGGCTTCTTTGTTTCGTCAAGTTTCATTTCTATAAAATGTGGGTAAACTGTTTTTAAGTGTTCTATGTCTTGCATTAACTCGGTGTATTCTTCCGGGCTGAGATCCTGAAGGTGTTTATGATCCCATTTTAACCACATTTTCCGGGCTGTACCTTTTAAAAGTCTGTCTTGTGCCTGCCCGCCTGTTTTATAATCGGTTTTGGGTCTGTTGAATTCGTTTGCCGATGTGCTAAAATGTGCGCGTTTGTTAGTTGATAATGTATAGTAATGTATTTCAAATACTATCATTCTTGATACCATAAAGGCGTATAAAAATTCTTTCATATTCTATTTACCTCCATTAATCACTTCTATAATTCAGCTGTACCGGGCTAACGCTCCGGTATCAGCTAAACTATAGATTTTTGTTTACTGGTTTTTAAAATTAATCTGCATCGGCTGCCGGTTCAATGTTTTTGTAGGCTGCCTCGCCCATGTTGCACTGAATTTCAGTTAATACGTTACTGTATGCCGTGCCGAAGTGCTGAATACCTAACAAATACATGTCAAGTTTTTCATTATAGTAAACAATTTCATTTGTAAAGTCTTTCAGGATATTTGCACCGGCTTCTGAGATAATAAACCATGTGTAAATCTCGTTATATTCCTCATGGTCATAATCCTCGCCCGGCTCAACTTCGTTCCCGTCTGCATCGTAATATGTGCAATCGCTGCCGTTTTCTATTTCCCAATAATCGCAAAATTCCGGAAGGGAAATAATTGTATTATTCATTACGGCATCGAATGACTTTAAAAGTGTTGCATAATCAACCCGGTTATGCTCGATCCCATAGTCAGAAATTTTCTGACCGCAAAAATAAACTCCTGATACACCTTTTAATCTTGGCATAATAAATTCCTCCTAAAAATTAACATGTGCGGCTTGTATTCGTTTCGGGCGTTCTATCCTTGCCCTGTGATTATATTATAAATCAATTTCCCGTCCATGTCAACACTTTTAAATAAAAATATATTGCTTGTGAGTAATAATATTATAACCTAACAGTTATATATACTATTATATAGGCTTTTCGTGGTTAGTTTGAGAAGTCCGGAAGGTTGCGGGTTCAGCTCTTGCCGGGATCAGATCAGCGGTGCATCGTGTGTGGCTTCTGCATCTGCTCCGGTGATCGCTTGCGGGTGTCGGGATAATGCCCTCCGGGGTGTACATCTGCAAAAGCTCCGAATGTTTCCGGGTTGCTTCTTGCCGGGGTCAGTATTTCCGGGCGCATGATCTCCGGTTGTCGGTGTCAGTGCTTAAAGAGTGCCGCCTTAATTGCTTGAGGTGGTGCGGTCTTTGCCGGCTGCCGTTGGTGCTGTCGGTATCTGCTCGGACTGGTTCAGGCGTTCCCGGTGGTTTCTGTGGGTTCTGTAGGCGTTCCCGGTGGGATCTCCGGAAGGTTTCGGGCGTTTCCGGGACTTCTGCCGGGTTTCCGTGGGTTTTCTGCCGGGGTTTCTGTCGGTGGTTGTCAACCTGTCCGAGATCTTGACCGGGATTTATTGGCATTTGGTTGGTAACTATAATACGCTATAACTGGAGGAAAATGGATTGTCTAAGGGACTGGTAGGATGTGGGACTGCTGGTGGGTTGCGGCAGCTCCGTCCTTCTCTTGACAACCTAAAATATTTATGCTACAATAAAGCAAACATAGTTCTATAGATGAGCGATAATTCGGCAATCTATAGGACATTAAACCACAATAGATTGTCGCAAGACAGAAAATGAGGGAGGATCTCACATGAAATACCAAAAGGAATTTCTGACAGACTTCACGAGGGTTCACAATGAATTTCTTCGTGATAAGACACTTAGTTTACAGGCACGAGGAGTTTTGATAACTCTGCTTCAGCTGCCGGACTCATGGAATCTCAGTGAAAAGACTATTATGAGCATACTACCTGATGGTCAGAAGAAAGTTTCAACAGCTCTGAAGGAATGCGAGAAAGCCGGTTATCTCTGCCGGGAGCGTGTTGTTGATGAAAAAGGGAAAGTGGTAGATATGATTTATCATATCAGTGATCAGAAGCTTCCCAGTAGCGTGCTTGAAAAGTCATTTAGACACGGAGTTAACAAAGTGATTAATGCTGTTAAAAATTTTGTCACTTCAAAACAAAGTTCCTCAAATGAAGAAAACCCACAATTTAAAAAAGTAAATGTGGTTGACGCAAATACGGGAAACCGGAGTAATATCATAACAGATAATACATGTAATAAAAATGCATGTAACAATCAATCAATCAACCCGGATGAGATTGAAACTGAAATAAAACAGAATGTCAGCTATGATTACTTGTGCGATCGTTACGACAAAGAGCGAGTCGATGAGGTAGTAGGGATTATGACCAGCGTTTTACTCAGCACGGCAGATAAGATCCGCTGCGGAAAGCAGGACATGTGCACATTCAGCGTCCAGAATACTTTTAAGAAGTTGAATCACATGCACATAGAGTATGTTTTTGAATGTTTTAGTAAGCTAACAACAAAGATCAATAACGTCTATAACTACATGGTCACAGCACTTTACCGATCTTATTTTACGATGAATCACTACTATGACTCAGAATGCCGGCTGCTTTAAGATTTACGGAAAAATCGTTTCAGTTTCTTGGAAAAATCAATCCTGAAAGTACGGAAAAATCGTTTCCATATTTTTGGAAAATCAGTATCTTGACAATTGAATAGGCGTTTTTAAAATTTCCTGAAAATATTTCTGAAAAAATTTAAAAAAAGGTGTTGACATGGGCGGAGTTCAGTGATATAATAAACTCAATGAAAGAAATGAAGTCCGATAAAACCGGAACTTACGGGAAAAATCATTCGGATTTCTTGGAAAAATCGTTTAGAAATATTTGACAGATTATTGAAAGGATGTTTACTATGAAACTTAAAAACCATGAAGCAGTACTTGAAGCACTTATTGAACAGATTAAGGAATTTCAGTGTGATCTTAACAAGTATCAGACAGATGTTTACCTTTACATCAAGGACGGGAACGGAACTGTTGATACTTTTACAAACGTAGGTGGTAACAGCTGGCTTGATGATGATCACTTCACAATCTACACCGACAAAGAACACACAACTACAATTATAGACGAGCTTTCTGATGGTGAATCGTTTAACTGGCTTATTGATGAGCTTGAAAGTAATTATAATCTTTCAGGAATTAAGGAAAAAGCATATAAGGATATTACAGCTGCGATAGATGACGAGGACTATCTCGATGATATAAGTACCTTTGATGATCTTGACTTATATGATGTCGAGATGTACCTTAAAAAGAACTATAGCACTCAGATTGAGGATTATTATAAGAAATATTTTATCCCGGACTGTTGTATGGATTATATCTCTGAAGCTGCTGACCATGTTTTAGATGAATTTGAAGAAACACACAGCTATGTAGTTCTTGATGATGACCGTGAATTTGTTTCAAAACACGATGACTATGACGATGCTGTAAAGGCTGCTGAAGATCTTGGAAACAATGCAATAGTCACTGTATGGCTTGATGACTGATTTTTTTTAAATCCAGTATAAACAAAATCTATAGATATATCATTAAGATTTGCCAGTCGGTTGATAACGGTGTATTTATGGAAAAATCAAGGAGAAATAATCATGAATAAGAAGTTTGATTTACTGCCGCCTGATGTTCAGGATGAAGTCAAAACCGCTTTAAAGGCATATAACAAGGCTTATGTGATATACGAATACGGAAAATATAACGTGTCTGTCGGCATAGCTATCAAGAATCATTATGCAGACGATCATGAGTTCATTGGAACATATTATGCCGATGATGTTTTCAGTCCGGAAGAACGCATTATAAACTATGTCGAGTCGTTTCACTCATATCCGGGTGAGTACAAAGGCAAGCGTGATTACAATCTGATTAACAGTCTGTCTTGGAATGATCATGTGATGTTTGATGCTGCCGGGAATATAGTAAAGGTTTGATTATTATGGAAAAATCGTAGGTGATTATATGAACTTAGATGATGTTAAGAACCTTATAAACATTCAGAAAACTATCTTTATGAGAAGGCTGCTTGTTGATGATGAGGACTTCAATGAAAGATTTAAGGCTTATTGCATTGGAGTGTTTGAAACATTCCAGCTTTACAAAGGTATTTATCCGCCTAAAGATCTTTTGTCTAAGCATACAGATTCTGAAGTAAATGAATTAGACACATTTATATTCAAGCGTTGTGTAGAACTTTCAAGAGAACATACGCATAAAGAAGTATCAAACAGAATTTTTCAGAATATTGAAAAGGAGTTACAACCATGACATATGATTCAATCCGGGACAAGATCGTTTTAATCCCACGTAAAGTTGACATTAACAGTGTAGAAGTTATCGGAGATTATCTGTGGGATCAGCCGATAAAAAATGCAGACTTTGTTTTCCTGTACGGTTATATTGATACCGAAGGTGAGATCCAGCCGATAGAAAAAGATCAGGTAAAACAGTGGGGATGCCAGCCTACATATGAGTATGCTTTAAAAAACACGGAAAAATTGTTCCCGTCTAAGTATTTTGCTGAGTTAGACAGGGAAATCAAGATAGAAAACTGTCATTCAGATATTGTAGCTGTGTCAAATTCTAAAAGCAGACTCGGAGCTGTGTCTATCTTTTATCCGGGAAATGCTGATAAGGTTGCTAAGAATTTTGGCGGTGACTTCTATTTCTGTTTCATATCCTTGGATGACTGTATGTGTCATAAGATTGGGACGATTGAACCGGAGAAGATTAAAGAGTTTGTTACGACTACAAACAGCATATATAATGATAGTTACGGACTCAGCAATAAGGTTTACAAGTACAATTTCTTGGAAAAATCATTTGAAATGATTGATATTTAATAGTGATTGTATACAATTATGATATAGGTGATTTAGTTATAATATACAAATATTAAATATTAAAGTTCTAAAATAACATTAACACTTTAAAATATATCAAAAATCGTGTATAATAAAGAATAGAGGGTTTGAAATGAACGCTGCTACAAATACATATGTATGTAAGTATACTAAAAAAAGGGGAAAATTTAGAACAATGATAATAAACCAGTATTATCTTGGCTTGATGTGGTGTATAGGCAGCTTGGCAAAAGACAAGTCGATATATGTACTTCAGAGTTTCGAGCCGGATAAGATTTATTACATGAACCAGCTTAGGAACATCACATTGGCTGATGTGAATACTCGCACACGTAAATACCGGGGCGATGACAGAGAAATCAAGATCCTTCGCTTCACAGATGGTGTATATGCCGAACGTCTGAGAGAGTTAGGGTATGATGATCCTGATGTCGAATATCCGGATGTTAAAAACATTGAATTTATCTGTGCTGTACTGGAGTGCAGAATTAAAGTCGCTAATACTAACAGCAAGACCATACTGTTTAACGCAAGTGTCGCAAATGTAGAACAGTGGAACAGGCTTGTCGGTACATATCTGACAGCTTCTAAGCCACCTGTCGTACATTACAGGGACAGAGATGATTATAGGATTTGCTACACAAGAGAAGAAATGTATGCATGTGCAAAAATCATGGTTCTTCAGGAGTGTAGTAATAAGGATTTTTGGAATGGAATTATAGAACTTTGTGAAAAATAAGTTCTGAATCAATGAGGGTACAAGGAAAGATGGAAATAATTAATGACTATAAACTTGGCATTATGTGGGCAACAGGTACACTTGCCAAAGGGACTGATCGTTATGTGTTACAAACGAGCAATAAAGATAAACTATACTTTTTGGAAAAATTATCTGAGATTAACCAATCCGAAATAGTAGAAAAAGAACGCATCGTCCGAGGTCAAAAACAACCTTTATGGATGGTGCGTTTTTCTGACGGTTTATATTCTGCCCGGCTGAGAGAGCTGGGATATGATGATCCGAATATTGAATATCCTGATTATAAAAATCAAGACTTTGTAGCAGCGATACTTGAATTGAAGCTTAATCCGATTGTTACTCGCAATAACAACCTTTACTTCCGGGTACACTGTACAAAGCCTGATCAATGGATGCACTTCACAAAGAGATACTTGCCTGAGAAACCGATAAATCTTTGTTTGGAAAACACTTATAGAATTACATATACTCGCTCCGAGATCTATATTCTTGCTACAATTATGCATAACATAAGCAAGAATAAAAAGCTGTGGAGTTCATACATTACCATGTGCAACCCATACAAATAGTTTATCATAAATTTGTATGCAAGTCAAGTCCTAAACCGTTGACATTGGTAACTGATAAGAGTATAATAATATCATGGGTAACAATTTCGTCAACACTTTGAGGAGGATTTGACTATGAATACAAATGTTTTAACTGCTGCAAATTATTATGATGTATCGAATCTGAATGAACCTACGATAAAGGTTATCAGTAGAAATCCGCATATCAAGAAGTTTCAGGCTCATACGTCAGAAATCCAGTCACGTTCTGCTGATGCCGTTCGTGATCGTGAAATCATTAACAAGGCAGTAGAGGACTTCATGATGAATAAGGCTTATTATAAGGCACTTTACATCATCATGTCATCAAACTGCGGTCTGAGATATTCAGATCTTGTAACGTTGCGAGTATGTGATGTTCTACTTCCTAATGGAGAAATCACTGATGGTTTCTGTTTGGAAGAATCAAAAACAAGTGCGCTTCGTTCGGTTTACTTCAATAAAGCAATGAAGTCCGTTCTGAAGTTTATTATAAATTTTAAAGATCTTTCAGCCGAGTCATATCTTTTCCTCACCGATGGCAACAGAAAATCCTACTTCAAAGAGTGGGTTTACGATGACGATGGAAATATTGTTGATGTTGTCAAGACCGGGGAAAAGTATGATGCAAATGGCAAGGAAAGGCAGTATGCTCCGGTTTCATGCAAACAGGCTTCACGCTGGTGGTCAGAGTTACATGATTTTGGTGCAGACGGCAAGCTTTCCTCTCATAGTGCGAGGAACACATTCAGGTACTTCATCAGTACCAGCGGTGTGTCTGACGAAGGTGACATTGCGTTAGCTTCACAGTGTATGGCTCACTCATCTGTGGCTATTACTGCAAAGCATTACGCTAATATCACTGAGTCTATGAAGAAAAGAGCTGCCGATACTTTAAATCTCGGTCTTGAGGCACTTGAAAGATCGTTAAGTAGTATGTTAATTTAAGAAAGGGTGGTCGGAAAAATCATTTATTAAGGGTGAATTGTTGATGTACAGTAAAAAAGTTCTACAATTTTGTTGATAAAGGGAGTGTTACGGTTGATAATTAGGAATTTTGCTGAAGTAAAGAAACACCTCGCAGATATTATCGTTGGTTTTGAACGTCAGCTTAACGACTATCAGACTGACGTGTACGGTTATCTTAATGATGACGGTACGATCAGACTTGAAACGTTCATTAATGTTGGCGGTAACTCTTGGAAAAATGATGATCATATCTTGGTGTATTCAGATTATGAACACACTGATGACATGATGTCTAATCTTTCCAATGGTTGTGACGGGGGCAGCTGGACTTGGCTTATTGATGAGCTGGAGTCCCTTTACAACAAATCAGGAATTGCAGACGAGATAATTAATGCATACAGAAACACCTCTGATTACTCCGGGGATAGTGTCGTTTGTATTGAAGATCTTGACGTAACTGATGTAGAACGCTATTTGGTTGAACATTTTCTGCCTGAGATAACTGATTATTATCAGAATGTCTTTGTGCAGAAAAATGTTATTATCGTCGATATTGTTGACGATGCTTTAAAGGAGATCGAGAAGAACTTTTGTTATGTTGTTCTTCGGGGGAAGAAACTTGTCGGTGATGCGGAAAATTATGATAACGCATGTAAACTGGCAGAAGAATTTCCGGGCAGTACAATAGCTGTTTGGAAAAATATAGCGATTATGTCAGCGAGGGTTGCAGCCATGTAGCTCTTGCTTTTAAGGAAGAAAGGGGAAAAAATTAAATGAAAAATTTTGAAGAAGTCATCGAAGTAGCTGAAGCCATAGGCGTCCAGGAAGTAATTAATGAATTTGTGAGTCGTGGGGTTATCAAGGTAGATCCGGACTCAGACGATGACGAAATTTTCCAGTGTTTAATCGCTGAACATTGGGATGAATTAGAGGAGTATACAAATTCCATTAGAAAAACTGTTACTACTCTACGTGATTAGGCGATTAGGAAGTCAAATCCTTGACGTTTTAAACAAAAATGAAGAAAACCTATTGCAAAATAGACTGAGTTATATTATAATTAAGATAGTTATAGTGAACATAGTTCTATGAAGCAATAGGAAAACTTCATGTGAACTTTTAAACCACTATGAGAGGAGTTAAATTATGAAAAGTAAGTTATTTGACAAAGCTTTTGATACGTATGTCTTAACACTCTCTGCGGTTAATCAAAAACGTATACCAAGATTACGGAAAAGCGTTGAGATGTTTGAGAGTCAAGGATATGATCTTTCTAAAATGACAAGATCGGAAGCAAAAGAATTATCCAGCATAATATGTGACGGACTGTCTTATACGTCTGCGGTTTCATATTGTGCAGTTCTTAACCGATTTCTTAAAGACGTAGAGGATCAAACAGGCAAACAATACGAAAAGGTTTATGCAACGAGAAGTGTAGTAAACTGTCCAACATATGCTTCAGAAGATCAATTTCTTGATGAAGTTGAAAATCAAATTGAAGCATTTACATCTGAGATGCAACGTGACAGAAATTTGAATGAGGAATTTACTCAGGAATACAGAAATGGTTTGAATTACATCGCTGTGTATTTAATTCTTAGATTTTATGGAATTACAGCTGATGAATGTGTGAACATTAAAATGGAAGATGTATCTGAAGAAAATCAAATCATTATTCTAAACAGAAACGGTAGACCGGTACTAAAGAAGTTTAATGATCGAGCGTGGAAACACATTTTAGATCTGAAAAATCAAACTTATGTAGTACATTTTTGGGCGCACATTATTAGAAATCCGCTGCCGAATACAGGTTATCTATTTAGGAATAATCGAGCAAAGAATAAAGCGGATTACAATGAGAAAAAGCCTATCAGTAAGATTCTGCTATCGTCTGCACAATACCGATTAACTAAAGGAAGTAATATAAAAAAGAATTTATCTTTATCAGGAGCTTTTATTTCGTTCCCGAAAAGAATTAGTGATGCTAATGACTTATTAGACTATGTACATGATTATATCGGAGATGAACCAATATCTGATGCATCTATTAAAAAGAACTGGTTGTTGTTTTTGGATTATGAAAACGAAATGATTAAGCAAGCCGAAGCGAAGAAAACGGCTCAGACTAAGAAGAAGCCGGGAAGAAAGAGAGCTGGTAATGCAATAGCAACTACTAATTAATATTTAAAAATATAATTAAAGTGTTTTAAAAGAATTACAAAGGATGTTTTAAAATTTATAAAAGAATTTAATTAAAAAGTAAGTATATCAAAATGTATAGTAAGAGGGTATTATAATGAAAAATGAACGATTAACAAACAAGCTGCTTTTAATGCAATGTAATAGGGATATAATGTGGAAAATAGGGTGAAGTGTACTTCTGTATACGGATAATTTTGAAAACAATCCGGGATGATTCCCGTTAGCGAATATCTTTTATATAAAAAAATGAAGATCTGACCAGTGATTTTAGATTGCTGGTCATTTCTATTTAAAATTAAGTGCTAAAAGTTCTATAATTTTTATAGAAAGGTATTGACAATCAGTTGGAACTGTGCTATACTATTATCAGTGGCAGAGAGATATGAGTTCTTGACAAGCCATTAAACCTCCATTTTACATACGCAGATTAATATCTGCGACTTTCATATTCTTACCTCTTTTGTGTGTCGGGTTTTTACATGCGTGCGGTAAGATAGTTTTCCCGGCACACAATATACTGCGGTATCGTCTAATTGGTAGGACAAAAGAATTTGGATCTTTTAGTTAGGGTTCGAGTCCCTATGCTGCAATTCATGAGTTACAGTTTTTCATACAATCTCTATCATCCCTAAAAAGCTACTGTGACTCATGACTGTTTTAATTTATTTCTTTCTTTTTGTAGACCTCATGTGTTGCTCCGGTTCGACTCCGGAGTGATGCAATCATTACCTAATACCTGTTATTCATGGTAAACTCCTATTCAAATTAATCATGGGATTATGGACAGATCCCAGCATATTGTAGTATGTCAAAGTCCGTTGAAGTTATGGTACTGGCGTGCGGTTCGTCAGATTCGGTTCGACTCCGGATGCTTCAATCAGGAGAAGGGGAATATCTTCTTTAGTCTGAAGTCTTAGTGCGCATAAGATTTAATACAGATAGACACCTGTCGTAATACATGATGTTGCGTGATGTATAATTCGTGCCACGTTGAGTTTGATAAAATGCTTTTCTCAGTTCTTCGGAATAAAAAACGCAATATGTGGTTTAAACGGAAGGCTTTTTTCACAGAATAAAAAATAAAAGCCTCACACAATGGGAATTTAGCTCAGTTGGTTAGAGCACCTGACTGTTAATCAGGGTGTCACTGGTTCAAGTCCAGTATTTCCCGTTAGTTGCTCCAGCTATCGTGTTGGTTTGAAATTAGCCACATTCGTGTGTAAAAGAGAACTTCAATTAAACCTTCTGATGAAAACACCGGTTAAGTAGTCGGAAGCTTGCTTTCACATAATCGCCCAGCTATGGTGAGAAGTTCTGTTAGCTATTGGTGTGGAGGCAAGTATTTGGCGGGGTAGTTTAACAGTAGAACATCCGGGAATCTATAATAGATATTCACGGAAAACGGTGGTGCGACTCCACCCCCTTTCTTCAGAGGAAACCACATAACAGTCCCGTTCTTTAAGAGATGCAGCAATGTGTGTGATTCGTTTCGCACCGGGACTCTTGTAGATTGTCACCTTTATTCATTTAAGGAAGTGTTATAATTGAATATTTTAAAGATTTCAGGAAGCAGATTTGAAGAAGTCATCGCTGATGTTCAGAAAGAACTGGGTATCAGGAGAACTAATAATTATGATGATTTCAACAATTCAATTAAAAAACTTATTCGTCCGGAAAATTTCTTATTCAATTCCTATGTTCTTAGAATTGATGGATTTGAATATAAGGTAAACAGGTTGGAAAATACATTCAGCTATGGTACTACCGACAAAGCTTTTATTCGAGTTAAGATTGATGCTAAAGATGCTAAAAATGCTATTTATACTGCTACTGAAGTGTCGGGTACTCTTTATGATGAGTTAAGAAAGAAAAGAGATATGCCTAAAAGCAAGAAGAACGATATGATGACTGAAGGAGTTTACAACACAGTTATCCCAGTTATCTGCTTTGAACGTTATATCATGCAGCTCATGGAGTCCCGGAACGTTACTACAGTGGATCTTGAAAAAGTTCAGACTATAGTCAAGACCAGTAAACCGGGGAATAAGGCTAAGAAGAAAAACAAGCCAAGAGTTACTAAAGAAATAACACTTAATTTTAAGGACATTGAAAGAGTTGTGTATTCACGTCCTGAATTACCGAGAACATACACACATCACGTTGAGTCCTTTGATGTTGCCGGGCATTACAGACACTATAAATCCGGTAAGGTTGTGTTTGTAAAAGGCTATACAAAAGGAAACAAGGATGCTAAAATATCTGATAAAACCTATAAAATAAATCTCTAATGCTGAAATCCATTTTGCCCACGTACAGGAAGTAGTTGTACGTGGGTTGATAAAATGGTATTATTTTTTACAATTGAGTAAACAAAAGTCTACAATTTTAATTATAAATCGAATAGTAAAGGAGAATGAGAAATGAAGTTTGTTGTAGATGATAAGTCCTTTGATAACTATGATGATGCAAAGGCTTATGAGGAAGAAGTCAAGAAACCACAGGATGAAGAACTGAAGAAGGTTCAGGATCAGCTGACTAAGCTTAATGCTGAGTATAAGACACATCATGAAGCACTCACTAAGCTGTCAAAGGAAATCTTTGAACTGGAAATGCAGAAGTTAAAGCTCACAGGTGATAAATCTAAGAAGCTTAACGGTATTTTATCAATTTTAAATTTAATTTAAGAAGGAGTAAAATGTATGGATAACTTTACTTTTATTGGTACAATCAGACCTATTAAGGACAGTGACAAGCTGAAGGGATACGAAGAAAAGACCTTTGATTCAGGCTGGACTAACAGACAGCTGAAGTTTAATGTTACATCCGGGACGAATTCTTTAATCGTTCAAATTAAGGGTGGATGCTTTACAGACAGCAAGGGAAATCCGAAGTCAGATAACAAGGTGTACACTTCTGTTAAGGGCAAGGATAAGGCTGAAAAGGCTGAAATCCCGTGGAATGATCGTAAGAAGGCAAGCTGGCTTGAAAAGGTTGTTGTTTGGAAGAAGTTTGTTATTGACACTGAACTTCCTGAAGATCGTAAGAAGATATATGCAATTCGTAAGTCACTTGACGAAGGCACAGCTCTTACAGATGACCAGTATAAGTTTTTAAATGTTGGCACAATTGAAGCTGCAAAGGAAGCTATCGAAAAGAGAGCAAGACATGAATATCTTTCTGAATGGGACTATGCGGAAATCGTAAACAAGTATATCGCAAAGGTCGGCAAGGACGATATGTTCAGGGTAAGCGGTAATATTGAAATCAGCTACGATGCTGAAAACAATACGGCTTATAAGAACTACATTGTAACTAAGATCGAGAAGATGCCGGCTGATACTACACCGACAGCTACTGCTGTAATTGATGTGTTCTTTAACAAGGAAGCGTTTGATGCTACTGACTGGACTGAAACTCCGGTTGAAGGAAGTAATCTTCCGAAGTTATCAGGCGTGGGTATTGTTAATGCAAAGCAGAGTTATTTTGCAAGCAATAAGAAGTATAATATCAAGGGCACATTTTATACAGATATTGTATTTGAAGTCCCGGCTTCAACAGTTGGTTATGCTTTAAAGTTTAAGATGTCAGCTGCGTTCGATAAGGATGTTACATGGAAGCACATCCCGGTCAGAGTTAAGGTTATTGACGGAGCACCAGTAGTGGATCTTACACCTGATATGCTCACTGATGAACAGAAACTCGATATTGAGTGCGGATGCTACACGCTTGAGGAACTTCAGAAGTCCATGAGTAATGTATACGGAGAAAAGGTACGTAAGTATGTATTTGATAGCCTTATCCCTAACAAGGTTGCTGAAGATACAGCATTTACTGATGAGGATATGGTTGAAGCACATAGCACAGAACAGGAAGAAGTAGCTATTACCAAGGAAGAAGAACAGGACGTATTTGAAGATATTCTTTAATGCAGTCCGACAGAGAGCTGCCGGTGAGTGAGAGTAGCCGGGATACGAGATGAGAAGAACAAATTTCAAGGAGATATTAAAAACATATGAGAAAGATAGATTTAACTGGTCAAAGGTTTAGCTATCTTACTGTCATAGAAGAAGATCTTGAAAAATCCACTCCGGGAAACATCAAATGGAAGTGCCGTTGTGATTGCGGAAACATTGTTACAGTTAAAGGTGGAAATTTGAAATCAGGGAACACTACGAGTTGTGGTTGTAATCAGAGAAGAATTTGCTCTGAAATGTTAAAACAATATAATCGCTATGATCTAACTGGAGAATATGGGATTGGCTATGACAATAATGGGAAAACATTTTCTTTTGACTTAGATGATTATGACTTAATAAAAGATTATTGCTGGAATGTTCATAAAGAATACAGGAAGAAATCAAATGGAGAACAGACAGGCGTAGAATATTATGTAACTGGCTTTTATAGAGATTCTGCTAACAATAAAAGGCGTATGAGGTTACATAGATTAATAATGGGCGTTGTTGATAATCCTGAAGTTTTTATTGATCATATAGACGGAAACGGATGCAATAATCAAAAATCAAACTTAAGAATTTGTACTTGCTTAGAAAATGCGTGGAATGTTAAGCCGAGAAAAAATACATCGTCTAAATATAAAGGTGTATATTATCATTCGCAAACACGTAAATGGCAAGCTCGTATAAATAAAAATAAAAAAGCATATTATTTAGGTTTGTTTGAAACTGAAGAAGCAGCAGCAGAAGCATATAACAAGGCTGCGATAGAGTTATTCGGTGAGTTTGCTCGGTTAAATGAGATTCATTATGACAATGAAATAAAAGAAGCTATTTAAACAAAGGAGAGATTAATTATGGTAAGACCTAAGATTAATAAGATTAAAGCCGATATTAAAAATTGTAGCATATATTTACGTTCTACAAAGAAATTCGGTAAAACGTCACTTTTTAGAGATGTCATCATCGAAAAGTATGGTGATCCATCAAGAGGACTTTTAATCGGATGCGGTTCTGAACAGGGTTATACAATGCTTGATAACATCAATGCAGTTCAGGTTACAACTTACGATGATCTTGTAGAACTTGTTGATTGGCTTGTTACAAAAAAAGGTATTGAACATAACATAGAGATCTGTGCCTTCGATACCGCTGACGAGCTTGTGCTTATTACTGATGCTGAAACAATCAGAATACACAACAAGGATAATCCTACTAAAAAGGTAAAATCAATCAAGGCTGCTATGTCGGGTTACTCAGCTGGCGAAAAGTATTCAGCAAACAACCTTATTAAGCCATTAATGAATAAAATTAAAGCAGCAGGAATAGGTATATGGATCATATCGCATACTAAATTTAAAAATATCAAACAAAAAGGCACAACAGAACTTGACGGTTGGATGCAGCTTACTTCATGCCTTGGAGCTGATTATGAGTCTGCCTTCGGTGATTGCATGGATGTCGTTTTGACCGGGGTTGTTGATAAGCCGATTATTGAAAAAGAAGTTGGAGATGAAACCAAAAGGTTTGTAAATGGCGAAACTGTAAGAAAATTATACTTTAGGGAGACTGAACTTATAGATGCTGGCGGAAGATTTAGCTATGGAACTGTACCGGATTACATGATTTTCGATAAGCCTAATATGGCGGCAGACTTTATCAGAGTTATTGAAGAAGGTATGGAAAAATCAAAGACTGTTTCAGTAACATCTAAACCAGTCCCGGCAGAAACACCAAAGGCTGAACCAAAGCCTGAACCGAAAGAAGAACCGGCTGACATTGCCGATCTTGCTGAACAGTCTGATACTGAAATGGAACTTGATGAACTCAGAGAACAGGCAAAACAGGCGTTCACAGACTTAAAGGATCTTGATAAGAAGAAGGCTGCGGTCGCATTTGTCAAGGAAAATGGCGGCAAGATAACAGAGCTTGACTTACAGGCTTGCTATCAGCTCCTCGAAATGCTGTCATAATTATAACTCGTTCACTTACTACATAAGGGCGTTCAGAGATGTTCGCCCTTTAAATTAAAGGAGTGATTATTATGGCTTCGTGCAAATGTGTTGCTTGTGGTAAAAGATTGTCAACTACTCAGGCATACAGTATGCCGAAAGGATCTAAAAATCAGTATTTCTGCTCTGAACAGGAGTATAAGGAATATACTCAGAAGAAGATATTTGCTGTCCGGGACGAAAGAAGATTGTTTGAAGTCTGCGAATACATTCTCGGTCATCACACTACAAACTTCACACTAAGAAAGTATGTCAAGGAATGGATTTCTGAGCCTTATGCTGTCGATGTGATAGATGAACACAAGGATGAGGTTTACGATTTACTCAGCAGAAAGTATTTTGATAATGAATATGTTGCTATCAAATATCTTCAGGCTGTGATCAATAATAACTTATATGACTGGACTAAAGAATACAAGGATTGTTTAGAAGCGGAAAAACCGATCAAAACTAATCCTGATGATATGTATTTGTCTAAAGGTTTTCAGAAGCGAAAAACTAAGTGTTTGGCTGATTTTGATATTTAAATTATAAAAGATTTGCTCAACAAATCCTTAATACATAGCTCCGCTATCCACACAGATATGTGGTTTGTGAGAGTTGAAACAGATTAATCAACCAGTTTTCTGACTTGTATTGTGATAACATATCAGTAAAACCGATGTATAACTGCGATTTCAGAAGTGATTATCCTGAAGTCATGGGTGAACGAACATTGGCTGCCCTACAAAGTAGGCGTGGCGGATGCTACCTGTATTTAAAGAGTTTGTTGACTTTATAGAATATAAAATCCAAAGGAAAGTAGGCGTGGCGGATGCTACCTGTTGGCTTGACAATGGATTTATTAAAGCTTTCACTTCTGACGGAGTTTTACATAAATTATATAAATATAAAGTTAATGATGATTTAAGTGTAGAACTTACTAAGCATAAAGATTACATTGACATAGATCTTGAAACGTGGGATCAGACTATCGCCCGGCTGACAGATAAACTTGATATAAAGGTTAATGAAAGCCTTGATGTTATCAAAGATACAATAGAGAAGTATAATACTTCTGAAATGTATGCATTAACTTCTACCGGGAAAGACAGTGCAGTAGTAATTGATCTTGTAAAGAAAGTTAAACCTAATATTCAGGTAATGTTTAATAATACTTCAATGGACGTTGCTGATACCTACAGAATTGTAAAATCACATCCGGAATGGATTGTTACTAATCCGGACGAAGGATTCTATGTGTGGAGTAAAAGAATTAACTTTGTTCCTACCCGGTTCACAAGAGCTTGTTGCCGTATATTTAAGGAAGAAGCAAGCATGAAATACTTTAAAGAACATAACATAGACAAGCTCATGCTGTTTATGGGCGTTCGTAATGATGAAAGTAGTGCAAGAGCAAACAGACAGTTTATAGAACATAATCCTAAATGGAGCAATCCAAACTGGCTGAGTTGCCTTCCAATACGTAAATGGACAGATTTAGATGTTTGGTTGTATATTTTAAGAGAACATCTTGAAATAAATCCTAAGTATCGTAAGGGTTATAATCGTGCTGGATGTGCGATAGTATGTGCTTTTGCTGCAAAGGGAACGTGGGTGTTAGATCAGTATTGGTACAATAACTTATACAACAGATGGCATAATCAGCTGACAGATAAATTTATTGATACTAAAGGCTGGGCAAGAGTGAATTGTACGATTGATGAATATCATTCATGCTGGAACGGTGGTTTACTCCGATCAGAACCAACAGAAGAAGTCATTCAGGAAATGATGCAATACACTAAGCTGCCGAGAGATACGGTAATAAAATACTTCAATAAAACTTGTGAATGTGGTGCAAATGTGCGTAACCCGGAAGTGTTAGGTATGAATTATAAATTCTTCGGAACTGATGTTAATGTAGTTTATTGTAAAAAGTGCTTAAAGAAAAAGTTAAACATGAAAGAATCTGACTGGAAATTTAATATAAATAAGTTTAAAGAACAAGGATGTAATCTGTTTTAATAATAATACCAAAGTAAGTTATAAGTATCATGTGAGTTTATATTTTATAATCTACTTTGGTATTTTTTATGTAAGGAGATGATGAGAAATGGGACTGATAAAAGGTATTGAAGATAAATATCCGGAAGAAATAATTTATAAGCGTGAGTTTTTTGAAGGACAGGTAATAGGTCTGTTAGCAAAAGATTTACTATTTATTGATGAATGTAACCTTAATCTGACTGACTTTAAGACAGAAGAAGGCAGAGTGTTCTTTAAAATAGAACAGGAGATCCGTAATAAAGGATATAACCAACTTGATGAAGTCACAGTGCTGTCTAACATCCCGGAAAATCTTCAGGATAAGTTTGAAGAATATGGTGGATATGATGCAATGGCTAATCTGTCCGAGATAGTTGATACTAAAAATGCAGATTCTATATTTGATGCACTTCACAGAGAGAATATCTTTATGAAGTTATATGATAACGGGTTCAATTTATTAAAGTCTATTAAGAATGACAAAGGAATTGAATTTGTCCCGATAGAAAAGTTCAGAAAGCTGCCTTCAGAAAGTGTTGTATCATGGTATGAAGTCGAATTAAACAAAGTTGCTGTCGGATATAATACTAAGATCCTTGAGGAAGGAAATCTTAATATTGATGATGAGTTTTTGGAAAGCCTGTATGCCGGTGATCAGTGTGGTGTGCCGTATTCCAGCTGTAGTATTGATATACAGGGCGAAGAGGAAACGGTATATCCGTATACTACCCGACAGACTAAAGGCTTGCTACGTGGCTCTACAACGATTTTAGGGGCATATTCATCTGTAGGTAAAACAACATGGTGGACTGGCTTAATTCTCAGCCTGTTAGAACAGGGAGAAAAGGCTTTAATCTTCAGCAATGAACAAAACTCTGCCGTATTCAAAATAAACGTTATTATTTGGCTGGCGTATAAACACTTCAGATATTACAAGATCACTAAATCCAATCTGATTAATGGTAATTTAACTGATGATGATAAATCAAAAATCAAAGAAATCCGGGATTATTTTATGAAGAAATATTCTCAGAGCATTATGTTTATACATCTTCCGGATATGGATATATCAACGATCAAAAAGAAAACAAGATACTATGCATTGCAATACGGCTATACAGTATCGCTTATTGATACTTTGAAGATGGATTATTCTGACGGTGTTGCTGATGCATCATATCACAAGCTTATCGAAGATACAAGAACACTGGATAGCCTTGCAAAGAGATTCAACCTTATTGAGTTATGCAGCTTTCAGCTTGCTCCGAGTACGTTAGGTAAGCTATTTCTTGATGTAACTTGTTTGTCCGGGGCAAAGGCAGTTAAAGATACATGTGAAAACCTGTTCTTGATGCGTGTTGCTTATAAGGATGAACTTGATAAGGAAAGTAAAAAGTTTTATTGTAGTCCGTTCAGAAGGAAAATGGTTGAAGATATTGATGAAAACGGTGATATAAAAAACACATGGATAACAGAAAAGTTTGAACCTAATCCTGATAAGATTTATCGCATATTCTTCATTGATAAGTGCAGATCCGGGCAGAACTCCGGTGATAGTGGAGAAGCGATGCTTTTAGAATTTGATGCTAACCATAGTGTCTTTAAGGAAGTAGCGTATTGTAAGCCGAAAAGACTGCTTATTCAGTAAAAGACTGATGGTTCAGTAAGCAAAGTTGCATAATTCTGTTGACAATTTGAAAAATACGTGATATACTGTAGTTAGTGAGCATAGTTCTTTAAAAACTACAGTATATTTTTTATTCAAAAGGGAACGGTAACAGAAATGATTATCGAGGAAATTAAGAAAACACTACTTGAAAGTCCGGAAATTATATGCAATATATTAGAGTATTTCGGATTTTATCATATGAAGATTTATAGTAATCGTATCAGTTTTGCTAACAGTGAGGACGGAAACAGGAACGGTATCAGCCTGAAGCTGGATGAGTCACTTGTTGTAAAGGACTTTGTACGTGGGCACAAAGGAGATATATTTTCATTTCTTATTAAATCCCGTGGCGTTTCATTTAAAGAAGTCCTTGACCGTGTAAAGTATGAACTCGACATTGAGTGTTTTGATTTCGCTCCGAAAGTTGAACCTTTTAGCGGATTATTTTCTAAGTGCAGAAAGAAGAAAAATACACTTGAATATAAGATATATCCGGAAACGGTACTTGACCAGTATGAAAGAGGATATTCTAAGAAGTTTTATGATGATCATATATCATTAGCGACTCAGGAGAAATTCGGTATCAGATATGATCCATTAAACTGTTCTATAGCTATTCCGATCAGAAGTCCTACAGGTGACTTGATAGGCAGTAAGCTGCGTAGGAACTACAAAGTATCTGAAGATGAAAGCAAGTATATTTATGATATACCATGCCCGGCTTCACAAACATTGTTTGGCTATTTTCAGAATTACGATGCGTTATACGGGAATGACATCATCATAGGTGAAGCAGAAAAGTTTGTGATGCAATGTGATTCATACGGTTACAGGAACGCTGTAGCTCTTGCAAGCAGCAATTTGTCTATTACACAATGTAAACTGATACTTTCACTGAATCCAAACTCAGTGACGTTTATGATGGACGTGGGACTTAACCCGGAAACATTATTAAGGAATATGGAATTATTAAAGAGTTATTCTTCAATGCTATGTATCGAGATCCGTTATTGGAACGGGAATAACTTTGGTGACAAGGAAAGTCCTACCGATAGAGGCAAGGACGAATTTGAGAAAGCATTATTAGACTGGAGTGATATGAGTGTTTTGTGCAAACGACTTAACAACAAAGGAAATATGTGACAAAATATGTGAACAGAGAGGAATTAATAATCCGTATGAGTTTTTCTATCCAGCGGGATCTTGGATTTTAGATCCGCTTGAATTAAAAAACATGGATAAGGCTATAGCCAAAACTATGGCTCATAAAGATGACAATATAGGCGTATTCTTTGATACTGATGCTGACGGTATCTGTTCAGGGACAGAAGTAACAGAAGAACTCCGGGCGTTAGGATTTAAGGTACAGACCTTTATCAATAGCGGTAAGGCTCATGGTTTACTTCAGGGCGATCAGCTGAATACAATCAAAATAAGTGGCATTAAGCTACTTATCATTCCGGACAGTCTTGACAGCACAACTGACGGATATAAAGAGCTTCATGATGCTGGCATAGATATTATCATTCTCGATCATCACGATGTGAGAATTGATTATCCGGATGATATAGTTACGCTTGTATCATCAAATGTGGATTATCCAAATCCTGACTTATCGGGTGCGGGCGTAGCACTGAAATATTGCTTGGAACTTGATAAGGTATTTAAGACAAATCATGCGTATAACCTTTATGATCTTGCTGCGATAGGCATATTAGCAGATGTATCAGACGTATATAGCAGTATGGAAAACAGAGCGATTATTCACAAAGGACTCAGCAATCTGAATAATCCAGCTGTAAAGAAGATACTTGGCAGCTATGAGTTTAATGCAAAGAGTGTGCTGTTCAGTATTGCCCCGGCAGTAAACGCCTGTGTGAGAACTAATGCTACCGGGTTAGCAAAGGACTTTTTCTTGGAAACAGAGAATAAGAAGTTACTTGCTATGCGTAAAGAAATAGAAGCTCAGAAAGTTATTCAGGATGAAGAAAAGAAAGCACTTCTTGATATAGTTAGGGAACAGTTAGATTCTCAGACAGAGTTAGATTTTGGTTATGCTATTATAAATACTAAACTCGGTGTATCAGGGTTAATCGGTAACACTGTTCTTGATGAGTATAACAAGCCTATCTTTATCTTCAATGATACCGGAAGTGACGTATTTATTGGCTCTATGCGTAGTGTCAAGTACGGTAACTTTGCAGACATAGCGAATAGTACCGGGCTAATAAGTTGTAAGGGACACGGTGAAGCTGCGGGTGTTATAATCCGTAAATCAGACCTTGATGAGTTTGTCAAAAAGTTAACTGCGATTTTAAAGAATACTCCGGTAATTAATGACGGTGTAGGTGCTGACCAGTATGATTTTGAGATAGATGTGGATTATATTGACAGAGAATTTTCAGATCTTATGTGCAGAATTAACCGTATAACTGGAAATGGATTCAAACCAGTGACTGTCAAGGTAAATAACATTACAGGCTATGAAGTAGGAAGTTTCAAGGACGGAAAGCACCTTACTCTTAGTGTTCAGGGTACAAACATCATGGTAATAGATTGGAATACCACAGAGGATTTTGATGAGTGGGAACTCCACGCTATGTGTGATGATCCGTTTGATGTGGTCTGTGAAATAGAACATGGATACTTCGGACGTAACTTTACTATCAAACTTATTGTTAAAGAATTTTGTTGGGAGAGATAGTCATGATAGCTAAGATTACTTATAAGGGACTCGGCAAATTGGATGACTGGTACGGACATGTGGATTATCACAAAGGCAGGACTATTAACGGTGCTAATGAGATTAATGTTTTAGGCGATGTTGTTTTAATCAAGGTCAGAGGAGAAACGATTATGGAAAGCCTTAATGAGATAGAGTCGATCAGGATTGTTGAACCACTGGAGGAATGATTATGGATTGGGAATACATTGAAGATGAAAATGATGATGGTTCTAAGACGTGTGTAAGCTGCGAACACTACTCAATTGACATGGATAATGACAGATTGCCTAACTATTGTGATGTAGACGGTCACTATGTTGGTTATGTAGATTGTTGGACTCGGACGTGTAAGTATCACAGGCTAAGAAAGGAGAGTTAATATGAGTTATTACGGTGATAGCAATAAAGAGTGGCTGCGTGATGAGATCAATGACTTCTTATCAAAAGGATACGACTTAGCTATATTAATGGACGTGGTTGCAGATTGTATCCGGGACTATGAAGTAGAGAATAAAGTTAAGCATGGTAAATGGATAGCACAAGATCCATGTAGAGGTTACAGTGAAACCTATAAGTGTTCTGCGTGTGGGGAAGTTGTTATTCTTAATACTTATACAAGAGGTTGCAGCTATGAATACTGCCCGGAATGTGGGGCTAAGATGGATGAAGGAGAAATTGTTTATTTATAAAGGATGATTTTATGAAAAAGGAATTAACCGAGGAGTCCATACAGAACTACTTAGATTATCTTGTTAGTATCCGTATTTGTTATGGTAATGAACGCTGTCATGAACATTTTAAACATGCAATGAACGGAGCTAAACATTCTTTTTCAGCAGCGGATTGTAAGAGGTTAAAGGCTGAATTATTAAGACGTATAGATGACGAATATAAAAGGCGAATAAGTTTATCAGCAATATAAAGGAGTTGTAAGATATGTATTGTAATTTTCATAAGCACACGATGATGTCAAATATTTCCAGCCTTGATTGTATCTCTAAACCTGAAGAATACATGAAAAGAGCTGCCGAGTTAGGGCATACAGAATATTTCACTACAGAACACGGCTATCAAGGTAATATTTTTGATGTATATACTCTTTGTCAGAAGTATAATCTGAAGTGTGTTTATGGAGTTGAAGCATATTATGTAGACAACAGGTATGAAAAAGACAAAGGTAATTATCACATCATCCTTATAGCAATGACCGAAAACGGAAGAAAACAGATAAATAAGATCATATCTGAAGCTAATATTTCCGGTTTTTATTATAAAGCAAGGATTGATAAAGAATTATTACTTACTCTTAATCCTAAAGATGTGGTAATTACTACTGCCTGTATTCAATCAAGGCTTTTCAAGGGAGATAATTGGTTAGAAAATTTCTTTCTGCCTGTTTATAATCATTTCGGACAGAGTTTATATCTTGAAGTTCAGAACCACAATTCAGCTCCACAGATAGAACACAATAAGAAGATACTCGAATTATCTGAAAAGTATGGCGTAAAGATTATTCATGCTAATGATAGTCATTATATTTTCCCGGAAGATGCAGAATATAGAACATTATTTCTTCATGCTAAAGGGATTAATTACGGTGACGAAGATACATTCATTCTTGATTACCCGGACGAAGAAACTATCATCCAACGTTATTATCAGCAAGGAGTTTTGAGTAATGATCAGATTAAAGAAGCACTTGAAAACACACTTATCTTTAAGAAATCATCCGGGATTACTCTTGACAAGGAATTTAAGATCCCGAAAGTGACAGCTGAGAATGAAGATTCTGATAAAGTTCTCGCACAAATCATTAATGAAGCTTGGCGAAAAGAACGTAACAATATTCCTAAAGAGCTGCATGAGAAATATATTAATGAAATCAAATATGAATATGGCATGATAAAAAAATGTGGCATGAGTGATTATTTCATTCTTGACCATAAGGTTGTTAAAAAGGCAATTGAAGAATATGGTGGCGTTCTTACTCATACTGGCAGAGGATCAGGCGTATCATTTTATATTAATAAGCTTTTGGGGCTTACAGAAGTTGATAGAATATGGTGTCCGGTAAAGTTATATCCGTCAAGATTTATGACAGATGTCAGAATATTAGACACTAAGTCAATTCCTGATTTGGACATGAATTGGGCAGACGTAGAACCGGCTCTTAAAGCAAGTGAAGATTACCTTGGTAAAGATGGTGTAAGACAAATGATTGCCTTTAAACCGCTTCAGGTTGCATCTGCTTTCAGATTATGGTGTAAAGCTAAAGGATTAAATATAGATGAATATGATGATGTAGCAAAGAAACTCGGTGATGATGAACATTGCTTTGATAATGATGAAAAATGGTCAGGACTTGTTGAAGGAAGTAAGATATTTCGTGGTGTAATCGAGTCTGTAGCTCCTTCACCATGTAGTTGGTTACTTTATGACAAGCCTATATCTGAAGAAATAGGACTTATTTCTATAGGATCTGAAACTAAAAATACCAAAGTTATGTGTTGCGTTCTTGATGGTTATAACTGCGATTATTATAAATATCTTAAAAATGACTATCTTACTGTAACTGTTTGGGAGATTATCAGTGAAGTTTATAAGAAAATCGGCAGACCTATTGATGATATTAAAACACTTATTGATCTTTGTGATGATGATGTATGGCAGTTAATTGCAGATGGAATTACCAGCACAATAAATCAGTGCGATTCTGATTATGATAAACAGATATTAGCTAAGTATAAGCCTAAGAATTTCATGGAAATGTCTGCTTATGTTGCTGCAATTAGACCGGGATTTGCAAGTAATCTCGATAGTTTTGTAAATAGAGAAGATCATACAACTGGAGTCCCGGAGCTTGATGAGATATTAAAAGATTCAAAGTCTTATTTGATGTATCAAGAAAATCTAATGTCATTATTTGTATGGCTTGGTATTCCTGAAAAAGATTGTTATGATATTATCAAGAAAATCAGTAAGAAAAAATTTAAAGAAAAAGAGCTTAAAGATTTTAAGACTCGTTTATCGGAAGCATGGATCAAAAATGTCGGGAATCTTGATTTATTTGAAAGAACATGGACTGATGTGGAAAATTCTTCCAGATATTCCTTCAATGCATCGCACAGCGTGTGCGTCTGCTTAGATGGTATGTACGGAGCATATCTTAAATCTCATTACCCGGTAGAATATTATGCTACTGTATTTGAAATCTATTCAGATGATATGATAAAAACTACAGCTCTTACTAATGAACTGCCTTATTTCAATATCAAGCTAGAATCACCAAAGTTCAAAACATCAGGCAAACATTATTCTTATGATTTGGAAACAAGAACAATCTATAAGAATATCCAGTCAATCAAATTTCTTAATGAGAATGTAGCCGAAACTCTGTATAATATGCGTGATCGGCACTTTGATACATTTCTTGACTTCTTAAAAGTAAATCCGTGCGATAGCAGACAAACTGAAATACTTATCACACTTGACTTTTTCAGTGAGTTTGGACAGTCCGGAAAGCTCATGAAAATCTTTGAATTATATCAAGCAAGATACAATAATAAGAAATTCAAATCAATCATCAAGAAAGAAACTAATCCTTATCCGGTCGAGATCTGTGAAAGATACGGCAAGGAAACTGATAAGCAGTTTAAAATCACAGATGAAGAAGGATTCATGAATGAGATTATCACTACAATCCCGGACAAAGAACTGCCAATCAGTACACGTCTTGAAGCTCAGTTAGAGTATCTTGGCTATATCGAATACACCAATCCTAAAGCTCAAAACTGGGGATTTATTCTTGGCATTGATACAAAGTATTCACCAAAGCTTAGCATTTACAATCTTGACACAGGTAATACTGTTACAATTAAAATGAATAAAGCCGATTATGCTAACTCTGGTCTGAAGCCTAAACAGGTTATTAAATATATCACAGATGATCGTCCGAAAAAGAAGATAATAGATGGTCACTGGACAGACCTTGACGAAACAGAACCTTGGATTAAAGCATTTAATATTTATCGGGCATAGTGCTCAAAGTTCTATAAAAGCCTTGACATTTCTTTATCTATATGTTATACTTAACTTAGCAAGTGAACATAGTTATATAATTTTGGATGAAAGGAGTGACAAGGCTTAAATAATGCAAGGTGATAATGAGAGAGGGATGACACTCAGAGAATATCTGAAGTTTGAGGAATGGATTAACTATGTAACTATTCAAGCGATATTAAAAAATCTTTGTACAGAAGTTAAAACATATAAAGCGGAGAATGAGAAAGATTTAAGAGAAAAACAAAGCGAAGGACTTGATGAGTCATGGATAAAGATCTTAGATTAAAAAAGATAATGTTCAAGGACATCATCAAAAAAGATGGACTTGGTAAAGTGTTTATTGACAATGATGTAGCAAATGTAATTAAAGAAGCCGGTTTTGTAATAATGACAGATGAACTGGCAAAGAAGTTTTTAAATGAGAGCTTGGAATTAAGCAAGCTGAAAGTTAAATGGGAGAATGAGAAAAATGGTAATAATACTTAACGGGATAGGTCGTTCCGGGAAAGGAACTGTCTATAAATTTATGAACCAATATCTGCCGGGCGTTCAATACTCTTGGGTAGAACCAGTAAGAGATATGTTACGTGAAAAGGGTATTGATGTTGATGATAAAACACCTGAAATGCGTAAGTGTTTAGCTGATATTTGTGCTGCACTTGATGGTATCGACTACAATTACAAAGATATAACAGGCGTAATCAAAGACGTAGAAAACGGCATGATTGAAGGATGCAATACAATCTATATTGATGTAAGAGATCCGAAGAATATTGACAGGCTCAGAGTATTCTGCCGGGAATACGGCATTGATTTCTGTACAATATATGTCAAGCGTGATGTTGAGTGCCCTAATAATCAGGCAGACATTGCGGCTAAAGATCCTACCGGATATGACTATGTAATTGATAATAACGGTACGTTTCAGGAATTAAATCAGAAGTGTATGAACGTTGCACATTGTATTCAGACAGATTATAAGGTGATCCGTAATGAATGAAATTGCAACAACTCATATAACAGCTATTGAATGGAATATTGGTAGACAAGGATTACTCCAGCCTTCAGTAATATTCGATCCGGTTCAGTTTGGTGATTATACATCTTCAAAAATAACACTTCACAAATGCTCTGATATACGTAAGTTAAAGCTCGGTATTGGCGATGAAATTGTCATTTATCATACTAAAAATGGCGTATCAAAGATAGTTGAGAACAAAACAGAGTCGGATAGTTACGGCACAATAACCCGCTGTCCGTTCTGCAATACGCTTGTAAAGCACTTAGGCGATGATATTTATTGTAATTATCCTTGGTGTAAGGAGTCAAGAGCAAAGGTTTTATTACACTTTTGTAGAGCTATGGGCATTAAAGGAATGGACATTGAGTCTATCCGAAAACTTGTAAAAAGTGATGGTAAAGGAACGACTTGCAGAACACCATTACAGCTGCTAACTACAGATGTAAAGAAGTTCAGATACTTTCTTGGTAAAGCAGACGGAGAAGCAGTTTATCAGAGTATTCAGGATGCAAAATATACAACGCTGGCAAAGTTTATTTGGGCGTTAGACATAACTGTTGAAGAATATGCTAAACGATTAGCTGATGACTGTAATGAAGATATTGATCTGTTCCTTGTAAGATGCCTAAATGACTATGACTGGAGTCATATTCCGGACTTTGCAGAGTTTAAGAGTAAGCAAATTAACTCAACAGTAAAGCTTCACTACAATGAAATCAAGGAACTACGTAAACACTTGATATTCTGCATTGATGATAAGCCTGAAGAAGTTGACTTTGTAAATAACAAGGAGTTTGTTGTAACAGGCGATTTACATATCTTTAAGAACAGAAATGCTATTCTGAACTATATAGATCTTCATGGTGGCAGAGTAAGGGGGATTATCACAAAGAAAACAAACTTCCTTATAAACAATGACACACGTAAAAGTCATCCTAAGAACAAAGATGCAGCTCTTTTTGGAGTCCCGGTTATCACTGAAGATGAATTTGTGGCTCGCTGCAAAGGAGAGATGTAAATGACGGTTGTAATATTTATTGGTGTTCTTTACATGATCTTCGGCATATTTGTGTATGCTTATTGCGAGTCGAAGTTTGATAATTTAAATGATGAAAAACAGGATTACATTGTGAGCTGTTATCTTTGGGGAATGGTATTTTACTATATATTTTTACTGTGTTTAGTGTTTGGAGATTGATATTATGATCGAAACAAGTATTGTGGACGGGTTAGCTTATATCAAACATTCGCATAAGATAACGAGTACAATTTTAATCAGAAGCGATTATGAGAAGTCAAGACCGGAAAAGCTTATTGAACCGGGATTAATATCAAACAGGGAACGTAAGAAGATCAAGCCTGTAAAGTTCTATGAAGATAAAGAGTATGTTTGTTATTACAAGGATAAGCAATTTTGGGTAGGCATAAAGCCTTGGAAACCGGGTAACATTAGACGTAAACTTTGGAATACGTACAAAGATACAGGCGAGTGCTGGTTTGTCCCGGCTGATTATAATAATCGTGCTGGATTCTTCAGAACAGAAAAGGAAGCACTTGATTTTATCAGTGAATCAAACAGTAAAGAAAAACCTAAATATATAAGAGTAAGAAATCCGGAAGATATAAAATGGATTATCAAGTTGCCTTGGGTTTCATTACTTCTTGAGGATTTTGATATTGCTAAAGAATGGAACGAATACACATTCAATAATCATTTTGAATATGCTGATTTATCAGATTGGATCAAGATAATTAAAGCTTTTAGGGAATGGGAAAAAGGAAATGATAACACATGAGAATAATTGCGTAGATTGCGGTTTCCCGTGCAGACATGAGGAATGTCCGTATTATAGCCAGTTGACATTTTACTGTGACAAATGCGGTGATCAGACTACAGACCTGTATGATCATAACGGTATGCAGCTATGTAAACATTGTTTGCTTGACACAGCTATCATCAGATTAAGTGAAAAATAATCTATAAAAGAGTTGACAAAGTAGTGTAAGAGGGTTTATAATGGTAGCAAGAGAATATTTTAAAAAAGTTATAAAAGGATATATCAAGAAAAGAAAAGAGTTCAATGAATGGTATGATAAGCTTGAAGAAGTTCTCAGACCAGCTCCGGAAATGATATTAGATCATTCTTATGAAGATGAGTTCATAGAGCTATTGATGTACGTCATGAATGATAAGTATGAATGGCTTAGTTACTTCGTTTATGAGCGTGATTGTAAATGGTTTTCATATGAGTTTGCTGGCAAAGAAATTCAGATAGACAGTCTTGATAAACTTTATGATTTAATTACCGAGGATGAGAAAAAATGAGGGTTGAGTACAGTTCGGACAACCGAAACAATAGCTATTTAGTTTGTGAACAGATTATAGGATTTGATGGCAGAAATAATTATCTTAATTATATAGCTTATCCGGGCAAGATTTATCAGTACGGAAAAATAAAAGGTATTACTTCAGCTACAATCGGCATCCCGGACTTAGGATATAATCTTAGCGTGCAGCTGAAATATTATCCCGGAACTGTAAGTGCTAATCGCTGCCCTGAAATGATAACAGGTGTATCAGTAGTCAGAATATTCTTACAGCCTGAATATGATCTTGTTATCATTGAAGCTATTGGCGGTACATATCATATAAAAGCATCGGATATAAGAGATTTGACAGTAAAATAAGGAGAAAAAGATGAAAGATAATAATATTTTAAAGGAGATTGAGGCGGTTAGCACTTGGCTTGAACATCCGGATGTCGGAGAAAGACTTAAAGAAGCCGGCATGAGTGCGATGATTGTAACGTATGATAAGCATGGTGATTGTGGGTCGGTCGGTTATTCTACTCCAGCAGGACTGGAGAATATGGTTAAGTGTCTTATTCAGTCAGGGATAGATACACTTGATGAGGAAAACGCTTGTATATTTATTTCCAATATAATAGATTACATCGGTAATTTCTTTGATTTTGAAGAAGATGAAGAAACTTGTGAAGTGGAAGCTCAGGATGAATGACGGTCTTGACAGATTAATTGAAATCTTTAAGGATCATGATGTTCAGATCCCGTGTCCCGGAGAACAGAGCTGTTTGTTAAAGTATCTCAAAGAGTTACGGGACTGGCGTACAAATCCTTTTAAGATGATAAAAGAGAAGTGCCAATCTGAATTAAGATGCACTGAATGTGACTGGGATAGTTGCTGTTGTAATACTCAGTCACGTGTTCCTGAAGATTGGAAGTTTAGCGATGAAGAATCTCAGTAAAAAAGCGAGTTCATAAACGTGAACTCAGAAAAAGTAAGAAAGGTAGGGGTTTATTATGAGTAAAAAGTTTATGTTTGCAGCAACATTAGGTTTTATGGCAACTCTTACAGCTTGTTCATCCAATCCGGACAGCTCGGTATCAGAAGTTTCTGTAACAGAAGAACCGGTAACTGAAGTTACAACAGAATTAGTTACATCGTTCTGTGCAGCTTCATCAGCTGCCGAGGTAGTTACTACAGCTGAAAAAGTAACAATTGAGATAGAACCTGATGTATACGATCTTCTTAAACATGTTGCTGGGAACTACATAACCTTCAGCATTGAAGATCAGGCTAAGATTATGGCTTGCATCATCACTCAGGCTGAGAATAATGGTGGTAATATTTATGATATTATAAGAGATAAAAACATAGATATTACGTCTATTTATTACGGTGATGAGCACACAAACTACAGTGATTTAAGCGAAGCGGTCAATTATTACTGTGATAACAGAAGTACATTTGACTGTACGGACTATGAAATCAAGGATAATGAAGTAATTTTTAAATAATAAAGGTGAATAATATGTTAAAAATGGATGTTGAAAAAAGTTTGCACGCAATTCTTAACTGGTTACAGTTACCACAGACTCACGAAGGTATTAAAGATAGTCAGTCTGAAGTTCTATATGCGCTTGCACAGAAAGATCGTTTGTGGATGAGTTGTAGCTGTACAAGAAACGGGAGAATCCAATTTATTAAGGCGTTAATTAAAGCAGAATTTGAAAGTGACGATCCAAATTTAATGAAAGCTTTATTTTGTGCAGAAGTCAACGATTGCTTAAAATCTAAAATGGAAGAGTTGGATAAGTCCATTGAAAAAGATTTAGAAGAAAAGAAGAAAGAAGTGCTGGGTTCAGATGGCTTCTTAGATTTTCTTAGAAATCTTTGCGATGAACTGACCAAAGAAGAAGATGACGATTAAAAGGGATTTGAGATATGAGAAGAATAATTGTAGCAGTCGATATTGATAACTGCCTGTGTAATACAACCGAAGCTGCATTATCAGTGTATAATGAAGATTGGAACGACAACCTTACGGTCGATGACATTAAGACTTATTGGATAGAAAACTATGTAAAACCTGAAGCAAAAGAAGTGTTTTATAAGTATTTCCTGTCAAAAATCATGTGGAAGCGTGTGAAACCAATCAACATTGATGATATACAGCGACTTATAGATGATGACAGATTTGATGTTTACTTTGTAACAGCAACCGCAGCTGAGAATTGTGCAAAGAAAATATCATTTCTGTCTAAGCATCTGAAAAGAATCAACGTATCTGATAAGTTTATCAGAACGACACATAAGGAACGTGTTGATGCTGGTGTGCTTATTGATGACTGCACAGATAACCTTAATGCTAATCCGTATAGAATTAATCTTTGCCTTGCCTACCCATGGAATTGTGACTTCTCAGGCAGAAGATTTGATACTATGAAGGAAATAGTTGACTGGTTAATAAACAATGTAAAATTTGATGAACATAGTTGGAGTTATTTTATTTACAAGGAGTAAACCATGAAAATATGTGATGAAATGATTAAGTTTCGGGAAGGCTTAGATAAGCGTAAGATCAGATGGAAAGATGACAGCACTATCTGACCGGACGAATATATTCATCTTATGATGAGCAAGGGATTTTCCCGAATTGATTCAGATATTACGATATACAGAACTCATTTTACACATAAAGATAAGCGGTATAGTGTTGTCTATGGTTATGGCACTTATGGCGGAGTAAGACCATTTGAAAATCCTGCTGATCGGGGTTTGCTTGAAATAATGGTCGAAGATAAAATTACAGGCTGGCTTACAGCTGACGATATATTTAAAATTCTTGACAAGGAGTAAATATGAATACCGATAAGATTAAGATAATTAATGATCTTAAAAAGAAGTATGATTTTATTGTTGCTGAAACAAAAGAGGCGGTAATGAGAGCTGGGAATCTCTATGTAGCTAATTATGCAAATCTTATTAAAGAAATTTTTGCTGAAAACGGCATTGTTGTTATTAAGTCTGATGAAGACGTTGAAAAGGCAACAAGAGTAAAAGTATGTGAAATTGAAGGGATATTGAAAATTGACTTCAATGTAAGTAGTCTTTGGATGTATTCTCCACTTGATGTTATTAAATTCTATCCGATTACTAAGACTGGCAAGGTGTCAATGGTATCTAAAAATATGTGTGTTTATAATCTTAAACGTACTTTAAAAGATTATGGATTTGATAAAGACATTCCAAATTCAGTGTATTGGTATGAATTAGAAGCCTTTGCAAAAGCTATTGAAAAAGTAAATTAAGGCAACGAGGTAAGAATATGTTACTTAAAATCACTGAAAAGTGTTCTATGGGATGCACGCACTGTATGAATAATGCAACTCCGGACGGTCAGCATATGTCTGAAAAGGTGTTTGATGATAGTCTTGACTTCTTAATTAAAAATAATGTACATCAGTCTATTATCTTATCAGGCGGTGAACCAACCGAACATCCGGACTTCGTATTTCTCATTCAGAAACTTATATCTAAGTTTGAATATGAAAAGAAGCGTACTATTGTAAGTATCACAAGTAATGGATTTTGGTGTCTTGACAACCCGGAAGTATCTAAGACAATTGCTAAAGGATCTGAATATGTAACTGTCTTTTGGCAGATTTCAACTGATAAAAGGTTTTATCCAAAAGAGCTGCCTTTACACAAGAAGTTATGGCGTGAAGAAAACTTTACCTTTTGTGAAGATTGTTGTGAACGAATCTATCCGCAAGGTAGAGCATTAACAAATAATATTCCTTGGCAGTCTAAAGCCTCAAAATGTTTTAATGTCCGGGCGATCACAAAACAATTGCCAAATCCTACTATAGAGTCTGTAGTAAATGCTCTTATGCAACGTCAAAAGTTCTGTACTCCAGCAATCAGAATTGATGGCAGTATAGGTGTCGGTGAGTCTGATTTATGTCCGAAAGTAGCATCAATTTATGATAGTTCTGATGAGATCATACGTAGGATAAAGGAATTTAAGTGTCATCAGTGCGATCATATCAATGATAAGTTACCGAATTTATATAAGAGATTTTTATAAGGAGAGAATTATGAAATCAACTAGTAATTTCACAATTCTTAGAGGTAATACTGGTATTGTTGTTGCAGTCAATGGTACTAGAGTAACTTCAAATAAAGTCTATGGCGAGCTAACAATAGTGAATAATTTTGTTATTGACGATGATTCTGTGCTTAAAGCTGTCACTGAAAAGCTGACAACAAAAGAAAAGTTACAAAAGATTCAGCAATGGTTATTAAGCAATAGGGATAATTTTAAAAAAGAAGAGCTGACAGACGACCTTAACCGTATTGTAACAACGATCAATGAAATAAGGTGATTTTGATGACTATTGACGAAGAAATGAACCAGATTGTCACTTGTAAATACTGCAAAGGCAAATCACTGTACGGTGAGATGATGTGGCTTAATGGTAAAGAAATGTGCCCTAAGTGCTACATGAATGAAAGAGCAGCCGAAGATGCTAAGATGAAAGAACGTGAACACAATGAACGCTAAACAGTTAATGGTTTGTGCAGCAATTATTGAGATCCTTCAGATATTTGCAGATACAGAGATAGGTGGTCACTATGAAATCGACTATGATAAGATAGCTGATTATGTTAATTCTTTCCGATGTTCTGCGGAATACTTTGAATGTTTAACTAAAGAAGATGTTTATGAGCGATTCACACAGGATATCTATGCCGGACTTCCGGTTTGGAGATGGCTGAAATTACCGGAATGGACTGTGAATATGGTAGAGCGCACATTTGAAGATGAGTGTCAGGCTGAGTACCAGGAGATGTGTAGGATATATAAGTGCCTTACCTGTAAGCATTATGAAGCTCAGAATACAGAGATTGGTGTATTTCAGAAGTGTAATTATCGTAAGGAAGAACCTGATAGAATGTATAAGCGACATTCTCATGCTCTTAGACGTGACGATGGATCGTTTGAGTTGAAGAAAAAGTGCAAGAATTATGAAGTAAAGGTGGCTGAAGAATATGGTAACACCCGTTGATGTTTGTGACGATTGTTTTAATTGTTATTTCTATAAAGAACATAATGAACACGGTAAGTGGGAAACTAATAAGGTTGCGTTTATGAAAACCTGTTCATTATGCGATAAGTCTGTTGATCAATCACACGATTACAATTATTGCCCGAACTGCGGTGCAAGGATGGATTTAGAGGGAGAGTAATATGGAAACAACGAACGAACAGATTAAAAAGCTCGAAGCTGATAATCAGGCTCTTAAAGAAGGTATACACGTTATGACAGAGCAGTTAGTTGACTTACAGAATGCCAATGAACAAGCTGAGTATTATAAAGAGAGATATGAGAAGGCATTTGAAAAGTTGCAAAGTCTTAGTGCCGAGAATGAAGATTTAAAAAGACAGAACGAGGACTTTCAGACTATCTTACACGAGTTTGCGGAGAGAGTAAGGGAGAAACGCAAACTACAGGAAAAGAAGTCCAATAATCCTTTGTGTGAACATATAATGGCTGTCAAAGAGAAACAGAAAAATAATGAAGAAGCACATTGGACTGAGCATTATGATTCTCAGAGTGGTATCACTTTTGAATGTTCTAATTGTGGTTATGATTCATTGAATGAAGAAAAGGTGTGCCCTCAATGCTTTAAAACAATGGGTAAAACTGTAGTTCATAAGTCATGTTGGCATTGATAGCAGAATAGGATTTCATAATCCTGATTGTATGGATGTCCCGGAGAATTGGTGTAGTTTTGCATCCGCATATTTCTGCCGGGATGTATTGCCGAGGGATTTGATTATCGAAAAACTTGATAAGTATAACTGCCCACTTATGTAAACAAATTTCTTTAATATCATTGACAATCAGAAATGTATATGATATAATATTAGTATCGGATATTTGTTTCCGATTTTATTTTACGACTATGTAATCATAGTTCTACAATATAAGGAGAAATGAGAAAAGTATGAGAGTTCTTTCACTATTTGACGGAATCAGTTGTGGTCGTGTTGCCCTTGACAGAGCCGGTATACCTGTTGAAACTTATGATGCATATGAGATAGATCCAAACGCTATCAAAGTAAGCACTAAAAATTACCCTGATATTAAACAGCATGGTGATGTAGTTGATGCTGATTTTACTCAGTATAAAGGCTATGATCTGCTTATCGGGGGAAGTCCATGCCAGTCACTTTCTATTACATTAAGTAAAACAAGGACACATTTAGAAGGCAAAAGCAAGCTGTTTTATGAGTATGTAAGAGCTAAAAATGAAATAAATCCTAAATGGTTTTTATTTGAGAATGTAGCCAGTATGAATGATGAGAGCAAGAAAACGATTTCTGAATTACTTGGCTGCGAACCAATCTTTATTGACAGTGCTGATTTTTCTGCTCAGACTCGTCCACGTTTATATTGGACTAATATACCGGTAGCTGAATGGGTTAAATCTAAGGCGGTATTAAAGGATGTTTTAGAAGATAGTGTTGATGAAAAGTATTATTACTCATATCCGGTGAAAGATATTGATATGAGCAAACAGGTATGTGCAACATTAGATTGTAAAAATCATGAAATGCATAAGCGTGTTTTTAACCCTCATTTTAAATGCCATACATTGACCTGTGTCAGCGGGGGGGCAACAAAAGAAAGTTATGCAACATGGCAGAGTGAGAAAGCTAACGCCTGTTGAATATGAACGACTTCAAACATTGCCTGATAACTATACTGAAGGAATATCAAATACAGCAAGATATACGGTTTGTGGCAATGGCTGGTCTGTAGATGTGATTGCTCATATCTTCAAAGGATTAAGAAAGGAAAACACTAATGAGAATACTTGAATTATTTGGTGGGATCGGGGCGTTTACTCATGCATTAAAACGCCTTAATATCCCGGTAGAAGTAGTAGATTATGTGGAGATAGATAAGTATGCAAATACTTCATATAATGCTATGAACGGAACAAGCTTTCCGTGTAAAGATATAAGACATTATAGCGGGGGGGGTACGCATGATGTTGACATAATCATGCACGGCTCGCCTTGTACTTCGGTGTCACTGGCTGGTAAACAATTAGGAGCAAATGAAAACAGTGGAACACCATCAAGCCTTATGTATGAATCAATCCGCATTATAGGTGAAGTTATGCCAAAGGTTGTTATTTGGGAGAATGTAAAGAATCTTCTCTCTCCAAAGCACAGACATAACTATGACGAATACCTTAAAAGACTTGAAAAGCTTGGTTATAAAAATTATTATAAAGTGCTAAATGCTAAGAATTATGGCATACCACAGAACAGAGAACGTATATTTACCATTAGTATACTCGGAGAACACAAACCGTTTGAGTTCCCGGCAGAAATAGAACTTACAACGAAACTTGTTGATTTACTTAAACCCGATGTTCCTGAAGATTTCTATATCTCACAGGAGAAGATAGATAAGTTGCTCTCGAAAGAGATATATCAGAAGCATCCGGCAGTTTTGAAAGATGGCACTGTCAGTGCCATCTGCTCACGGGACTACAAAGATCCTAAATGCATTGTAGTAGGTGCTGATACTCTTGCTATTAAAGAAGCTACCAAAAAGGGATATGCATTAGCGGGGGGGTATGACTCAGTGAATCTTGAACAGCCTAATAGTGAAACAAGACGTGGCAGAGTTGGTCACGGTGTCGCTCAGACATTAACTACATCATGCAATCAGGCAGTAGTCGAACCTGTAAATGTTTATCCGGACGGAACATCAAGAACAATTAAGGCTCAGTATGCGAAAACAAGTGCTGCAAACTTTGTAAGAGAAGGCACATTTGGTGCTACTGGTGTAAAGCAAGGTCTGCGAGTTAGAAAGCTTACTCCAAAAGAGTGTTGGCGTTTAATGGGATTTACCGATGAAGTCTACGAAAAAGCTGAGAAAGTAAATTCTAAAACGCAGCTCTACAAACAGGCGGGCAACTCAATTGTAGTAAATGTACTGATGGAAATTATAAAGCAACTTATGAAATCAGTTGAATTTTAACGTTCTCTTTTAAGGAGAAAATGAGAATGACAATTGCAGAAGCAGAAGAATATATATCAGAAAACCTTGAGGACATAACTGAATTTATCCTTGAAGATGAAGATGATCACGCAATCATATTGTATAGTCCCGGATATGAAATCCCGGATTACAATATAGTCTGTTACGAAGGCTATTGGTATGATAAAGCTGAAGATCAGGCAGACTTCTCTTTGACAGCTATATTTAAAGATGGTGAGTTTGATTATTGGGAACAGGATTGTATAGCGGTCACACTTCATAATTACTTTACAGAACAGGGTATAGATATAGATGTTTATTCACTTCAATGTGAGATAAAGGAAGGATTTATAGAATGAAAAACTCTAGCCTACATAAAGCTAAGATGCTAAAAAATGACGAATATTATACTTTATATCAAGATATAGAAAAAGAACTTAACGATTATAAAGAGAATTTTGAAAACAAAATAATTTATTGTAATACCGACAACCCCGACACATCAATGTTTTGGAAGTATTTGCATTTTAACTTTGCAGAATTTAAACTCAAAAAAATAATATGCACATTTTATAAGCAAGGAGAATTAAGCTATAAAACCGAATACACAGGCGGCGATGATAGCAATCTTTCTGCCGGGATAAAAACACAATTAACCTCTGATGGAAATTTCTCAAACGAAGAATGCATTGGAATCCTTAAAGATTGTGATTTAGTAATAACTAATCCGCCATTTTCTTTATGGAAACCTTATATAGATATGCTTATTGAAAATAAAAAGAAATTTCTTATAGTAGGGGATTTGAATTGGATTGCCTATGAACATATATTCCCTCTAATCAAAAATAATTTAATGTGGACTGGAAACAATTATATTAAAGCATTTCTTCAACCTGATGGAAATCTCGCAAAGTTTGGAAATAAATTATGGTTTACCAACATTCAAAGTTGTAAAAAACGTGATTATATTCCTTTAAAACAGAAATATCTGCCTGATTTATATCCAAAATATTTGAATTACGATGCCATTAATGTAGACAAAGTATCTAATATCCCTTGTGATTATGATGGAGTTATGGGCGTTCCAATTACTTTTATAAATAAATTTAATCCTGATCAGTTTGAGATAATTGGTGCTAATTGCGCTTGTCTTATTGAAGAATTAGGCATAAAAGAAATGAGTCAAGAGTGGATTGATTTATATTTTTTACAAGGTTCTAAGGGACATTATACGGCTAATATGCATTGTTTTTGTTATATAAAAGATGGTAAGGCTTATGCTCCGTTTAGGCGTATCTTAATAAAAAGGAAGTAGAAAGGACAATATTTATGTGGTTAAATTTTGGCGAACATTATGCTGGCAATAAAGATAAGCATTATTTTGTTAGATCAGAATTAATTAATACAAATTCAATTTCACAAATCATTTTAAAGGAAGTAGAAGGCAAATGGTGTATTGAATTTTTAAGGATTGATGGAAGTTATATAACATCATTTGATTATTATGATGAAGAAAAGGCTAAAAAGGCATATGAGGAAATAATGGAGAAGGTTCTTGACGGAGATACGGTGAACGTTTGGATGTTAAGTTAAATAATAATCAAAAAAAGTAGTGATTAAAATGTCAGAATTATACGTATCTTTAGATGAGGTTTTAGACCTGATAAATGCAACAAATGAAACAAATGGTTTTTCAAACTATAACGCTTATTCAGAATTATTTGATGCGGTTGATAGTTTAAACGTTATCGTGAAAGGTGGTGATTAATATGCTTGTAGGTTGCTGCGTAATCGCAATTAGTACAGCTTTAATGATATGACGAAAGGACGATGAAATGAAGAATAAAGAAAGAATAATATCGGCTGCATTTATTACACTTGTCATAGTAGGACTGTGTAAATGGTGCTATGATGATGTAAATAAGGTTGAAGCTCCGGATGTAGCAGTAACTGAAGTGACAATCACAAACGTAACTACTGAAACAACTACTGGTGTAACAACTTCTTGTACAACATCTTGTGCAACTACATTAAATACTACGATAGAAACTACAGAAATATCTACCGAACCAACAACAGAATTAGTTACTGAAGTTCCGGTTACTGAGATCCCAACTGCTGAAGTAATAATTGAAGAACCTAAGAATGAACCTGTAATTGAAGCTCCGGTTGCAGAAGAACCAGCTCCTGTAGAAGAATATCTTGTGTATAAGCCGAGTAGCTATTACATTCACAAGAATACATGCCGATGGAACAAGGATGATGCATACAGAGTTGATGATGTAACAGGTCTTGAGGCAAGGTTATGTACTGAATGTAACCCGATATGTGAAGGCTATACAGAGTATATACCGCCTGAACCAAAAGTACCGACTATTTCGGATTACGATTATACGCTTCTTTGTAAGATAGTTGCTTGTGAATATGGTGGTATGCCTGATGTTTATGAGAGAGCCAAGATTGTAGCATCTGTGATAAACCAATCAAAATATACCGGTGACTCAATAGAAACTTGCTTGTATCGTTCGTGTGTTCCGTGGGGATTTTGCCCTTGGAATGATTACTTTTGTGGTGTTTACTATGGAAATATGAGTGACGCTGTAGATTATTATTTCAATAATTTGGCTGAATTTCAATATTGGGATTGTGATTCATGGTATGGCGATGGTGTATATAACCATTTTTATAAAGCATAAATTTAAAATGAGAAAATAAATGGGACACAAAAAAAAATATAGTGATAAGGAACTGAGAAATATGAGTAAAAAATACTTTAGAAACTTCACGGTTATCAACCCTGAGATAAAAGACTATGAAATCATTGATTATGAAACCAAAGGCAATGTGATCAGATTCTATCTCGGCAAGAATGGTGGACAATGGGGCGATGACTGGGACGATCCATTAGATAATGCCGGCAAGGTGTATAATGAACATATCGGTTCAACTCTTGACATGTTCATTCCTTACGATGACTATGTTCTCACTCCGACAGACTGTTTATCAAGTTATTACAACAGTCATCTTTGGCAAAATAAAGCTATGATGATTGAACGCAAGCTGCCATGTGTATTAATCGTTCCTGAAAAACTTGCTGAAGATCGCTGGGATATTACTTTTGAGTCGTTTGTCGGAGATGATAATATTCAGAAATTTTACTTTGGCGATGATCTTAAAGAACAGGTTGAAGCTGGCGAGGGATGGTTTTAATTATGAGTGTAATTGATAATCAGATCCTTTCATTACAGGGCAGACTTCACGATGCTGAAAGAGAGATGCATTTAAAGAGAGAACAGTATCTGAATATTGGCGAAGAAATCATTAAACTCAAACAGAAAAAACTATCCTGTCTTGTCGGAAAGGCGTTTAGGAATAAGCGATATGATGAGTATTTTATCGTGTCTGAAGTCCCGCAGTATGGCAGAATTAAGACCGGTGATTTTGTTTGCAATCTATACCAAATCCCGATTTTATTTGCCGGGCAGTCAGCTACAAATAAAGGCGAGATCTATATAGGAAAAGATACAGTGTTCTCTAATGCTGTAGATGCTGATGATGTACTTAAAGCCTTTCTTTCTGATAAGTATGAAGAAATTTCTGTTGATGAGTTCTATGATGCAACCTGTGAGTTAATAAAGAACAGGATAGATAATATCAAAGGAGATAATGATGGAACATAAGAAGTACAGAGATATTGAACGTTTAAAGGAAAATAACAGTGACACTTTTAAACCCGGTGATCACATTATAATCACAGAAAAGATTGATGGTACTAATGCTACAATCGGCTACGATAACGGCATTGTGGCAATGAGCCGAAACAGAATCCTTACTTTTGATAATACAAACAGAGGATTTTATGAATTTGCTAACCGTCTTGATGCTGAAAAGGTAAATAAACTGCTTGGTAGTAGGTATTTATTATCAGGCGAATGGGCAGTCCCACATACAGTTGTTTATCCGAAAGAATCACAAGATAACATGTATGTGTTTGATCTGTACGACACAGAAACAAAAACTTATCTTGATATGCATCAGGCGTTCTTGGTAGCAGACACACTTGGTTTACCAAAGGTTGCTGTGTTCTATGAAGGTGAGTTTATATCTTGGGAACATTGTATGTCATTTGTAGGTAAGACAGCTTTAGGTGGAGAATATGGCGAGGGCATTGTTATTCATGGTGATGACGGTAAGATTATCAAGATTGTATCTGACAGATTCGCAGAAACAAAGAAGGTAAAGAAAACTCCGACTCCTGAAGAACTGGCTGCACAGAGTCAGGCGTATGAACTTGCTAAGACTATTGTTACAGAAGCAAGAGTGCGCAAGATTTTAAATAAGCTCGTTGATGAAAATATTCTCCCGGAGAAGTGGGACGAACATGATCTTAAAACTGTGTCACAGCACTTACCTAAGAGAGTGTATGAGGACTGCATGAAGGAAGAACCGGAAACGGCAAACTTAATCGGCAAAGACTTCGGAAAACTTGCCGGTAAGTTAAGTATGACTTATGCAAGGTCTTTCATAGTGTAAACAAAGTTCTATAATTTTATTGACATTCCGAGATGTTTGTGATATAATAATAGTATAGGCAAACACTCGGTTTGTCTTGTTTGTAATATTTTATGATAATAAGGAAGTGATGAAATATGATGGTTATCAAAAGAGATGGCAGTAAGGTTAATTTTGATCCAAACAAGATTAAAATTGCTGTGTCAAAGGCAACAAAAGAAGTTTATCAGTACGATGATATAATTGATAAAATATCTCAGAAAACTCTTGATGGGACTTTATCTGCACTGAATAACCTTAAAACCTTTGAATATCCGGTAGAAACAATACAGGATATAGTCGAAGATGTTTTGATGGATATAGATCATAATGTGGCTAAAGCCTATATTCGATATAGATTTAAACGTCAGATAATAAGGAATACTACTGATGATGCTATAATGGAGCTTGTTAAAGGTAATAGTGAATACTGGAACACTGAAAACTCTAATAAAGATGCTAAAAACGTAACAACAATGCGTGACTATATAGCTGGTATCGTCAGCACAGATATATCAAAAAGGGTTCTTCTGCCGAGTAATGTAGTTGATGCTCATGAAAAAGGTATTATTCATTTTCATGATGCCGATTATTTTTTACAACCAATTAACAATTGCTGTTTAAGCAATCTTGATGATATGCTTCAGAACGGAACAGTTATTAATAAAAAGATGATTGAGAAACCACATCGTTTTCTTACAGCAATGACTATAGCAACTCAGATTATTACTGCGGTATCAAGTTCGCAATATGGTGGACAGACAGTTAATTTATCACATCTTGCCCCTTTTGTAAGAGATAGCTTTAACTATCATAAATCTAAGTACGTAAAACGTTGGTTTAATGATGAAGATGCTTATCTTTACGCTTTACAAGATACACAAAAAGAGATAGAAGATGGTGTTCAGACGTTCAATTATCAAGTAAATTCAATGTCAACTACAAACGGGCAGACTCCGTTTTTAAGTGTATTTATGTATTTATCTGATAATCCTGAATATGAAGAAGAAACTGCTATGATTATCAGAGAGTTCTTTAAACAAAGATTGCTCGGAATGAAAAATGAAAACGGAGTTTATGTAACTGTAGAATTTCCAAAACTTCTATATGTTCTTGAAGAAAAGAATATGCCGGGCGGAAAATATTATGATCTTACTGAACTCGCAGCTAAATGTACTGCAAAAAGAATGATTCCGGATTATATCTCAGAAAAGAAAATGTTGGAGTATAAAGATGGAGATGTATACGGATGCATGGGTAAGTGTAAATGTAGCTCATGTAAAACCTTTTGAACCATTGCTCGTGGGTGTGACAATTATTTTGTTGCTAACGGTTAGGACTCAATAAGTTAAGACCGTGGGAAGTCCGAAAGGAAACCTGTATCGACTATCCCTGATGAATGTATGGGAGTAGGGACAGAGATAAGCACTGTCGATGTTTTAGGAAACGAAGCATCTGAGAACCGAAGCGGAAGGCTACTTTATAGTAGAAGATATAGTCAGTGCCTATGGTGACATAGGATTAAACGTGCAGATCATTTTTAACGGTTGATCGCTTCACAGATAAATTTGGCAATATATCAAAAGCTAAGAATTATAATGGGAAACATAAATATTGGGGACGTTTCAATCAGGGCGTTGTAACAATCTCATTGCCGGATGTTGCTTTTTCTTCAGGTGGTGATTTTGATAAGTTTTGGAATTTGATGAATGAAAGAACAGAGCTTTGTCATAAAGCTTTAAGATGTAGACATGAACGATTAAAGGGTACATTATCAGATTCCGCACCTATTTTATGGCAACACGGAGCTTTTGCAAGGCTTGAAAAAGGTGAAAAAATAGACGAACTTTTATATCACGGATATTCTACAATTTCTCTTGGTTATGCTGGACTCTATGAATGTGTCAAGTATATGACAGGTCATTCACATACTGACAAAGGAATAGGAGAAAAGTTTGGGCTTGAAGTAATGACTTATCTAAATGACAAGTGTAACGAGTGGAAAGCTGCTGAAGATATTGATTATTCACCATATGGAACACCAATTGAAAGTACAACATATAAATTTGCTAAGTGCTTAAAAAAACGATTTGGTGATGATATTTTCATTAAACTTGATGGTAAAGACAGAAATTATATAACTAACAGTTATCATGTACCAGTTTTTGAAGAAATAAATCCTTTCGATAAACTTAAAATCGAAAGTAAATTTCAGAAATTAAGTACCGGGGGAGCAGTTTCATATTCGGAGTGCTGTGATTTGACGAACAATCCGGAAGTTATACTCGAAGGTATTAAGTTTATTTATAATAACATTCTTTATGCTGAATTTAATACTAAATCAGATTATTGTATGGCTTGTGGATATGATGGAGAGATTAAGATTATTGATGAAGATGGCAAGCTTGACTGGGAATGTCCACAATGCGGTAACAGAGATCACGATAAAATGAGTGTAGCAAGGCGTACATGCGGGTACATAGGTGCTAATTATTGGAATCAAGGCAGAACAAACGAAATAAAAGATAGATATGTACACTTTGATATTCATGAGTACAAGGAGAAAACCGAATGAGTCATTATGCTAAAATTAATAAAATGGACACAGTAAACGGCATAGGTATTCGTGTATCAATCTTCTTTTCAGGCTGCAATTTTCATTGTAAAAATTGCTTTAACAAGGAGTTATGGGATTTCAATTATGGAATCCCGTACATCCCTGTATGTGTCGAGCCTACAATCGTAAGATTATTAGAACCGGATTACATTAAAGGTCTTTCGATTCTTGGTGGAGAACCATTTCATAATTTAGATAGTCTTTATACTCTTGTTTATACCGTTAATGAATACACGAAAAACAAGGATATTTGGATTTGGACAGGATATGAAATGGACGAGCTTCAGAACATGACGGATAACTGGAAAGTTAAATCTATCCTTGATAAAACAGATTATCTTGTTACGGGTAGATACGAAGATGATAAACGTGATTTAACCTTACGATTCAGAGGATCTTCAAATCAGAAGATATGGCACAAAAACAATGGAGAGTGGGAAATCTATGACGAATGAATTTAAACTGTACGCTGTCTATGACACGGTAGAAAACATACTCCGGGGTGATCTTACCAGTAAACACAAGAAATACTGGGAAACTGAAAGGGCGGCAAATAAAACACTTCAGGAATTTTTAAGATTTCGTGGTTTTGAGCCGGACAGATTTAAGATTGTTGAAGTAGACTGTAAGGTGAATACTGATGCTTGAACAATATATAACTAAAAAGTTTGACGATGAACTAAGCAGCCTTCAGAAGATATATCACGATCAGGTCAACTCTTTTATGAAGTTAAGGCTGGAGAACAAACGACTAAGAGATGAGCATTTCAAAGATGAAGAACTGGCAAAAATCAAGGCGGAAAATGAACGATTAAGAACAATCAGTCCGTTCCCGGAAAAGTTCATGAATAAGGTTAATGAGCATTGTAAAGAGTGTAATATCCGTTCAATTCATGGTAATTTTGAAATCGCTCTTACACACATAGCAACCTTTTACAAATGGACTTGCCCTGTTTGCAAGAAAGAAATTGAGGAGTATTGGTAACTTATGATTATTGCAATTAATTCAGCATCATGTAAAGATTATCGCAGCATTGATAAAACCAATGATGGCTGTTTAAGTCGGATTGACTATGATGAAGCATTTAAGGGTATTGGTTGGAATGTCAATAAGGTTTCGATTGATAATGTGCCTGAAGAATATAAAGACACTTATGCTTATGAGTGTTTTGAGAAAGAATACAACAGGTATGTCGAAGTTGATAGCCTGAACAAACTCCCGGAGTTAATTAATAAGGTAGGCAGTATTATTATTAATCCGATAAGTCATCCTGTTAATGATATGATAGAACATGCAATCGGCAAAAAGGTAGATCTTGAACTTACTATCTATGATTGGTGGATAGAATGATATGAAAAGATATATAAGCGACCTTCATATAGGTCATGGGAACGTATTAAAATTCGATCAAAGACCGTTCTTTACGCTTGATGAGATGCATGAAACGATCATAAGCAACTGGAATAGCGTAGTCAACAAGAATGATGACGTGTATATCCTTGGTGATTTTGCGTGGAAGAACGACATTGGATTAGAAGTGTTAAAGCAGCTGAAAGGTAATAAATTTCTTATTCTCGGAAATCACGACAGACTTAATGCAGACATGGAAAAGCAGTTTGTTTGGGTTAAAGAGATGGAAACTATCAAGGATGGAGATAATCACGTAGTTCTCTGTCATTATCCAATAGCACACTGGCGAAATGCTGACTATGGTTATATACATCTGTACGGACATATTCATGCTGGCAGAGATAGCAGACCGTTTGAAGAATATAAGGCAGAAATGCGTAAACGTGATATACCATACAGATGTTACAATGTAGGCTGTATGATGCCATATATGAATTATACACCGAGAACACTTGATGAAATTATAAGAGGATATAAATGAAATTTATAGCTGAGTTTGAAAAAGTATCGTTTGACCAGTTTAAGGAAGCTATGATGGATGTTATAGATGATAATTTAGGTGCTATGAACACAGTAAGCACAGATGAATATTTAGACTTTGTTAAGGAATGCTATGATGCAATTAAGCTTCCTAAAAGAGGAAGTAAAGGTTCTGCCGGTTATGACTTCACAGCTCCGTTTGGTTTCTTTGTAAGACCGGGCGATTCAATTGTAGTCCCTACAGGCATCAGATGCAAGATTGATGGAAGCTGGATGCTTAGTATTTATCCACGTTTAGGGATGGGATTTAAGACTCATGCAAGGCTTGCAAATACGGTAGGTATAATCGACAGTGATTATTACTATGCTGATAACGAAGGTCACATCATGGTTAAGCTTGTGGCAGCCGATAAGCCTATTGATGTTAATATTGGCGATAGATTCTGTCAGGGTATCTTCACTGAATACGGCTTAACGGTAGATGATGACTGTGAAGAAATCAGAACAGGCGGATTTGGCAGTACAGGTGCATAAGTTATGGATAAGAATGAAACACAATATGTCACAACAGAATTAACCGCTTGTTATGTAATACGTAAATGCATTAAGTGTGGTAGACTAAGAGATTTCTATTGTGCAGATCACGATTTCAACTACTGTGATAAGTGTGGACGAAAAATAATTGAAGGAGATGAGAAAGTTGGGAATGGAATCAACCATAAAATTAACGGTGACATTAAACTCCGGACGGAAGTTTGTGAATGACGAAATCTGTTATTGGCGTAAGAATTGGGCTATGTCTGAGGAAATCTTTAAGATACTCGGCATAGAATACGATAAATACAAAGATGGTGGATGCTTTAAGATCAATAAGGGTGACTTACAGGAGATAAAGGAACTTCTTATTAATAGCTGTAATGATATGCAGACTATAACAAGTTATGATTATTGGGGAGAGCCAGCTAAGTATATTGAAAGAAGTTATAAACAGGCTGGGACGATTCACATGATACAGATGTTTCAGAAGAAGAAGATAGCTTTATATGAATTATTCCCGGATGAGCTTGAAGATAGCTATGATCCTGATGACAATGTAATAGATGTTTCGGTAGAATTTATTTATTCACCGTAATTTAGTAAGAGGACACAATCAAAGTGTCCTCTTTTTAGTAAACATTGTATCATAATAATCTGCATAATCTATTGACAAAGATGTGCGAATGGTATATAATTAATGTATCAAGAGAAACAGTATATATTACTTTAAGTTACAGTAAACAAAAATCTATAAAAGGAGTGATATTTTGTGATATACTTAGATAACGCTGCTACTACTCAGCCTTATGCGCATCTGTCTAAATATGGTTCGCTGGCTATATCAGACGATTGGTTCAATCCGTCATCACTGTATACACCGGCTGTAAAGGTTAGTCAGAAGATTAAAGAAGCGAGAAAAACTATTGCTGATTGCATCAAGTTTAATCCTTCGGACATAATCTTCACTTCAGGTGCTACTGAAGGAAACAATATGGTTATGAGTCAGCTTTGGAAGGCATGTTTTCACACACCTGTCGAGCATAAATCAGTAAGCGTTTCGGCAGCTGCATTTTGTTTTTATGAACGTATAATCCCGGTTGATATTACCGGCAAAGTAAAACTTGATGAGCTTGATTTGATGCTTTACGATGAAGTCACAGCAGATGGCAGACGAGAAATCCCTAATAGCATAAATGACAGTCCTTATTTAGTGTCGATCATAGCTGCTAACAATGAAATTGGCACTATTCAGCCTATTGATGAGATTGCTGAGATATGTCATAAATACAATGTGGTTCTTCATCTTGACTGCACACAGGCGATGGGAAAGATTTATCTGAATTATAAGGCAGCAGATATTATTACAGCTTCAGCACATAAGTTTCATGGTTTTAAAGGTGTTGGATTTATAGCATCTAAGATAGATCTTAATAACTATATCTTAGGCGGGGCACAGGAATCCGGCATGAGAGCTGGCACAGAGAATACGATGGGTATTCTGTCAATGGCAGATGCACTTAAAACCAGCTATGATAATCTGAAAAAGAACTTTGATCATGTACATACATACAAGACTGAACTTATCAAGGGACTTAAAGAAATCCCAGATGTAAGATTTAATTCCGAGATGTATGATAAATCAATTGATGTATTGGATCAGGAATCAACTTATAATCCTTACATTCTGAGCGTTTCATTCAAGAATGTTAATGCCGAATCACTTCTCTATCTCTTATCATTAAAGAAGATATATGTATCATCCGGTTCGGCTTGTAACTCTAAGGAACAGGCGGTTTCTCCAATACTCAGAGAAATAAAAGTTCCTGATGAATATATCTACGGCACGATTCGTTTCTCATTCTCACACATGAATGATTTAGGTGAAGTATCACAGGTAGTTGAAGCAGTAAAGGATTGTGTGGCTTCAATAAGACATAGCCGTGGTGTAGATGTCTGAGAAACGAGGAATACCAAAACACGTACCATTATGCTTTCAACAGTGGATGAAGATGGGATTTGAATGGGTAGAAGTCCTTGATGGGTACATCCGAATTGCAACTACCGAGTATGATAAGCCGGGCACAATAGTAATCCTGTTAGATGGATTTGGTGCTGTAAGAGCTTATCATATTGGCGAGAAAGGCGAAGAATACGCTGTTGAGTTTACAGCTGAGATGGGTAAGGCTTTATATGACACATGGCGATGGGCAAACGTAGGTTTTTTAAAGGATAACAATTAGGAGGATTTCGTATGAAAGAAAAAATTATGACATTTCTTGCGTATACAGGAGCAATGCTTTTATGGCTTGATATTTGTGCAATGGCAGTTAGAGTTACATTACCAATGGGTACAATTATGCGCATTTACTATGTAATCGCTATTGCAGTATATCTGATTGATGCTGCTAAGACAAACATTAAAACATGCCGTAAAGAGTTTCATGCTGAATGTGTTGCAAGAAAGCATCAGATAGAAGAAAATTTTAAGGCAGATTATGAGTCATTCAGAAAGGAGATTCATGGATGAAAGTTAAACCGACAGTAAAGTACAAGGCTGGTATGAAGGTTATTTTCAAAGACAGCCTCGAAACTAAATGTGCACATAAGTCAACTCCTGAATTTTATCCGGAAATCGGTACTACAGGCATTATTAAAAAATGTAGGATTGCTTCAATAGCTTGTTTACTCATCAAATGGGAAACAGGATCTACACATGATGCTGATACATGGTGGTGTCCAGCAAGCTACATAGAGGTGATAGATTAATGGGATATTCTGCAATTCAACAGGAGAAGTTTAAAAGCAAACATGCTTATTCTTTCCCAAAAGAAGCACGTAAAGCTCAGAAATACATGAATGATCTTATCAGACTTATCAATAAAGATCCCCTTAAAGAGCTTTACGTTACAATTGAGGGGGAAGAATTTGAACTTACAGAAACGATCAGACTGAAAGTTATTGATTATTCTGAAGGATGTGATGATGAGTGACCGGGATAGCATTATTAATTATAACATTATGGGTTCTTCTGATTAATTATTGCTTTTCACAGTTCCAACACGAAACAGAAGCAAAGATAAGAGAGATAAATGAGAAAATAAATATATTATCAGACCAGCAAGTAAGTCTGATGGAACAAATAAAGGAAATGAGAGAAGATCACTATGATATATCAGGGCAGCAAATCAAGACTGAAAAAGTATATTCTGCCGATAATTCAGAATTACATTGATACTTACGGCATCACAAAATACATTGAGCCGTTTGTTGGAGGGGCGAATCTTATAGATGACGTACAATGTGAAAATCGTATAGGTTCAGATGTGAACCCTTATCTGATTTCACTGTTACAGTACGTTCAGTCAGATCCAAAGATATTAATCGCCCCGGATCAATGTAGCAAAGAGCATTATTCTGAAGTCAGAGATTGTTATAACGCACGATCAAACCAATTTAACAAAGAATATGTGGCTTTAATCGGATATAGTGCAAGTTATGGGGGCAGATTCTTTGATGGCGGATATGGCAGAGATGCTTCGGGCGGAAGAAGTATTTATGGCGAACGCATCAGAAACCTAAGAGAGCAAGCACCTAAACTCAAAGGAATACAATTTTCTTGCAAGGACTATAAAGATTATAATCCAAACAAAAATAATAATTGTTTATTTCTTTGTGATCCGCCTTATAGGAATACTAAGAAGTATGCAGGGAAGTCATTTAACCATGAAGAATACTATGATTGGTGCAGAGAACTTGCTAAAAATAACATAGTTATCATGTGTGAATATAATATGCCTGATGATTTTGAATGTATTTGGCAGAAAGAGCGCAAAGTCCTTCAGAAATCAAACAGACAGACCGGTGACGTAGCAACAGAAAAGCTATTTTTAATGAGTAATATATTAGTAAATAACACTAAAAATGACTAATAATTTATAATACATTAGTAATTATGGAGAGAATGAGAAATGGTTAGTGCAAGGTTAATACAGGAAATAAAGAAGTTTAGCGATGATTACAATACTGGTTCTGAGCTTTTAAAGATGATGGATTATTACCATGTAACAAATCTTCGTGATATATCCGAAGGACAGGCACAGGCATACTATGAAATGCTTTTAGATAATATAACTGAAAGATAAGGAGAAAAAATATGGGATTACTAAATAATATTTTCGGTAAGAAGAATAATACCACACAGGCTAAAACCAATACAACACAGACTGTACAGTCTAAGATTGATCTTACAAAGAAGAAAGAAGAAGTGCATACGATCTGTCTTAGCAAACAGCCTTTAAACGGACTGAAGGCAAGGGTTGGATTAGTTCTTGATTATTCAGGATCAATGAGTGATTTATACTATGACGGTACTGTGCAGAAGATTATTGAAAACGCTTTGCCACTGGCTATGGAATTTGATGATAACGGTACTATGGAAGTGTGGATATTCCATGATGGTTGTCACAGATTACCGGATATTAGCCTGAAGAATTGTGTTGGATACGTTAAGCGTGAAATCCTTGGTAAGTATAATATGGGTGGCACTAACTATGCTCCGGTTATGAAGTCTGTAATCAAGGCTTATAAGGACTGCAAATTACCTTCTTATGTGTTATTTATTACTGATGGTGACAATGACGATCAGGGAATGACTATCTCGGTTATCAAGAAAGCAGCTAAGCTACCTATCTTTTGGCAGTTTGTAGGTGTAGGCAGAGCAAGATTTACGTTCCTTGAAAAATTAGATGATCTTGCAGACAGATACGTTGACAATGCAGACTTCTTTGAAGTAAACAATGCGCTTGATATTACATATAAACAGCTGCTTAATGAACTCCCGGATTGGCTTCAGAACGAGAGAGTCAAGGCGATGTTGCATGAGTAATCTGACATTCAGCACTAAGAAACAGGTTGTTTATCAGGCTGAATATAAAAAGCTGATGTTTGATCTGTATGATTTAGGCGGGCAGTATAAGGTTTATCACAAGATTAAATGGTATCACAATGACATTCCTTACCGGGAAAGCTGGGAATTAGTCGCTGCATACAGAACACTTGGCGAAGCAAAAAGCCTATATGATCACATCAGAGATATTCCGGTTGAATGGGATTTTGATGAATGGCTTGAACTGATGAAGAATTTTAAGGAGTAATGAGAATTATGAAAAAGAAGAAACTTAAAAGAAAAATAGCCAAAGCTATTTGCGCACACCTTATGAACTCATTTGGTTGTGAGGTGTTAGTTCATAGTTCGATTAGTGTTGATGAAATTTATAAAAAGTTAGTATGTGATTCCAATCTAAACGATTATGAATCCGGAACAGCAGAGTATATTTATCATCCTTTTATATTAATCGAAGGTTCTAACGATGATATAAGTATAGAACATCCGATTATAAAAAGCTGTTATTGCCCTTGGAATGATACATTAGAAATAACTCAATATGAACCAACATCAAGTATAACTCTAAACAACTTTTATAAGGAAAAGAACAAAGGAGTAATATATGAATAAACTACTAACAATCAAGGAAGTTTCTGAAGTTCTCAGAATCAACAAAGATAGCACTTATAATCTGATTCATGCAGAAAAACTAAAGGCAGTAAAGTCCGTACAGAACGGCAGAATGTTGGTAAGAGAATCAGACTTAGATGATTTTATCAACAATTTGGAAAAAATACACAATTAATAATTGACTTTAAGATATGACTGTGATATACTATAATTGTTTATGGTTATGCAGTCATATTTTCTTTAGGGAGGAAACTATGGCAGAAGTAAACACACGAAAAAGGGGAAATTATTGGCAGTATTATTTTGAAGGAGTAAGAGTTGGCGGTAAAAGAACCCGTGTTATTAAATCCGGGTTTAAAACCAAAAAAGAAGCTGTAGAAGCTGGCACAATTGCTTTAGCAGAATACAATGAGTGTGGGCAGACACTTGTTGCAAGTAAAGACGTAAGTATAATTGATTTTGTTCAGAATAAATATTACGATTACATTGATATGAAGTATCGTGATCGTACAGCAAAGGATTTTAAGCGAAGTCTTGACCTTTTTATTGCATGGTATGGCAGCTATAATATTACGAAATTTACGTATATAAACGCTGAAGATTATCTGAGTAGACTTGTAAAAAGAGGACTTGCTAAGAACACGATACAGTCCTATATCTCATGTACTAAACGTATGTTTGAACTTGCAATAAAGCTCAATGTTATCAAGAAGAATCCGATGACTGATATTAAAGTCCCGGAAGTAACAGAGAACGAAGGTAACCCACATGTTATTTACTCTGATGAAGAAGTAAAACGTTATCTTGAAGCTTATAAAGATAATACTCCACTTGAAACGGCTATTATGATAGCCTATCATTGCGGATTAAGAGTGTCAGAAATGGTTGCTCTTACATGGGATGATATTGATTTTGAAAAGAAACAACTTATAGTAAATAAACAGTTGATTTCTAAAAACAGGATGTTTTATTTTGCTCCTTGCAAGTATTCCAGCACAAGAACAATTGATCTTGACAATGAGATAATAAAATATCTTAAAGAGCTAAAGACTAAAAAAGAGTCTGTCCCTTATAGGTATTCGTACTCTGTAAATCCTGATAGAAGTATTTCAGGTGGAGAAGATTTCTCTTTTGTCGTGTCAAGAGATGATAGTAAAGTTATATCATCTGATAACATTCACACAAGGTTATCTTATCACAGGCTCGGTAAAGATCCACTAAAGATGCATAGTTTAAGGCACACTCACTGTACTAAGCTAATTACATCCGGAGTCGATCTTAAATATGTGCAGCAAAGGTTAGGGCACAGGTCAGTTAAAACTACTCTTGATATTTATTCACACCTTACAGATGATGTTATTCAGGAATCAAGAGATAGATTAAATGAGATATTTGACTGACACCCGTAGGATGACACCATTGACACCCGACCGGCATACGACACCCTAAAATGACACCCGGCTGACACCCGTTTGACACCGACAGGGAATAAAACTATGGGAAACCAAAGGAAAGTAAAGAAAAATGCCTATAAAATATGACGAATAAAGCTTTAGAAACAACGCATTTACGTAATTTGTTTTTTTATAGAAATGCTCTATCCGATTTACATATATCAAAAAATTTCAGACGAACCTCGAAAATACGTGGCTGCATAACCTACAAATTTAAAATTGACACCATTTTGACACCGAAAAATCAGTATTTTTTGGTGGTTTTTTATGCCATTTTAACGCTAAAAAAAGGTAGTACACCGATTTAAGATGTACTACCTTATCTTTTTTTTACAGATTTATTTACCGATGTTCTGCAAACATCTCATGCACTCGGTCAATTTTTAATGTGTCAGAACCGTCACACAGCTTCAATTAAAGCTTTCCATGTTTGACACCCGCATATGGTGTCAACTTTAAGTTTATATTCTTTCTGAAACTTTGCCAGCACTTCTTTAGTTTCATCACCAAAGATACCGTCAACATCAAGTTCATATCCTACATCAGCAAGAAGATTTTGCATAGTTTCTACGGATGGACTCTTGCAGCCGAAAGAGAGCTGTTCAAGTTCAACCTTACACATAACTTTCTCGGGTGTAGATATTGGATCGGGTTTAGGAATGGGTTTTACGCTCTGATCACCCACGTATCTCATCCAATACTGAATGTAGGTGCTATTAATATTCATGGTCTGCTTAGTAACCAGTAAAGAACTGCTACCGTTTCCGTTTACATAGGTTATCTTGCCTGACTTAGCATCATAATCTACTACGACGCCGACATGATCGAGAGGGAGAGGTTCTATAATTTTATCCCAGTCGAAGAACAGTATATCACCCGGCTGCATATCATCCGGTTCAGACCATTCAACAGATGCATCCATTTTAGCCTGAAGTCTTGTGCAAGAAGTATCATACATATTCTTGACACCCACATAACGGAGAACTTCAGATACATAATGAGCGCACCATGCATAATCGCCCGGCATACCTAAATCATATCTGCTCATACCTACTGTAGCGTTTGCTCTTGCTACAATCTTATCAGCCACGCTCATGAAATCACCTCACTTTGCATTTACGATATAATTATAATAAGCTGCCATCTTGTCTTTAGGGTTTTTAGCATCCTTATCAAATAGAAATGCTTTTGCAAGATCTACATAAAAATCTACAGTATTAACACCATGTTTTACTGCTACACTATAGTAATCTGAGTAAATCATATTAAGTGCAGCTTCCCAGCAATAATCGCTTATGTTTTGTGGTTTATAAGCATTTGTTTGAGTTATATTCCAATGACCACCAGTTGTACCATCTTCATTTTTCATATGAAGTAACCAATGTTCAGCCTTTTCAGGAGTAAAATCATAATCTTCCTCAGGATATTCAGACTTCTTCTCCTTTAACATTTCTTGCATTTCAGTAATATGTTTCCAACATTCTACCATGCTGTCAATTGCACTGGCTGATCTTTCATTCACAGGGTATTTACTCATATAATTCATTAATCCGGTTTCAATTTCTGATTTATATTTTTCAATATCTGCACAATTCATTTAATTCAACTCCTCAATAAAAAATGAACAGCCGTCACAACTTTTTTTAAGGCTATGACGGCATATTCATTATTTAAATTTTATAATGCTTAAGCTGTTGCTGCCGGGGCATTTGGAACAAACTTGCCAAGAATTGAAAGAAGATACTGTGACTGTTCGCTATTGTTAGCTCTGTCCTGAGCATTAGCAAGTGCAGTCTGTGTGTCAGAGAGTCTG